GAATATATATTTATGGAGAAAATATGGATCACTAGATTTAAACGCATCGGATTCGATGCCTTTAGTTATATGTGTGATATACTTTAAGCAAGGCAAACACAACACGGAAAGGTTTAATATGTTTGTTGACGGTAACATTTGGGTATCAGACTATTCTGATGTTGACGAGATTCGGAAAAAATACAAAGAGGGCTATAGGTTTGTCGGAAACGTTGAATACGATGTACCTATTGTACACAATCAAAAGACGTGGTATCGCTTTAAGTCCACAGATGATACTATCAGTGGTTACCTCTATGTGACGGAACATCGTATCAAGGACGTGTTCGACCTGTTGAGAACTAACGTTATCGTGCGCACGGAAGATAATAACGTCTTTGTGTTTAATACCTATGGCATGACGGTCAATCGTAAAAAGACCATTGTGTACAAGCGTGATACCGTGGTAGAATATTTCCCACAGCCCACACAATACAAAGGTCTTAGCCCTTATGGGGCAGTGGCAAGCTATGTAAACGCACGCCGATACCGCACCATGCGCAATACGTTGGTTAACCTTGGATATATCAGCGCGGAAAATTAGCGAAAAAAGTTTTGAAAACTACTTGACAGCTACGCAGCAACTTATTACAATGTTTGGTACAACATAAATGATACGGAACAAAAACGAACTAGCTTTTATGTTGCATACTGCCCTTGTTTGGTGTTGGTATGAATGTGGTTGATGCTTGATTGGTGGTTCTTTCAAGCGGATTAGGGGAGCGCATAGCCGCTCCCCTTTTCTTTTGTGGAAAATTATGTGGAGAAAATATGTTGTAGCCATAATCGTGATATTATTAAGCCATGGAGCAAACCAGACGGAAGGAATCGCAATGCTCGTTACTTTGGATGCAAAAGAACTTTTGGCAGCTGCTCGTTTGGCATACGATAAAGACCAGATTCGTAGCTGGGCTAAGTGCCTGCTCATTAAGGTTCGTCACGACAAATATACGATTGTCGGTAGCGATGGGTATAAACTGATTGAGTTTGAGCATAAACTTGATTATAATGCCGCTGATGTTTCGGAAAAATATGACGCTGATTTCCTTGTCTATGTCGAGGAGGTCAAGAAGTACATTAAGTCAACCGATAGTGCTGTGACCATTGGTTATTTTCCTAATGATGATACTTTGACAGCGCATATCTATAAGGAGAACAAGTCTGATAATTGGTTGCGTGATGTTGTTGAGTTCAACAACCTTTCCGCGTTTGGATGGAAGTATATCGACTATAAGTCTATCATTGAGACGCAGCGTGAGAATGGCGGAACGGCTCACCAAGGGTATAGTGCATGGGTAAATGCTGATTATATGTCTGATATTTGCGCGGCTGTAAAACTCGCTTACGGAAAAGATACACCTATTCAGATTATGATGGGGTACGAGGGACGCGCTATGGAGATTATGACTAGCGATTATAAGAATACACGTACTTGTTTCGGAATGGTTATGCCAGTTAGACGATAGTGCAATATAAGCGCCCTATTGTGGGCGCTTTTTGTTTCGATTGTCGGAAAATATCAGACATTTGCAACACACATAAATGTGGAGGATCCGTGGAGAAGATGTGTAGACAAAGATTCTCGGCTATATGGAATAAATCTTTGGTAATATGTAGTCAATGAAAGGCGCTCGGAAAAAAGGAGCAGAAATGAGCGATATGGTTTACACTCTTAAGCCCGTCAAGGTTTGTCTTGACGGTGACGATTGCAATGTCTTTGACGCTTATCTGGTTGGATACGGTAGGCGCGGTTTCTGTGAGCAGAATAGCGGCGGCTATGAGCACCCGCATTTCACCAAGCCCGAAGCTATGCGCGTCATGCGTGCGCTGAATCGTGATGCCGACAATGGTATTGGTGATGGTACGCGCTATGATTATCTGTTTGAGACGGATACTTTTATCGAGAATTATGATGGTGATATGATGTTGGTTGAGCCTGATATTTTCGGCATGTATGAGATGGGTATTGATATGAGTTGGGTTTTGGCTTAGGATAAAAGCACGCTTTTAACGGAAGGAAAGACCATGAAGTACACCGTTCCCTATACTGAATTGCTTGGCAGGACTTTTATCGTGGATGCCGACAGCGAGGAAGAAGCGAGGGAGAAGGTTCTTAACGCTGTTAAGAATGAGTTTATTATTCTTACGGCAGATGATTATGTTATGGATTCTGGTGAGATTGCAGATTGTTGGATTGCTTCTGATGATGAAGAGAAGTTTTATCCTACGCTTGAATCGTTCATTGATTAAAATAAAGTTTTCAGAGTGAAGGGTGGCTATCATGGATAATACTATTGAAAAGCTCACTGATGTTATTGACAATCTCATTGAATTGAATGAGAAAAATTACAGTGAGGACAATAGTGCTTACAACAACGCCGACTTCTATGGCGCTGGTCACACTAAGCGTATCAACGAGCAGAAGCGCAAGGAGAAGCGCCGCGCTCGCCGCTCTATGAAGCAGGAGTTTGAGCTTGAGTACCTTGGCGAGTGGTTGCATTGGTAACGTTGTTTTTATCTATGTAACATTTTAGATGTTACAACTCAAAAGATAATGTTACAAAACTTGATTGGAGTTATTATGGTTGAGTTTGTTTCTTATGATGGCGAGTTCCCAAACCTATGCAGCGGTACACTTGTATTGCGCATTGATGGAGAAGAGGTAACGTTCCCTGAATACTGTATGCGCAGCAATGGAAGTGTCTATTTTGATGAAGATTGGCATGAGTATATTGAGTATGGTGAGTGGTCTGTGACTGTCCCCGAACAATATGCAGACATTAAAGAAGAGATTGAGCGTTGTGTCAATGAGAATGTTGAGTGGGGTTGCTGTGGTGGCTGTGTATAACAGCTTAAAACAGTTCTTTTAGGAGTTGTCATGGATAGATATAGGCGTGTCAACAAATGGTGGCAAGACAAAAATCGTGAGTGTGTATTCTGCCACTCAAAACTTAGTGTCAAATATGACGTTCTGATTCTCGCGTCTAGCAATGACAAGGTTAAGGACGGCTGGGTTTCGTGTTGTAATGAATGCGTATTGCGCTATGCGTTTGGGGCGGAGTAATTCGTCCCTTTTTGTTTTGGTGTCGTTTCAGCAATGAATTGAAATTACACTGAAATGAATTGTGTATGATCTGTGAAGGTGGAAAATCTCGACTGTATCTCTTTGGATTAGAGTATTATATAGACAAGGAAAGAGCAGGCGAGAAAGGAACTGCAATGGGTCGTGGAAACATTCATACTCGTGGAGACTATGAGGGTCTGTACTATATCGACTATGATTATCTTGACTATTACACGTCTAAGGAAGCAGACGAATACGGTGAGTTCGATAATAAGCTGCTTGCCGATATGGACGAGGATGATTTTAATGATTATGAGTATGACGAGGACTTGTCGTGTTGGAACGCTGAAGATTATATCAACATGTTTATCAGTGATATGACAAAGAAGTTTGATAGCTTTGTCGCCACTGGTACGACCTACGGCACTATCATGGAAAACTCATTGTTTGAGATTAAGATTGAGGATAATGAGTGGAGCTATGCTATCGAGCTTATTCAGAAAGACGATTATGGTATTTCTGGTTTGCAGAAAAAGCATTACAAGCAGTATCTTGATGGAATGAAAGATGTTTTGCTTGGAATGTTCCCCGAGATTGGTTGTTGGACTGGCAATTGCTGGACGCATGGCGTTATCAAAAGGGCGGCATAGCTACGGTATTTTTATGAAAGGATATAACATTGGCTAATACTATGGGTTTTGATTATGACGAGACTTATACCCTTATGCGCAAGTTTCGTGAGTTGACTAAACAAGAAGTGCGTATCATGGATTATCTTATGAAGATGTGCGTTTTCGAGGGGACGTATAGCGACCTTGCCAAGGCCATTGGCGATAAAACGCTGTGTAGTAACGTGCGTAAAGCGCTGTTGCATCTTCAAAGCATGGGTATCGTAAATATCGTTAACGTATATTACGAGGACGAAGCGAAGGAGCACAATACCAACCCCATGAAAGCGTGCTTTATCGTGGACGGATGGATGTACGCCTTTTTAATGGGCGGCTGGAACAAGGTTGAGTTTGGTACACGCGCTTAGGCTTAGCGTGTCTTAAATCGTACTACAATGGCTTAGAGAGGTGGTTGCCATGAAGGTTGAGCAGCTTAGTGATGATGAAATGTATGAGCTTAAAGACAAGCTATATACTGATTTTTATTACAATCAAGACGCACTGCCGCAGATGATTGCAACGGAGCGTAATGTTTTGGCAAGCGCGACATACCCACGGATATTCCTGATTGGCTGATGTACAATCTTTACCACGGCACAGAGTTTGCCGAAGATGACTTTTGGTGCAACTTATAATTTTGTCATATTGGAATATATAATATCACGTCTCATAGGCGGCAACGCTATCCCACGCCTTTTCTCACTTTCTTTCCTTTCATTGTGTTGCCGTCTATAAGGCGTGATATTTTTTGTGGAGGAAATATGAACTTGAAATATAGTTGACATGTAGTTACCAACTATATATACTATTAGGCAAGAAAAGAGAAAACCTTAGAGAAAGGTACTTTAATGAACGATACGATGAACCACAAGATTCAGACTTCAACCGCTTGTATCGGACATTTCATCGACACCACTATTTATGAAACCTACCTTGGTGAGCTTTGGGGTGGTATTCCCTACAACATGCGCGACAAGGCCGATGATGAGCTTGGTGAGAGCGCGGTTGCGTATATTGAATCTGCTATTTGTGATATTCTCCCGTCTGATTATGATGATGATTTTTATATTACGTATACTGGCACGTACCATCCGAAGTATTATAACTTTGAGACCGATTCGGTTCTGTTTGATTTTGCATACACGGATGGACTGTGTGAGTTTATGCTTGGCTACGCTGCCATGAACCGTAATAATTTTGAGGAGTTTCTTGAGAAGAAGTATACTTCTCACGATGGCTATGTATCGTTCACGCCTAACAACTGGGATGATTGGTATGATGGGTATGTAAAGGATGATTTTCGTTGCGTATCTGCCCTGCTTTATTTCATGCTTATTATGTGTTCTTGCGTAAACATTGACGATAACTATAATTTCGTTGACGAGAATACATATCAGATGGGGTTTGTAGAGAGCGCTACGCAGATTATTTCCGAAGGTTATACGCCTTATTCATACGCTGTGAAGTATGAGAACGGAATGGTTATAGCTGTTTTCAGCGATTATGATAATAACGGGGCTTTCTTCAGCTGCTATCTGGTTGATGCTAACGGCAACGTAATTAAGCATGAGCAGATGTCGGATGCTTACGAGGAGTTTAACGACAGTGCATTTGCCGCCTTTGAGTACGGCGATATTGAAAACCTTTTGGATGATGATTCGATTCTTTATCATCTTCGCAGTGAACCGTGCAGCGTCCCCGATATTCCCGAGCATGAGTGCTAATGTGTGATATGGCGTATTGCATTTGGAATAATTGTCAAGGTGCCTTTGCAGTCAAGAACAAAGCCGATTCTGAAAAGTTCAAAAAAGATATGCAAAAGCACCTTGACGCGCTATTTAATATGTGCAATAATCTATCGCAGGTTTATTAGTGTCCGCATAAAAGGAGTATAATATGCTGACTGCGATTTGCAAGAGTGTTGAAGATGCTGATTATTGGGCTTATGACGATACGATTGAGGACGTTCTTGAGGATATTGTCTATGTAACAGACAGTGAGCATTGTGCTGGCGAGCATGAGTGTGTGGCTTCTGCTCTTGATCCAAAGGGTAATGATTGGTATACTGATTCTTTACAGACAAATGAAATGATGTTGTCTGATGATGAATTGTTTGTGGTTACTTACTATGTCTATGATGGTAACGGCTCATTTGACGAGCTGGTCGATTTTGCTATCACTAAGAACGATATTATCAATAATGTTCTCACGAATAAGTATGTCGAGGGCGCTTATTATTGGACGTTTGGACAGATGCTAAAGACCACTAATGACTGGCTTAACGGCAAGTATGGTGAGTATGACGATTAGTTTTTAATCGTGCCTTATACGGAAAAGTAAAACGTTTTAGCAGGGTTGTTTAAGCCCTGCTTTCTTATCTACTTGATAGCTACTTTTATATGCAATACAATATAGTTAGACTAATGTAACATATAAAGGAGTGCTTATGTATGTCAAATATAAAGGTAAATGTACAGAAAAATGAACGTGCCATGCTTAATACGACAATAGACAAAGGCGTTTTAGACAGCTTTAAAGCTCATTGTAAAGGCGCTGGGATGCCTATGAACACGGTATTGGAGACGTTCATGGTACAGTTTGTATCGGGCGAGTTCGTGCTAAAGATAGGCAAAAGCAATAAGATTGATATTAAAGACTAGCATTTAGCTGGTCTTTTTTATTTGGAATATCTACTTGACAACTATATGATAAGTAGTATCATGTATGTTGATAGTCGGAAGAAAGGATAGACCGTGGGTATGAATAGCGATGACTGGAAAATTATAATCTTTTGTTTTATTTTTTGTACGACATTGCTTGTCTTAGAGTTTATCCATATATATAGTTAGGTTGGAAAATTATGAGTGATGTTGGTTTTATTGTTATGGAAGAACCCACTATGACACCACAAGCAGTTACGGAAAAGATTGATAACACGCCCATTGAGATTGCTCAAGCCACCAAAGACAAGGTGTATGTTGTATGGTATGATAACGGAGAAGAGTATGATGATAACTATCAAGACATAGATAGAATCTTTTCCAGCTATGATGATGCCGCTAAATATCTTGATGATTGCGGTTATATAAAGCAGGTCGAGAACGGATATGGTGGAGAATATATAGAGTGGCATGTGCCATATGACGAGGAATATCCATATGGTAATTCATGTTATTTCATTCGTGAGTTTGATTTGTACTAATTGTTAGGAGAAAAAATGTCTAAGATTCATCCACGTTGTTGCGCCAACTGCCGTAACTGTGAGCCGTTTGATAACGGTTTCGAGGTTGAGGACGATGAAGCAGGCTATTGTAAGGCGCATGAGTGGGAGATTGTATATTTGGATGATGATTCGTGGTGCGATGATTTTGTAGCTGTGAAATCGACCCGTGTTCGTGACGAGGATTGGGATTAACATGGTGGAAAACAATAAGGTTGTACTCAATACAACTATTGACAAGGATGTCAAGGATGCTTTCAGCGCCTACTGTAAACAGGTTGGCTTCTCTATGAATACGGTGCTAGAGATTCTTATGCGACAATTTGCAAATGGCGAGTTTCGTATTAAGTTTGAAAAGAATAAGTTGGATCTTGATTTAGAAGGATAATACCTTATATATAGGTTATAATAGATGGGTGGAACATTTATTGTTCCACCCTTTTTTATTTTCAAAATTGACTGCAAAAATATGAGCTAACTACTTGATAACTACATTGATATAAGGTAGAATATAGTAAAGAAAGACGAGAGGAAGGGATTGATAATGGCTAGTCCAGCATTTGCGCCAGTTGTTGTGGAAGAAAAGCAGCAGAATAATATCATTCCGTTTAGTGTTATCATTGGCACCAAAGACGTTAAACCTAAAAGTCCGAAGGCGCGTGATAATAGCGGTGGATTAAAGCCTGCTGGTGTATCTTCTGAGGTGTATGCTTTCCGTACCGATGAAGAGATTAAGTCTATGATTGATGTGTTTGACAAGCATATCAATGAAGCCGCCGATGAACATCATCGTCAGCTTGCCAGTCGGAATAAGCTACTGTTCGTTATCGGCATCAATGTCGGTCTGCGTGCAAGCGATTTGATTACGCTTAAATGGAGTTTCTTCTTGGACAGTGTTAAAGATGGGGAGTATAAGTTTAAGGACTTCTATACTTTGCAACCTAAGAAAACGCGCAAGCAGAAAAAGTTTGTCAAGTTGTTCTTTAATAACACCGTGAAGAAGGTTGTCGTAGAGTACCTTAATGAATTTCCTGCGGATAATTTAAACGAGTATATGTTTAAATCCCGTGAGGGTGACGGCGCTATTGCGGCTACTACCCTTTGGCGTATCGTCAAGAACGCAGCTAAGGAAGCTGGGATCAATCAGAATATCGGTAGCCATTCCTTGAGGAAATCATTCGGTTTTAGGGCGTGGCATGATGCGGAAGACAAGGATAAGGCGCTTGTCATTCTAAGCTATGTGTTCAATCATAGCAGCGTAGCCACTACACGAAAATACATCGGCATTATGGACGATGAAATCAAAGACGTGTTCGACAGTCTTGAGCTTGGTTACGATTTTATCTGATGAAAGGTTGGTATCATGGGTATCTTTGGTCGGAAAAAAGACATTACAAACATGGTATTTGACTGGGATTTGTACTGGAAAGATATTGAGAATGGCGTTGATAATAAAACTATAGTCAAGAAGATGGAAAATCTTGATTACTATGTGAGCAAGGCTGAACAGTCATACGGAAAAATTTCAGTAGCGGCATACGCAAAGTAATTGATATAAGGCGGTTGTTTTTTGACAGCCGCCTTTGTTTATTATAATCTTAGATATTGGAGAGTGTTGGAGTGGTAAAACAAAACTAAGAGAAGGGAGCGCTTGTCTTTGCGGAAAAATTTTGATGACTTTATACAGACATTTGATTCCGATAACACGGCAAAGGTGGCTAAATCATTATGTGTTATAGGCGAATATGATTATTCAAATTGCACACCTGTTGATTTACAGAATATTATATTAGGAATGAATCCTAATAGCCCAAAGGCTATAACGACTATTATATATATCCTTGGTTTGTATGCCAAATATCTTGGCAATAAAGATATGGAATATATGTTGAATGACTTGGATCGGAATATTCTTTGGTCATTAGCCAAACCAAATGCTTCTAAGAAATTTATTTCCAATACGCAGTTTGAAAAGATATACCATGATATAGGAATGTATGAGGATTATAACGGGTTCTATATACAGACACTATTTAGAAGTCTATATGAAGGTATCTATAACGATGATATGAGCGTTGTGAAGAACCTTAGAGCGGAAAATATATGGTGGGATGGAGCAACGTTAAAGCCCGATAATGGTGATCCGTATGATATATCTATATCGGAAAAATTAGCCGATGATTTGATTAAGCTGAGTGAAATTGACATATGGGAAAGACGGAACAGATATGGAACATGTAAAATATCAATCGTTGGATTGCATGAAGACAGCTGTTTCAAGGTTGAGAATCGCAAAGGTAGTTCGGAATATTCTTATAGGTTCAGTTACTACAGGCTGTTGCGGAATATATCTAAGAACTATGTCGGATATAATCTGTTGCCGCTACAGATATATGTGAGCGGAATAATGCACAGGATAACATTGGAATTGGATAAGTGTGGAATAAATATCAAAGATGCCTTTGCGGACAATAACAAGGACAGAAAAGTGAATGGAATAATTTCAGATGAATTGAAGCGCAGCATGTGCGATACGCCAGTGCGGAACTTCAGGGAAATGGTCAAAGGCCATATAGATATTTTCTCTTCTTAGATGGAATATTTTATATGATGCAAATGATATGGTTTGGTGCTAATATCTTAGTGTTGTGAAGTATTGCTATATTCTAAATATTTCACAACACACTTCTTGAGAGGAGCATTTGCATATGTTCGACTATAGTAAATACGGATTTTCCAATGGCGATAAGACCGAGCTTAAACGTGTTCTCGAAGACAAGATAGAGTTTGAATCGGTAAGTATAGATACATATATAGCAAGACCATATACATTTATTTTAAGGTCTTCTGAAAAAAATGTCACAGCTTCTCTAGAGGACGATAGAGTGATAATCAGACGGAATGATCGCTTTAAAACTACTATTTCAAATTTCTCTTTTGACAGCGTTTGTGACGTGCAGTTTAAATTGACGGAAGATTTTAGGTGTTCTATATTTTTTACCATTGCAAATATCTGCTATAATATCATTGCTTATGTTTGTTGATACATATTTAGTCCGCTGATGCAATGCGGACTGCCACGAAAAAAGTTTTCAAAATTTTCTAAAAAAGTTGTTGACATAGATATAGGCACCATGTAATATAGTTGATGTCAGAAAGAGACGCGGACAAATCGCAGATCAATCTGATGAGCACCTTGAGAAAAGAAGATGGAAAAAAGTTCAAAAAAGTTCTTGCAACTGATAAAGTTAGATGCTATAATATCTGACACAGAGAAACGAAAGTTTCCAGTTGCACCTTGATATTTACATAAAGTATCAGCGTTGAGAAATCAACGCGAAGGATTGTTTCAACCATGTGTATTCTCAATTCCATGAGGTCATGGGCGTGCTCAAAGAGTTCCACTATAGGGGATACTCTATAGGTAGACTTTGCCCGATGCTGGCAACAGACATCTTATAAGGGCAGGAGAGGTGGAAAATCTCAACTGAGGGTAGGCACGGCGCTGTGATGAAACGCAAGAAAATGGTATCGCTAACTGGTCGCTATCGCAATAGATATGGAATATATTCCATTGAACCGAGTAGAGGGTAGTGTGGCAACTATGCCAATCGCTTGGAGTGCCATAAGATAGTTTTCCAATTGATGCTGGTAATCAGCTATAAGACCAGACGCGAGTACGAGTAGCCCAAAGTTGGAATATATTAGAAGATTAATATGCTGAATGGTGGGTGGAAGTTGTTGGTAGCCAATCCAGCCATAGATTGACGTAAGTTGGGATGGAAAGATATGGGGTCGCTCCCTGTGTCTCAGCTCCATTTCCTATGTGACCGAATTACCACTACGTTTTATGAAGGTAAGGCGAAGGCCTGAGACAATCTTTCGCGTTGGTTTGCTTGACCGACAAAGCGAGGTTCGATTCTGTGTTAGTTTTGTAAATCCGAATCCCCCAAAAATCCAAACGGTTGTATTTGCTTGACATTGTTTACTTGGTATTGTAAGAGCGTTGGCGCACTCTTACAACTTTACTAGCACAGATGGTACGGTACGATTCCGTAGACGGAAAATCTTTTGGCTCCTTTCTGTTTTGGTTTCATGGTTGCTCCAATTTAACTCAAACGTATTTTCCGTTAACGCTTAGTCCCAAGGTTTACGATGGAGATAGCTACCTGACAAGTCTTGGGCGCATGGTGGCGGCGTAATGTCACCCCTTGTCTTAACGGAGGAAGCGGACTGTTAAGCGTACACCGTTGCGTAAATCGGTAGCGTTGGAAGGTCTGCCAGCGCGGACGGTATTTAAAATAAGTGACCCCTTTGGTAGCTGGTGAGGACTTTAGTAAGCTACCACCGTCTATGGAGTATATATTATCATTGCGTGTTGTTGTATGGTATGAACAGACTTATTGCCAGAATCGGTCTAAGAGCATATAGACCATGCTTGAAAAGTATATATTCCATAGACGGTAATGTAACTTGGCGGTGTGGCGCAAACGGTACACGCTATGCTTTAATGGGCAAAACAGGTAGCTCCTGTATGTTGGTTCGAATCCAACCACTGCCATACATTACCGTCTATTATAATGGCTATGGGGGATTAGCACAACGGTTAGGGCAGTCTGCTTATAACGGATTGAAGAGTGTTCAACTCACTCATCCCCCACCATAACGGAGTCGTAGCTCAGTCGGAAGAGCAGGGGACTTTTAATCCCAAGGTCGTGGGTTCGATTCTCACCGACTCCACCGCGGACGCATGGCGCAGCTGGTTAGCGCAGATGCTTTACACGCATAAGGTCGTAGGTTCAAATCCTACTGTGTCCACCAATTGCCGCAGTAATCCTTTAAAGACGAGGGTTGGACTGTAAATCCAATGTCTATGACTGGCTAGGAGCGTTACCTAGATGCGGCACCAAATTGTCGGCTTCGTCTAACGGTTAGGACATCACCCTTTCAAGGTGGAAACACGGGTTCGATTCCCGTAGCCGATACCAAAACTTGTCGGTGCATCCCGATTGGCCTTGAGGACAGAGACTTAAAATCTTTTGACGGTAAGCATTCCGTATGTGGGTTCGAATCCCATCACCGACACCAGATATATCAAGATATGGTATAATATCTTTTATATACAACAATTGATTGTGTGCGCCATTAACTCAGCTGGATAGAGTAACAGACTTCTAATCTGTAGGTCGTAGGTTCGAATCCTACATGGCGCACACAATCAATTGTATAATTGCCGATGTGACTCAATTGGTAGAGTAACTGATTTGTAATCAGTCTGTTGCAGGTTCAAGTCCTGTCATCGGCTCCATGATTTTTTCTTGTCATAGTTGACATTGTATAATAATCGGGGCGTGGATATAATCACGATAAAGCCAGATTCTCATGGATGATAATGGCGAAACTGTCTCTGGTTCGAATCCAGACGTGTCTCAGTATAGACGGAAAATAAGTAGCCATGTACTTATGATTATGTTATTTTACAAAAGACATGTGGTGTAGTTGGTAACGCACCCCACAATGGGAGACATGGCGTAAAGGTAGCGCAGTACCCTGCTAAGGTATCCTAGAGCAATCTAGTTTGGGTTCGATTCCCAATGTCTCCGCCAGACAATACCTGCCCCTATTGGCAGTGGTTTTCAAGATTTTCCCGAAAAAAATCTTTCGCGGTAGAATAGGCAACGCCGCACAGCTATTCGAGAGGATAGCGAGCCTTCTAGCTAGGAGATAAGCTAGTGCTTTCACGGAGTAATTGGTGAGCTGAAACACCGAAAACAGACCCTCTGGATGTGCCGTGAATACGCATCCTGTTTTTTGTTTGAATGTTGTACGTAGAAAGGGTTGGTATGATAACGTTTGTTGTCGGAATTATTGCATTGCTTATTGCAATTCCATTCATTGTCTTTGATATTCGCACAAAGATTCCCGAACCTGTCGAGGACACCAATATTCTTGGGAAGTCATATATTAAAAACGAGACGGATATTAAGACTGTAAAATTTGCGCACACTTGCGCTCGTGGCGTTGCAGTAGTATGTATTGTCTTTGCCTTTGCATTTATCGGTGGTTCTTGCATCTATACACAGGACACTGGTGAGGTTTGCGTAATTCGTAATCTCGGTGGTTCTCTTGCCGATTCAACTTCTGAAGCTGGTTTCCATATCAAGATGCCTTGGCAAGATGTTATTACGTATGATGTACGCAACAATCTTATCAATTTCTATGGCGATACCGATTACAAGGTTGATGGTGGCTCATATGAGGGTAAGCAGGTATCAATCAATGATAAGTCTGGTGCCAGTGCCAACGTGGATATTCAGGTCAACTATAGCTTGAATCCAGATTCAGCGCTTAGCCTTTATTCTGAGTATGGCACGCAGGAAAGCTTTGTTGAGAAGTATATTTCCAATGATGTTCGCGCTGTTACCCGTGAGGTTTCTGGTAAGTTCGATACTGTTACCATGCTGACTGATCGCTCGCAGTTTACCAAGGCTGTTCAGGATGCGCTGACTAAGAAGTGGAATAAGATTGGCCTTACTGTTGAGCAGGTAAGCGTACAGGATGTACGCTATCCTAAGTCTATTACCGATAGCTATTCACAGGCTCAGGCAGCTGAGGTGGCAAAGCAGAAGGCGCAGAATGAGCAGGAGACTGCCAAGGTTCAGGCTGAGACTAAGAAGATTGAAGCTCAGGGTGAAGCAGATGCAAACGCCGTTCTTGCACAGAGCCTTAATGAGCAGGTGTTGCAGCAGCATTATATCGAAGCGCTAAAGGATATTGGCAAGGAAGGCAATCTTGTCGTGGTTCCCAATGGCTCAACTCCAATGATTAACACTGGCAAGTAATGTACATGCCTTGGAAACTTTAGGGTTGACCATGAAAGACGGATAGTTTCGGCTATGTGAGAGTAAACGACATGTCGTTGAAATCTTAACGCGAAAGCAATTGTGTTTAATATATGTAGAGAGGGTGTGTCCTTTTGGATACACCCTCTTTTTTTATGTAAACATGATATAATATATACGAAAAATAAATGTATTGGAGAATATATATGTCCACGTTCATATGCACAGTATGTCAAAACAGAATCAAAGAACATGGAAGTAGTGTTCTCTGTGGATATGATAACGAGTTGCATGATATGATTGAGGACACAACTAAACTGTATGATAAGTCATTTCTTTGTCCAAACTTTATACATGTGCGCGGAAAGAATATCAACACCTGTAAATCAAAGAAGGTATACTCGTGTAGATACGATGCTTTGTGTGCAGCAAGGAAGATATTTAATAGTTCTGGAAACATATTGATGCCATATAAGTGTAAGATATGTAAGCGATGGCATTTAACACACAATTGTTCTGACGGATATAATCCGCAGGATGAATATGCAAAAGCAAGAAATGAACATAGGCTATATGATTAAGGGTTAAAGTGAAGTTCTCGAAGTTCGATATGCGAATGTTCAATGAAGCGCATAAAGAAGCAATGAAAAGCACGTATAAAAGACGCTCGCAACATGTCGGTGCAGTCATAACATATAAGGGGCATATCATAGGTAGAGGATGTAACAGTAATAAAACCCATCCTTTGCAAAAGGAGTTCAACAGATATAGGGATTACAACAATGCAGATGTATATTCCCCAGATAAATTACACGCGGAGATTTCTGCGATATGTTCAATCTCGTATACTGTCGGAATAAATGTGAGATGGGATAAGGCTAATATCTATATCTATAGACCGATGAACGACACTAAAATGGCGTGTGCAAAGCCGTGTCCTGCTTGTATGAACGCGATAAAAAGCCTTGGTATTAGGCATATATATTATACTGATAGTAATGGTTATGCCTATCTCCAACTTGATGTGTAATTATTTTGTGAAGAGAGTTCCATTTGTGTTACTTTTCTGATATAATATCATAAGAATAAAACAGAATTTTCTGATGGAAGATTCTTTGTGATGTAAATAGATTGAAAGAAAGTTGGAATATGATATATGGAAATGCCATTTAAGGAACAGACAGTAGAGAGCGATGATCGCTACTATGATTTTTATGGTTGTCTTGATATCGAGATAGCAGATGCAGATTATGAGTGTGACCACGTTGGCGATTGTTCATTGGAAGATTTCGATGACAATTTGCCAGACGCTTTAATTGATTATGATTTTGATGAACGAGTTCTCGGTAACATGATGGTGAGTAAGTTTGTCAGAAGTTTAAGCGACAATGAAAAATATATCCTATCATGTCTATTAAATGGGATGACACATCAAGAGATTAGTGATACAATGGATTGTACAAGACAGAATGTCACTAGGACTGTTGAAAGACTCGGCACGAAAGCTATTGACTTTCTGTCTTGCAATTAAGGTTATATGCCAATAGAAAGGTGATTTATTATGGCGCGTAAAAAGAATACCGTAACTCAGGCTGTTGTAGATGAACTTATGGAGAGTTGTGATATCGCTGTCACTACTGCGTTTGACAAGTGTACCATTGTAGCATGTAAGCTACCCAATGGATTTGTAATTGTTGAGTCCTCTTCTTGCGTTGACCCTGCCAACTATGACGAGGATATGGGTGTCGATATTTGTATGAAGAATATCGAGAAGAAGCTTTGGGAGCTTGAGGGTTATCTGCTACAGAATAAGCTGTATATGGATGGTGTTTCATTTGATGATGATAAGACTGATGATGCAGATGACCTAGAGTGCGATGGCGATTGCGAGAATTGCGACCTGTTTGACCGCGATGATGATGACGCTGAGGACGAGAAGGACGAGAAGCCAAAGCACACGGATAAGAAGTATGAGGATGACGAGTATTGGGATAAGCTCATTCAGACTTACAATGATTATCTAGATTATGTTGATGATTATCTCGATGACTTGGCACACTATAAGCGCCGCCACCGTTACTACAATCCTTATCGCAATGATTACTCCAACAAAGTTTGGTGCTAAACAATAGAATACATATAGATTATATGGAGAATGGTTTTGATAATATGTATTCTGATAGAATACTAGTCGGAGCTATTCTCCATATTGCTAAGGAGTTAATGTATGCAATTATATCTTGATTCAGCTGCAACAGCTAAACCAAATAAAGAAGTTCTTAAAGCAGTTATGCCGTATTTAACAGATGACTTCTATAATCCATCTTCTATTTACTCTGATGGAGTAAGGGTTAGGCGTGCAATTGATAATGCTCGTGAGTCTATTGCTGGTTTTATCAACGCTGATACAGATGAAATCTTCTTTACATCAGGGTCAAGTGAATCAAATTGCTGGGCTATTCAGGGCTATTTGCTTGCTGGCGTTATGGATATTTCCACTACATCAATTGTCACAACTAAGATTGAACACAAGTCAATCATGGAATGCGTTGATGCTATGGAGCGTTTTGGTAATGCAACTTATTATTGTGATGTAACATATCTTGATGTTGACAAAGATGGTTTTGTTAATATGGAGCAGCTTGAGTCTGTATTTAAAGACCGCGAAGAACCTAATTATTATGATATCTTTGTGTCCATTCAGCTTGCGAACAACGAATGCGGGACTATTCAAGATATTAAAGCTATCTCAGATGTTATCCATAAGTATGGTGGCGTGCTTCATGTGGATGCAACGCAAGCCTTTGGACAGATTCCCATTGATGTTAAGTCCATGGGAATTGATATGTTAAGTGCATCGGCGCATAAATTGGAAGGAGGGTTTAAAGGAGTTGGGTTACTATACAAGAAAAAAGACATTGAGATTCAGCCCATTATCTACGGTAGCCAGAACGCTGGACAAAGGGGCGGCACTGAAAATGTTGCTGGTATTGTCGGCTTTGCGAAAGCCGTTGAACTCGCATCTGAGGAAATGGAAGACAAGCTGGCGCTATCTGTAAAGCGTGATTATTTTATCAGCGAGCTTACAAGGAATGGCTGCAAGCTGAATGGTGCTTCTGTTCATAGGCTACCAAATAACATTAATGTAATGTTGCCTGAAGGTATCGGCTCGGAAGAACTTCTGTATATGCTTGACCTAGATGATATTCAATGCAGTGCTGGTTCTGCCTGCAATAGTCATTCAAAGAAGCCATCGTATGTTCTCAAGGCTCTTGGGTTGACGGATGAACAGGCTGCAAGGTCTGTTAGATTTACGATTTCTTCTGATATTACATATGAAGCCATTGATTATGTTGTTGAAAAAGTAGTAAAGATTATGAAGATTATAAGGAACAGCAACTAAATCAGTTGCTTTGGCGTGTTTGAAACTAAAACAGTTGCTATAATATGATAACAACAAGTTTACTAGGGTAGAAAGGTTACGATATGCTAGTAAATGGCGAGCGTGCATTGGCTTATCCAGTTATCGTTGAGGAGATTAAGCCTATTCCAAACTATGACCGTGTTGAACATGCACGTGTCGGCGGTTGGTGGATTATCGTCCAGAAGAATCAGTTTAAGGTAGGCGATAAGGCTCTGTATATCGAGACTGATTCGCTTGTTCCTAGCAATGATGAGCGCTTTGCATTCCTTGAGAAGAAGCATTACAAGGTTAAGACCATTAAGATGTGCAAGGTATATTCTGCTGGACTTCTCATGCCCATTGATGTGTTCCCTGAAATTAAGGATAAGGACGTTCACGAGGACGTGACAAATCTGCTTGGTATTAAGTATTATGTGGCAGAGGATAATGCCCGTAAGGCTAAGTCTAATCCCAATGCCAAGTACAATAACATGTGCGCACGCAACGCTAAGCTCGCCAAGAAGAAGTGGTGGAAGTGGCTTATGAAGCGTGCATGGGGTCGCAAGCTGCTGTTTGTTTTCTTTGGTCGTAAGAAAGACAATCCTAAGAATTGGCCTGTATGGGTAAAGAAAACAGATGAGGATCGCATCGAGAATGTTATGTTCATGCTCGAAGACAAGAATCCTTACGTAGTAACTGAGAAGATTGATGGTACTTCGACTACATTCTTTCTTGATTTGACTGGTCGTAAGCCTGATTTCGGTGTGTGTTCACGTAATGTTCGCCAGATGGATGCAGATCAGAAGAATTTTGTTTCTGATATGTCTGGCATCGGAAACGTTTACTGGGAAATGGCTTTCAAGTATGATGTCGAGAACGCTCTTAAGGACATTGCAAAGAAGCACAACCATAAGCATGTTGTCCTACAGGGCGAGACATATGGAGAGTCTGTACAGGGAAACAAGTACAAGCTTGACGAGCGCCGATTTGCCGCCTTCAATTTAATCTTTGACGGAGAGCGCCTTGGTTCTGTCGAAGCAAAGAAGATTCTAGCCGAGTACGATATTCCATTCGTGCCTATTATTGATGACAACTATATCCTGCCTGATGCTGATGACTTTGAGGAGTTCAAGCAGTCTGCCGATGGCAAGAGTGTAATCAATAAGAAGTGTCTGCGCGAAGGCTTTGTGTATCGTAGTCAGGATGGACAGCGTAGTTTCAAGAACGTTTCCCGCAAATTCTTGCTTAAAGCTGGTGAATAAATGGAGACTAGCACAAAGCCAGTGCTAGTGATGATGGTGGGTTTGTCGGCAAGCGGCAAGTCCACCATCGCTTATAATCTAGCAAAGGAAAATAATTATATTATATTCAGCTCAGATGAACTGAGAGAAGAACTTTACGGAGATATCACCGACCAGACTCATAACCATGAGCTGTTCATAGAGTTGCATAAGCGTATTAAGACGGCATTAAAAGAAGGTAATAATGTTATCTATGATGCTTGTAATCTAAGCTCTAAAAGACGTATCGCTTTTCTACAGGAGTTAAATCGTATCCCTTGTCGGAAAGAATGTATTATCGCCGCCACTCCATATGAGCAATGTCTAAGGAATAATGCGAGCAGAGACAGACGTGTGCCAGATTATGTCATTGAGCGTATGTATAAAAGCTTTGACACCCCGTATCATTACGAAGGCTTTGATCGTATTAGCATTGAGTATTGGAAAGGTAGCTGCAACGGCTCATTACTTCCAATGTCTTGGGCGCTAGATTATAAGAATTACAATCAGGATAATCCGCACCACGAGTCAACTCTTGGTGTGCATTGTATGAAGGCTGCGTATTGGCTATATGGCAGCGATTGGTTTAATCACGCTTCAATTGGAACTATAATAAACGCAGCGCTAATCCATGATTGCGGCAAGCCATTTTGTAAGACATTTAAAAACGGCAAGGGCGAGATTACAGATATAGCTCATTATTATGGACATGAGCATGTAGGTGCATATGATAGTCTATTCTTTACATATGTTGCTGGCATCAGTTCCTTAACTGTTTCAGCTCTTATCTCAAACCATATGAAACCTTGGGTATGGGAGAAAGACAACAACGAAAAAATGTATAATAAATATCTAAAATTGTGGGGCGATTATTTCATGCAATGTGTTATGATTCTACATGAAGCAGATAAGGCCGCACACTAAAGGAGTTTTTATATGTCATATAGGGTTTTCGATCTAAAAAATCGTGAATGGGCAGATCCCGATAAAATTCTAATTTCATGCGGAGAAAACAGGCTTCTGACCTGCGGAAACGCTGTGCTCGGATGGCAAAAATTGAAGGAATTGCCTGAAGATAGGTACTTATTCCACAAAAGCCTAGGAATTGTGGATAAACATGGTGTCGAGCTATATGAAGGCGATATCTGTGCGGTTGATATGCCAGAGGGACATGAAGATGGCGATACAATCACTGTTGAGGTTGCATATATCAAAGAGCGTGCTGCTTATTTCATGTTTGATTGGGAGCACTCTAAGTATTACAGCTTTGGCGAAGATATTGGTTTAATCATTGAAGTTGTAGGCAATGTATGCGATAGACTTGATGGAGAAAATGAGGAGGATGTAGCATGACGGTAATTGCAATCGTGGGAGTGGCGGCAATTGTGGTATCATATACATGCTGTAAGATTTCTCACAAGGAAGATGAGCTTCACAGGTATGAGAATGAAGACTATGGTATTTGGGATGAGTGGTGATTGATATGATTCAGATTCGCAATGGAGTGTTTGAGACTAATAGTTCAAGTACGCACAGCATTTGTATCTCCAAGAAGCCTGTTGATGCAGATGGTTGTCATGTTGACTTTCATTTTGGAGAGTTTGGCTGGGAGAATGACGATGCCGATGTAGCAGATTATCTGTACACGGCAATCTATGAGCTTGACCGTAGTGGTAAAGATGGGCTTCTCGATAAGCTAAAAAATATTCTCGATGCTCATGGCATTACCTATACATTTGAAAAGCCTGAGACTGTTCACTATGATTATGGTGATGGAAATGAATGGGACGAGCTTAATGTCGGCTATATCGACCACGGATACGATACATATGAGTTCGTACATACAGTGCTTAATAATGATGATATGCTGATTCGCTATCTCTTTAGTGATAGTCATGTGTATACTGGCAATGATAATGATGAGGACGGTATGATGTGTAATGCCGCAAATCCTACCATCTGGAAGTGGGATACGGATTGGCACAATAGTTGGGAAGAGCCAAATCCAAATCACGATGAAGAGAAGTATGAATACTTCTATAAGGGAAACTAGGTGTTGTACAATGATTCAGATTCGCGCTGGTGTATTCGAGACTAATTCAAGTTCAACGCACTCACTATGTATTATGACGAAAGACGATTTTAATAAATGGGTTTCGAGTAATCATGGTGAATATTATTTTGTTGATGGAGATGGATATGGCTATTCTTTCAATCATTGTTTTGCTGATGGTGTTGGAAGCGGAATCTATGATAAAGAAACAGTAAAGCAGGCCATCGAAAACTACGCAAAGTATTATGAAGAGAAGTATAAAGATGAGCAGTGGTATACTCCTGTCGATGTTGACATATTGGAGTATAGCGATGACGAAGAGGTAGAGTCTAGCCGCGAGGATTCAAGACTGTACGACCTAGGTATCTATACATATGATGATTGGTGTAGATATAATGACGAACTAGAGCAGTATGAGACATCCTTTACAACTCCGTCTGGTGATGATATGATTGCATTCGGAGCATATGGATATCGCTAGGAGAAGTAATGAAGATTCTTGGCAGTTATAAGAACAACGACTATACCTGTACCATGTTCTCAGACGGTACTAAAATTAGGTGGAATGATAAGGATTCATTTAACCCAATCAAGCCTGAGTCAATCGACCTTAAGATTACTAACAGGTGCGATATGGCGTGTAACATGTGCCACGAGAACTCAACGCCAGATGGGAAGCATGGCGATATTCTGAACCTTCCGTTTATCGATACCATGTTTCCCTATAGCGAGGTTGCAATCGGTGGCGGCAATCCTTTGACCCATCCAGACCTGATTGAGTTTCTTGAGCATCTTAAAGAGCGCAAGATTATCGCAAGTATGACGGTGAATCAAATGCACTTTATGCAGAATATTGATTTGCTAAAAGAGCTTACTGATAATAAGTTAATCTATGGTCTTGGTATCTCGTATATCGGTGGCCGTCATAGCAATTGCATTGAAGCAATCAAGCAGTTCCCAAACGCTGTCGTTCATGTTATTAACGGTATCGTACATATGGATGGACTAGAAGCCCTTGCCAATAACGATTTGAAGATTCTCGTTCTTGGATATAAGGAGTTTAGGCGCGGCAAAACTCTATATGATGAGTGCGGTAGTCAGATTAATTATCTAAAGGCACAGTTCTATGATATGCTACCTAAGATTGTGAACGATGGTTGGTTTAAGTGCATTAGCTTTGATAACCTTGCAATTAAGCAGCTTGAACCTAAGCGCCTTATGAGTGATAAAGACTATAAAGAATTTTATATGGGTGATGATGGATCATTCACTATGTATGTAGATGCTGTTAATCGACAGTTCGCTAAGAGTTCTGTGTCTACTGAGCGATATGATTTGATGGATGATATCGCCGATATGTTTAAGATTGTTAAGGATGGTGTCAATGGAAAATAAGTTGCTTTATCTTGCTGGCGGCATAAGCGGACTCAGCCGTGATGAGCAGTGGCAGTGGCGCAAAGATGTGCGTACTAAGATTCTTGAGAGCATTAATTTCTATGGGTATGATTATATGCCCATGTTCTTCAATCCTTTGATGCACTACACTTTAGAGGAAGAACTTCATAAGAGTGAACGCGAAGTGTTTGAGCTTGAGACTTATAATGTCCGTAGGTCTGACTTGGTTATTGTAAACTTCAACTCACCTTCGTCAATCGGCACAGCCATGGAGCTTGCTATCGCCAAGGAGAATCGTATTCCCGTTGCTGGATTGAACGAAGATAACGTTGAGCTGCATCCTTGGTTGATTGAGTGTACAACGCGCATGTGCGATACATTTGACGAGCTTATCGACTATGTTGCATGTCAGCATTTGATGGCGTAATAAACTAATGTAAAACTAATGTAGACTAATGTAAAAAATTTTTAGATTATCTACTAGATTAGTTTATACTTGTGATATAATAACTAATGTTATATGCCTTAATAAATATACGGAGGTATCTTAGATGGCAAATGAGAAGAGTGGCATTAAGAAGACTGACTGGAAGTCAAGCTTTGTTCTAGTTGGCGCTGCAAAGGTAAATGATTATACCTTTACCATCGATAAGCAGAGTGAGCGCAGTTCTTGGGTTTATAATTCTATGGGCCTTAACATTGACTGCGGTGAGAAGTATGGTACTGTACGCGCCGAGATGTTTGGTGGATATTCCCCAGACCGCGAGAATATTATCTATGCCCACGGCAAGGACGATAACGGCAATGATGACTTTTCTAAGCAGATGACTGTTGCTTGGGAAGACCGCTTTGATGATACGATTCTAGATGAGGTCGGCGACCTTTCGTTCATCGTTGTCGGTCTTGAGAAGACTACGACTGGAAAGACCTATTATAAGAACTTCCTTAGCGAGTATGATGCCATTGCCTATGCTCAGGAGCATCTTGAGGACGGCATGATCGTAAACGTCAAGGGTCGTTTGCAGTATAGTATGTACAATGATACCGTTCAGGTTCGTAAGACTATTCAGAGCATTGTTCTTAGCAGCGCAGATGAGCCTTCTAAGTACTATGCTCGATTCACTCAGTCTGTTCTTCTTGATAAGGATTCTGCAAGCCTTAAGGATGTTGACAAGGACAAGGGCGTTATGTATGTGAATGCTCGTGTTCTTGATTATGTGAGTGAGCTTAACGGTACTGAGATTAATGGTCAGTATCCGTTCACAGAGCAGTTCGAGTTTCCAATGGACTTCACTAAGCCTGAGCTTTGCAAGAAGGTTTATGATAAGCTCTTTAAGATTAAGAAGAATGTTCGTCAGGTAACATTTGATGGTATCTTTGTTGAGGGCGGAGCTACTGTTACCGCAACAATGGATGATGTTCCCGATGATATCAAGGATCTAATTGATATGGGTATTTATTCTGAGGAGGAAGCACTTGCCAAGTGTAGTGCAAGCGGCTCTCGTGAGCGCCGTATGATTCTTCAGAAGCCAGTGATTAAGCTTGTTGGCGATGACAAGACTCCTGTTGTCCAAATCTTTGATGATAAGTATGAAGAGGATGAGCTTGTAATTAACACTGGTAGCGATGAGGATGCGCCATTTGATACTGATGAGAAGTCTTCAGATGACTCGGACATGTCTTGGCTTGATTCCCTGTAAATAATATATACTATTAAGGTTATATGCGGGAGAGATAAGTTTGAACTCTCCCGCTCATTCTCAATTAACATCTTAGAAAGGTGAATACATATGGCATTTGGTAAGAAAAATAATGTGCGTTTAGATCCTCTTGCATATAACATTTGTCTTCTTGGCGAGTCTAAAGTTGGTAAGACTACCCTTATGAAAGAGGTTTGTGAGAAGCTTGCAGGCGATGACGGCTATCTGTTCCTAGAGTGTGGCACTGAGCGAGGAGCCGATGCCATTCAGGGAATTAACTATATTAACTGTCCTGAGTGGGATATGGATTATGATGAGCTTACAAACAGCGTTGGTCTAGCTGATGTTTGTGAGGATATTATCGAGAATAAGACTAGCGAGTATCCCAATCTTAAGGCGGTAATTTTCGATACATATGACCACCTGATTGACATTGCGGAACAGAAGTCAATCGATATGTGGAACAAGGAGTGCCGCAATAGCGGACATGCCGAGAAGTGTGTAAAGAGCATTAATCAGGCGTGGTCTGGCTATGGTCGCGGTGAGAAGAAGGCCATTGAGATTATGTTTGATATGATGGCTCGACTTCGTAATGTTGGAGTTGCTTCTATTATCATCGGGCATGTTAAGACGAAAGAGATTTCTGATGTAGTCTCTGGTGAGTCTTATCAGATTCTTACTTCAGATCAGCAGCAGAATTATTTTAACGCGCTTAAGAAGAATCTACATTTCCTTGGTCTAGCATATATTGACCGTGATGTTATCAAGGAGAAGACTGGTCGTAAGAATGCTGTGACTAAGAAGGACGAGGTTGTCAACAAGGTCGCATCGGAGTCTCGCAAGATTAAGTTCCGTGACGATAACTACGCTGTCGATTCTGGTTCTCGTTTCGCCAATATCATTCCAGAGATTGATATGAATGCAGACGCATTTATTCAGGCTCTTACAGACGCAATTAAGTCTGAACAGTCTAAGTCTGGCGTGTCATTTGATACAGCCAAGAAGAAGCAGGCTGAGCAGGAGAAGGAGCTTGAGAAGCGCGTTGCCGAGCAGGAAGAGCAGGCTAAGTCTCAGGCAGCTGTGGATGATGTAGTTGCTCAGATTGTTGATTTCTTTACTGAGAACAAGTCTGACATTGCAAAGATTAAGCCAGTTCTTGCAGCCGTCAAGAATCTTGGGTATGACAACCCCAAGTCCATTGATAATGTCGAGGACGCAAACAAGATTCTCGCTCTAATTTCTGAGTAATTCTGATATAATGTATAACCATGATACAGGACATAAAAAATGTAGTATGGTTATACTCACTAAAGAAAGGTTTGATTATGGCACAGTCTATTGAGGTCATGGAGCAGCGCTATCAGATGCTACTTAACCGCAAGGGTAAGAATTCCGAGAATGTCGGCATCATGCGCAAGCTACGCCGCAAGATTAATAAGGCTAAGAACGGCATTATTCTTTCCTAGTATATCTTCATAGAATATTCCTTCAGCGAAAGGAGTTTATATGTCTTCTGACTTTAAGCAAGAGTTCCTGAAAAACAAGTATGAGTATATTTCAGACGATGCTTCCAATGAGCCATTAAAGAAGACGAAGAAGCAAAAGCCTAAGAAGTCTAATCATAAACATGAATATAAGAATTTAATTATTCAGTCGTATGATAAGGTGGCTGGCAAATGGACTGATACTTATGTAAGTTATTGTCCTGTTTGCGGCAAGCTGAACAGCTTTCAGGAAACTGATGAGATTGCAAAGATTTTCCCAAATATTCGAGTTGGTACATTCGGTTTTTGTATCGGTTTAACTTACAACAAGAGCAATAAAGAGTGGCAGAGCTTTGCAAACTGGTCTGGCGAAAATATTCCGCATGTAAAGTGGAAAGACTTTGTTTATTGGAAAGACAAGTATATCGACTTGAGTTTGCTAGATAATTAATTGACTTGAATGTTCTGCCCATGACATAACAGTCGTGGGCAGTTTTGTATAAGGAGGTTCCGCCGTGGCTAAGACATCTAAGAAAAAAATGACAGAGCAAGAGCTTGCAGATTGGGACAAGCTTTATGAGTATGTGCGTTCAAAAGTAATGGGCTACGATAAGAACCAATCATTGACACCATACATTGTATTGCGTTTAAAGGGTCTTGTTGACGGTAAAGCAGTGGCAAATAAAAAGATTAAAGATAAAGCCCACTATTCTTACAAGGTTATTTTAAACACATTTAAATATTCAATGCCTGATATTGGGCGTGCAGTTGAACGCATTGCATTTAAAGATGAGTCTGCAAAGTTTAACTATGTTATGAGAATTGTAGAGAACAATATCAATACGGTATATATCCGTATGAAAAATGTAGAGAAAGCAAAAGAAGAAGCAATTAGAACTTCTGCTGTTGAATCAGTATATAAAGAGGTACAATATAAACCTAAGAAACAAACTGTAAAGGCAGATAAGTTTTCTGATTTGTGGTAATAAAGGTGATATGTGTATGGCAGAAAAGAATACTAAATTAACTCCATTTGAGCAGCAGCAAAAGAAGGCGGCTGAGCAAGTTCTAGATTATAAACTTGGAGCAGAAGCATCTATTGTGTCGATGCTTTATAAGAAACCAGATTTGCTAACGCAAACAAATCTAGAATTAAATGAATTTCACAATAATGCATGGCGTGTATATTTTGAGATTGCACGTGATTTGGTTATCAATGAGAAGAAGACTGTTTTAACAGACGTTACAATTGGTCTTTATCTTGAGAAGCATCCTAAGCTTGCTAAAAAATATGATGAATATGGTGGCTATCAGACAATTGAAGATTCTGGTGCGTACATTGATATTGAAAATTTTGACGGTTATGTAACTGACCTCAGAAAATGGAACGTTGTAATCAAACTTATTAAGCGTGGATTTCCTTGTGATAAAAAACGTATTAGTGAGCTATGCGACATGTCCGCCGATGAAATTTACGCCGAGTACACTGTATATCTCAATGATATCTTTGCTAATATTGATAATAATGTTAAGTCGTATAATGGATTTGAAGGTATGCGAGAGCTTGTTGATGAACTCGATGAAGGCATGAACGTTGGCATTCCATTTGCTAATTGTTCAATTCTTAACAATGAAACTGGCGGTATGCTTGGTGGAAACATTATTGGAATGGGCGCTTCATCGGGCGTTGGCAAGAGTACTTTAAGTATTAATTATATTTTCCCGTCTATGGTAAAGCATAACCTTAAAGCTCTTTTTATTATTAATGAGGAAGATCAAAATAAATTTAAGAAAGAAGCACTTGTATGGTACTGCACAAATGTATTAAAACATCCAGTACAAAAGCGCGTTCTTCGTGACGGCGGTTTTGATAAAGATACAAAAGAAGCTCTTTATAAAGCGTCTGAGTGGTTTGAAAGTCAAAAAGACAACCACAACATTACGATCGTTCCTCTTGAGCAATATACCGCAAGGACAGTAATCAAACTTATTAAGAAATATACAAGGATGGGCATTGATGTTATAGTTCTCGATACATTGAAAGAGAGCTACGATTCTCGCAATAAAGAATCGTGGAAATCGTTAATGACCGATTGTGTTGATTTTTATGATTGTATTAAGCACACCGATACATGTATGATTATTACATATCAGCTTGTAAAAAACAAAAGCAAATACCTTACCAATGCAGACATTGGTGTGTCAAAGGGTATTCTTGACGTATTCAGTGTCAATATGTTCTTTAGAAGACCGCTACCATCTGAGTTTGAAGGTGAAAAGGAAGAACTATATTGTTGGAAAAAACCAACTGAGAATAAGGCCACAACTATTCCTTTTAAACTTGAGAAAGGTGAACATTATATGATTACCTTCTTAAGCAAGAATCGTTTTGGACAAAGTGATATTCAGATTGTCAGCGAAGCAGACTTTTCAATTAATAGATATGAGGATATTGGATACGCAACGGTGGCAGTAGACTACTAATAGGATTAGATAATGGGAATAAAAAGCGTTCAAAATGTAAATTTACATGACGATAGAATTGGAGAAGAACGTTGTAATAAAAGCGGTTGTCTTATGAAGATAATTGAGTATAACGGTAATAATGATTTGATTGTAGAATTTCAGGATGAATATCATTATTTAGTACATACTGATTATAAAAGTTTTAAAAATGGCAGCGTTAGAAATCCATATCATCCAAAAATCTATGGCGTTGCGGCAACTGGAAGTAAATACAAAACAAGGTACGGCAATGAAACAACGAAAGAATATTTAGCATGGTATGACATGCTAAGAAGATGTTTTGACAAAAAATACAAAAAAATTTTTCAACATATAAGGATGTTACGTGTTGTAAAGAGTGGTTGTTGTTTGAAAATTTCTATGAGTGGTTACATGAACAAGATAATTTTGATAAATGGTTGAATAATAAAAAATGGTGCTTAGATAAAGACATACTTAAAAAAGGTAATAAAATATATAGTCCATACACATGTTGTCTTGTTCCTATGCATGTAAATAATTTATTTATTAAAAACAACAAGTCTAGAAATGGACTACCAATAGGAGTTAGTAAAACTAATAAAAATAAATATGTTGTAAATTATAGAAATGGTCATGAAGATATTAGTAGACCTAGTGGTTATTTCAGTACTATAAATGAAGCATTTGAAGCATATAAAGAGTATAAAGAAAACGTCATCAAACAAGTTGCTCAAAAAGAATTTGATGATGGTAATATCACTAGTGGATGTTATGAAGCAATGATGAAATATAATGTAGAAACTACTGATTAGTTTTTTTTAATTTTGCTATTAATGTTATATGCGATTGTGCTATACTTTAATAAGTGACTAAGCGCGAAAGGAGTGATATTTAGATGGATACAACTTCTCTGAAAGAATATATCTTCAATAATAATAAAGTTGAATTTGTTCTAGATAAGATTGGTTGTAAGTCAATTAAATATCACTCCTCTAAAAATTTTTATTCAGCAACTAATTACAATGGCGATAATACTGGTGCTGTTAATGTCTATAATACCAAGTATCTTCTTATCCATAATTGGACTCGCGAGAGTGAGTTTAATGATGTGTCTGATATTATCTCTCTTGTTCAATATAATAAGAAGTGTTCATTTGTAGACGCTGTTAAATATCTTCACAATATTCTCGGACTTGAATTAACGCCATATAAGAAAGAAGAAAAAAAAGAAAAGTTAGACCCTCTTGCTATCTTTAAGAACGTCATCAGTAGACACAGGGCAATAGTAGACGTAGCGGAGATACAGGCTATTAAAGAAGAAGCTATTAACGATTATGTTCCTTTGCTTTATATTGATTGGTTGCGAGAAGGTGTCATGCCTTGGGCTGCTAAAAAGTTTGAACTAGCCTATTCATATAAATATCATCGCGTAGTTATTCCTATTAGATATTGGCTTGATGGTACGCTTGTTGGCTTTAATCAAAGAACTACGGTTGAGAATTATGAAGAACTAGGAATTCGTAAATACTTTCTAACTGCTTCATATAGAAAAAGTCTTAATCTTTATGGCCTTTGGGAAAACAGAGAAGGGATTGAGGATAAGAAAACTGTAGTTATTTGCGAGTCTGAAAAGTCTGTTCTTAAAAGATATTCGCGTAATGATGGTACTTGTGTTGCACTTCAAGGTAAGAAGCTAAGTGATGAGCAAAGACGTATTATCATTGGACTGAATGTAAACGAAGTTATTATTGCTCTTGATAATGATGTTCCAATAGAAGAAGTACGTCACATATGTGAGCAGTTCTATCATATTAGAAATGTATCATATGTGAAGGATCGATGGAATTTACTCGGTGATAAAGACGCTCCCGCTGATGCGGAAAATAAGGTGTATAATTTTCTTATTAAACATCGAGTTAAGTATGATGAGTCGGAACATCAAAAGTATTTAAACAGTCTTAAGAAGAAATGAGGTAAACAATGAAACTCGTATTTCAGAATAGCCGAGGGCATAAGCGAACTATTGCAGATGTTGCAACGGCTGACGATGCATATTCTGAAATTAAAAAATTCTGTAGAGAACGAGACTTTCACATTTATTATACTCGTGTTTGGCAAGACGATGATGGTGCTACGGTATATGATGTTGGCTCACATGTAGAATTCTTTAAGCTGTATCCAGATAATAAGGGGCAGAAATGATTACGAAAAAAGATTTTGTTTCCGCAGTGAATTCAATTAAAGAAGTTGAGAACTTCTATCATCAGTATGGTCATAAGTGCTACGTTAAGAACTCGCTAATCCAAACACTTATTGATTCTGTTGGCGACAAATATGAGTGGATTGCATGGTATATCAATACGACTCGATACGGTGAAGTGAACAACACTGTAAGTTTCGGCGAGTATGGTAATGAAGCTAAACACTATGTCATCAAGACCGTTGATGATTTGTATGACTTCCTTGCTGACTACTATCATTGGAATGAAATGGATTATAAGTATGAGTAACTATCCAGACTACACTTGGGAACAAGATTCCTACGCACCGTGGAATAGCGATGAGGATTATATCGACAAGAAGTGCAAGCAGTGTTCACTGTTCGCAAAAATTCCAGATGATATCTGTGCAACAGACATGGGATATTGTATTGAGTGCTGTGATTATTTTAGCGGCGAAGACGATGCCTGCGCTTCTTTTGAACTATATTAAGGATGTTATATATGAGTGGTAATTGTTCAGATGACTTAAATTCATGGCATACTAATTTCGCTACGACAACAGATGATATCCAAGAATTTATGAAGATTACATATTATATGATGGGCATTGTAGATGAGTTCATTGGTATGTGTGATGCTTCAACATATGGCGGATTTAGAGATAATGATTTTCGTATGTTCAAAAGAATGCATAAAGAAATGGACGATATCATAGAGCGCCGAGGAATATACATCAATAAATAGAGCGGTGTGATAATGGAAATTGTAAGCATTGACCGTGTGAAGGCTCGCAAACCACATAAGTGTGATATGTGCGGCAAGAAGATTGAAGTCGGCGAAGAATACGAGGCCCAAAACTTAGTCTGTTATAATGAGATGTATACGTTTCATCAGTGCGACAGATGCAAGCCATATGTCGATGAGCTGTGGAGTATAGGTTTTGATAACGACCTAGACGGACTTGATTCATGTACCTTTTATTCGTTTATGTCAGAAGAGCATAATGATGTTTTGGATAAATGGTATGAAGAAGATGGTTATGATGAGTAAGAAAAGCACTATAATCTGCGACAGGTGCGGCAAAGAAGTACCATACAATGTAGGCAAAAGGTTTTATCATCATACATGTATATTGTTTGATAGGTTTTGTCTATGGGATAGCATAGAAGATAGGCTTGATTTGTGTGATGATTGCTCAAATGAGTTTCGCAAGTGGCTAAAGAAAGAGGTGTAGATTATGGCATTGGATTTAACATGGTTTGACGTAGATGGAGATATCGAAACATTCTATACCTATTGTCTTCATCACATGGAAGGCTGCGATGAGCCAGAATGGACTATGTACAATCGAATCACGGCGGTAATTGAAGATTATTGGATGAAGAAGTTTAAGTTTAAACTTAAGGATTCAGTTGACAATAATCTTAAGGGCTTGGTAGTTGGCAATGTGATTGAAGACACCATTGCAGAGATGCCAAACGCATTGAAGATGTTAGAGGATTCATAGAGAGGAATTGATATGGCTATATACAAACTTGAATTTAATTGGTGGACAGTCGAGGACGAGGACAAACCTTGGTATGAACAGGAGCAGCGAGTATATTATTTCACGCACGCCGAGGACGCGCTTGATTTCGTTGACCGTGTAGTCTGGAATGAAGCTGCATATGTATCTATGGGCAGTCCGATTAACGCATATCTTTATAAGTTTACCGAGTCTAGGCAGTATGATGAGCGAGATTGCCGATATATCGCTGCATGGCACGATATTGACAAAAGAGTGCGCTAAAACAACGCTCTGACCTGCGGTTTTGTTGACGAAAAAAGCTTTAAAATCGTGATTTTAAAAGTTTAGTCAATTCCAATAAAAATGTTAATTCCAATTACTATTTGGAAGTAACAAAAATATTGGAAGCATAAAAGAATAGTTGTGATATAATAATAGCTGCTTAATACGCAGCTATTTCTTTATAGGGAGACGGTATGGAACTAGATACATTTTATGTCGTGACGATTCCAGAACATACAAAGAAAGAGATTTCTTTTAGTACAAAAAAGTATGGCATGTGCTTAGGCATTGAGCCAAAAGAAACACAAGTATATGTTCCAGAAAAGAAATACTATTTTAACAAACGTAAACAGGCTAAAAAGTTTTGCTTAGAGAATAATTATCCGTTTGAATATATCACAAAGGAGTTGTATTAATGGCACGCTTATCAAAAGAAGAACTTGATAAAATCAAAAAGAAGTACGGCGTATCATGTATTTATTCATGGAGCCGCGTAAACACCTACATGACTTCTAAGTACGAGTATTATCTTAAATACGTCAAGCACGTGAAGGAAGATAGAACGGACTGTGGATATGCGCCTTTGGGATCAATCGCGCACGACACTCTTGACGCATTTTATGATGGCAATATTTCATATGAAGATATGATTGGTCAGTTCGAGGACGGTTGGCTTACTGCCATTGACATTGCAGACCTTAAGCTTGACCGTAATGATGAAGAACATGATGCTAGTATCAAGGCTAAATACAAGGAAGACTTACAAATCTTCTTTAAGAATCATATCAAGTATAAGCATAAACTGCTTATTGAGAAGCCTGTAATCGCGCAAGTTGGTGACAATGTATTTGTTGGCTATATCGATGCATTGTTTAAGGATGACGATGGCTGTTATAACATTATAGACTTTAAGACTAGCTCTATGTACAAGGGCAAGACGCTTGAAGAGCATTCAGGGCAGCTAACTATCTATGGATTAGGACTAGTACAAGCTGGTATTCCACTTGATAAGGTAAAGATTTGCTTTAATTTCTTAAAGTATTGTAACGTTCAGTATCATCAGAAGAATGGCGCAGTAAAAGAGCGACAGGTAGAGCGCTATAAGCTTGGTGACAGTCTCAAGACAAATGTTAAGATGTGGCTTAAAGCCGATGGGTATTCGGAAGACGAAGTTGATAATTATCTGAAGCTTCTTATTGATACAAACACCATTGATGTATTGCCAGATGATGTACGTGATAAGTATGTGATTACAGATTGCCATGTATTTATTCCATTTACACAGGAGTTAATTGATAAGTGGACTGATACGATTGTGTCTACCATTCAAGATATTAACATGCGCGAGAAAGATTACGAAGAGACTAAGAGCGATGCCGCGTTTTGGGATTCTGAGGAAGATGTTAAAGCGCAGTCGTATTACTTCTCGACATTAATGGGATACAGTGCAAATCTACATAAGCCATATAAAGAATACCTAGATAAGCTAGAAGCACAGAAGAATGATGCAGATATATTTGGCGGTCTTGTTGGAGATTCTAAAAATGACGTTGCAACTAGTCAGGATATATGCAATAATAAGACCGATGAAGTAGATTTATCTTGGCTTGATGAAGAATAAGGTGTTAGTTTAATGGATACAGAGCATACTATAGTCCAGTGTTGCGGTGAAGTATATATCGATTGCAAGCAGCTTCCCACATGCCCTTCAAACTCAAAGCGCTCATCGGTCAGCATTATCGGTGATAAGATTTATATGAATGGGTATGAGTATAAAAACGGCGAGTGGAAGAGAACTCTGCCCGCTTTGTTCTATAACCTGTTTTAAGGAAAGAATACATTATAATGAAGGCGAAAGAGCTTGCAGAAGAGCTATTGAAATATCCAGACTTTGATGTTGCTGTGCGTGTGCCCATATCCGCTTCGACATATGACCATCCATATGGTGAATATGATATGCGATACATAGATTATATTGGCTACATTAGCATTAGAGATGGTGATATGGTAATAGTTCTTGAATAGATAAGGTTGATTATGTCTATATATATTGTTCGTTTCCATGATTACGACACTATGTTTAACGTTGGCTATTTTACGAGCGAAGAAGACGCAGAAAAGTGTATGGAATATTACATGAGAACAAGGCCAAGCGACTATGAGTATATGTGCGATGCGTATAGCTTAGAAAAATATGAGCTTGATGATACTGATTATACCGCACTCATCAAAGAACTTGACGAAGCTGAGAAGGCAATGCAAAAGAAAGAGGAAGAAGAATTTAGAAATAAGGAGCTTGCAGAGCTTGCCAGACTAAAAGCAAAGTACGAAGGTCAACAAGATGATTTGCAATAAATCTGAATTCTTGAAGTCTCTTAAAAAAGAAGAGCTTGATAATGGAACCATTAGGGTTTTAATCGAGTGTAGAGATGGTATACCAGAAAACGTATGGGCATATCAAGATGACAATATGGATAAATCGTTTGCTATTTTGTTGAACACACCGCTTAGCTATTTCCCAGTTCTTTATTATGGGTCAGAAGTCAAGATTAAATATCGTGACAATGTAGCTATACTCGATACCAATTGGGTGGTAGAAGAGTGTAACCGATATGTGATTAAGCGTTCTGATATATAAAATTATTGTTTTAAGGTGGTTAATATGGTAGAATTTGATGTTGATATGGAGTATCTTGCAATCAACGATGAGCTTGATTGCGTTGTGCTACATGATGAGAATGGTGTAATGGACGATGTAGTTTTTGTTCCGCGTTGTATTGTTGATGATGAAGAGTAATAGTATGGATATGTTTAATAAGATTCGTGATTGGCTTGGCGCTATCGTATATGCAATTAGTATTATCATTGGTTTCTATGTGAGCATTTGGATAATGCTAGTTGAGCCTATTATTTACGCCTGTCAGTGCTTTGATGCCGGTACTTTGACGGCAACAATTGTCGGCATAACGATTATTAAAATTTTGCTGTCTGGTTTTGCTGGTATATTAATAATGCTTATTGGGTTTGCAATTGCATTTTTTATTTCAAACCGATAATATTTTAATAAAACACAGGCAAATTAAAGCGAATATATGCTATACTTAGGGGAGACGTTTGTTTCCCCTAATTTTTTATTGAGAGGGTGCATATATGCAGGATAACTATTGTGTGTATCATTTACATAGCGATCTCAGCAATGGGGTCACTAATGTGGATTCGGTTACAAAATATACAGAGTATGTTGATTATGCCGCTTCCATTGGTATGAAAGCGATGGCATTTAGTGAGCATGGCTGCATCTTTGAGTGGGTTCATAAAAAGCAAGCGATTGAAGCTGCTGGTATGAAATACATTCATGCTGTAGAAGCATACCTAACAGAAGACAATGATGTTGAAGACAAGCACAGGGATAATTATCACTGTGTTCTGATTGCTAAGAACTATGATGGCGTTAAAGAGCTTAATAAGATGGTGTCTAAGTCATTTCATCGAGACGATTATCACTTCTACTATATGCCGCGCATTACTTTTGAAGAGCTGTTCGCAACATCGGACAATATCATTATTACAACCGCTTGTCTTGGCGGTGTGTTAAACAAGGGTAGCAATGATACAAAGAAGAGATTTATGAAATTCCTTATTACTAATAAGGATAGATGCTATCTTGAGATTCAACATCATAATTGTATAGACCAAATTACATATAATAAGGCATTATATGCTATTAGTATGAAGACTGGCATTCCTCTGATTGCTGGCACAGATACACACTGCCTTAATGACGAGCATGTTGAGGGGCGAAAGATTCTTCAAAAAGCCAAGAACGTGTTCTTTTCTGATGAAGATGATTGGGATTTAACTTTCAAGACCTATGATGAGCTTGTTGCTGCATATAAGATCCAGAATTCACTACCAGAGAACGTATATATGCAGGCAATTGATAACACAAATATCATGGCTGATTCTATTGAAGAGTTCGAGCTTGACTATTCAAAGAAGTACCCTAAGCTATATGCTGATTCTGAAGGAACGTTAAAGAAGAAAATTGTTGATGGCATTAAGAAGAGGGGTATTGATAAATACCCAAACTTTGACGAGTATAAGAAGAAGATTCAATATGAGCTAGATACATATAAGCATAATGGAGCCGTTGACTTTCTGCTACTTGACGAGGATTATAAGGCCGCTCTTAAAAAGCATGGTGTGTCGTATGGATATTCCCGTGGATCGGTAAGTGGCAGTGTAATTGCGTATCTTCTTGGTATTACAGAGGTAGATTCAATTAAATATAACCTTAACTTTGAACGTTTTATGAATAAAGAGCGTGTGTCGCTTGCTGATATTGATACAGACTGGTCTAAAAAAGACAGATATAAAGTAAGAGATTATATGTTCAATAAGGACGGCTTGTATTGCTGCGATATTGTTACATTCAACACTATTGCCATGAAGGGCGCTATTAAAGATGTTGGCAGGGCGCTTGGTATGAGCGTTGAGGACACTCAGACTATTAGCGATGCTGTTTACCAAGATGATAAAAAGAAGGATTGCATTGATGCCTACTATACAGATAAATATCCAGAGCTATTTAAATATGTTGATATTGTAAAAGGTACAATCGTATCAATTGGCAATCATCCATCTGGTCTGGTTGTTTCTCCTTATCCTGTTGACGAGTGGTTTGGTCTTTGTAGTACTAAATCAAACGACAATATGATTTCTCAAATCAACATGAAGGAACTTGATGGCTTACAGTTTGTTAAACTTGATGTTCTTGGTCTTGATTGCGTTGGTCTTATCAATGAGACGTGTGATTTAGCTGGCATTCCTAGGATTACTCCTGATAATATCTCGTTTGATGATGTGAAAGTATGGAATGAGATTAGGGATGACTGTACTATGATTTTTCAGTTTGAATCTTCATATGCAGGTGACTATATTAAGCAGCTGTTTAGCGATGAGACGATTGCGAAGATTAGAGAAAAGAACCCAGACTTCTCATATATCGAACTAATGTCAATGGCAAACGGCGCAATCCGACCTGCTGGTGCAAGTTATCGAGAGGAACTTTCTATTGGTAAATATCGTGATAATGGACATGAAGCACTAAATAAATTCTTGGCTCCAACACTAGGATACTTGGTATATCAGGAACAGATTATCGAGTTCCTGCATTCTTTCTGCGGTTATACGATGGGTGAAGCAGACATTGTTCGCCGTGGCTTTGCTAAGAAGACTGGTACTGATAAGTTTATTCCTAAGATTAAGGAGGGATTTATCAAGACAATGAAGGAAAAGTATGGTGTAGAGAAGGAAGAAGCAGATAGGCTTATTGAGAATTTTATCAAGGTAATTATTGATGCAAGTTCATACCTATTCTCACATAATCACGCTGTACCATATAGTTTCCTTGGCTATGTTGTTGGTTATCTACGTTGTTATTACAAGCTTGAGACAGTTACAACAGCTTTAAACATTTATGCAGAGGACGATGCTAAGTGTTTGGAAATCATTGCATATGCAAAAAGAAATGGCATTGAGCTTAAGCCGATTAAGTTTGGCAAGTCAACTGCTGATTATACAATGGATAAGAAGGAGAACTGTGTATATAAGGGCGTTGCCAGTGTAAAGCATTGTAATCGTCAAATCGCAGATGAACTACTTGAGCTATCTAAGAATAAGTATGGTTCGTTTACGGAGCTGCTTAAAGATATTAAAGATAAGACTTCTATTAACTCTAGGCAGCTAACCATTCTTATCAGCCTTAATTTCTTTTCAGACTTTGGTAAGAATAAGTATCTGTTAGACGTTGTTGATATCTATGACAAGTTTGCCAACTCAAAGGTCATTGCCAAAAAGAAGATGGAGGAGCTTGGCGTATCTGATTATCTGATGCAAAAGTATGCTGGCAAGGAGACGAAATCACAGTGGAGACAGCTCGATAACCAAGGATTAATCAATGAGCTTTGTAATAGACTTGAGAATAAATCTCTTGATATTGTTTCTCAAGTAAGAGCGGAGATGGATTATCTTGGCTATGTGAATTATGTTAACTCCAATATGGCAGACGATTATTATATTGTCACTGGCTTTGTGACATACAAGAATCCCTGCACTCCCAATCTTGTTTTGCGTAGAATTTGTGACGGCGAAGAGATAGGGTGTAGAATTAAGCAGTCAAAGGTGTTCAAGGAGACTCCGTTTGGCATGTATTCTATCTTGAAGATTGAAGGATTTACATATGACTTCAAGAACAAGAAGATTAATGGTGAATGGCAAAAGTCAGATGAGCGCGAGATTGTACTTGAAAATTATGAATGTATGAAAGGGTAGACACAATGGATAACAATCAGGTAGAGTTCAAAGGCACTGTTGTTAAATGTGTCTACTCTTCTCCTAATTTCAAAACATATGCTCTTGATGTAGACGATGTTTCATATCCTAACATCAAGCACAATAAGTTTGACAACGTTTCTCTTATTGGTGATTTGTCAGATCTTGTTATTGGCATTGAATATGATGTTGTTGCCACAGAGGAGCAGACAAAATACGGTATAAGTTATCGTGCTGTAAATGTACGTAGAGATATGCCTACAAGAAGGTCAGATATTAAAGCATTTTTACAAGAGATTCTTACCATAAAGCAAGCCGAAGTTCTTTATGAAAATTATCCAGATATTATCGATATTGTCATTGAAGGCAAAGATGATATTGTAGATGTCAATAAGCTTCATGGTATTGGCGAAAAGACATTCGAGAGAATCAAAGAAAAGATTATCGAGAACTTTAAACTTGTTGATCTTGTAGCCGAATTCAAAGGTGCCATTTCGCTTAGTATGATTAAGCGTATTTATGATAAATATACTGATATTGATGTACTCATGGAGCGTCTTAAAGATGAGCCATATACTACGCTTACTCGTGTCAGTGGCGTAGGCTATAAGACTGCTGATTCCATCATTATTAATCTGCAAAAAGAAGGGGTTATTGATTTTGGATACGATGTAAAAACTAGCAAAGATAGGTGTCTTGCTTGCATTATCTATTTACTTAAAGAGAACGAAGACGAAGGCAATACAAAGATGAATCTTGCAGATCTGCGTAAGCAATGTTATGACATGGTTCCGTCTTGTGCAGACCATTTCGTTAATGCCATTCAAGATAGTACTATCTACTATGATAAGAGTACTATGGCTATCGCTCTTTCAAGTACGTTTAATAAAGAAAAATATATTGCATACACGATTATGAATAATATATTTAATCAAGATAACGCTTGGGATTTTGATGTAGAAAAGTACAGCAAGGTTGGTGAATTCGAACTATCTTATGAACAGATGAAAGCTGTTGAGAACCTATGTAAATACAATATCAGTATTCTCAATGGCGCAGGAGGTACTGGCAAGAGTTTTTCAACACAAGCTGTTATCAATATGCTTGATGATAATGGAAAGAGATATGAATTATTTTCGCCAACTGGTAAGGCGGCTAAGGTCTTATCTGGATTCACAGGAAGAAGGGCTTCTACTATTCATAGGGGTCTTGGGTATAATCCACGAGTCGGTTGGACTTATAATAAAGATTGCAAGCTTTATTGCGATGTTGTAATAGTTGATGAGTGTTCAATGGTTGATGTTAGTTTATTTGCACATCTTATTGATGCTATCGACTTTAAGAGTACAAAGCTTATGTTGATTGGCGATAATGCACAGTTACCCTCTGTTGGATGTGGTAATTTGTTCCATGATTTTATGCAGAGTAAAGCCATCCCAACAACGACATTGACTAAAGTGTTTCGTTATGGAGAAGGCGGCGTATCTACCGTTGCGACAGACACGCGATTCTGCAAAACATATCTTGATACAAGTATGAAAAACAAAGCCACTTGGTTCGGAACAAATAAAGACTATGTGTTCATTGACCTTGTAAAAGAAGATGTCCCTAAAAATGCAGTTGCGCTATACAAAAAATTATTGAAAAATGGCGAACACATGGAAGACATTCAGGTTCTTACGGCTAAAAACATAGGAGAATATGGCGCGATAAAACTTAATAACATGATTCAAAAAGCTGTTAATAAAAACTATGGCGCTAAAAGATGTATGAAAGTAGGAGATGTACAATACTATGATGATGACATAGTTGTTCAAAAGCAAAATAACTATAGTGCCTTAATATGTGATACACGTGGAGCCATATCTGAAGAAGAGGGAACGGCGTTCGTTGCAAATGGCGAAACCGCACGTATTGTATATGCATGTGCTACATATGCAGTGCTTGATTTTGATGGCGTTCTTGTCAATTATTCTAAATATGATATGACTATGGTGGGACTTGCATATGCTATGACAATCCATAAGTCGCAAGGCAGTAGCATTAAAAACGTTATTCTTTGTACGACAAAGAGCGATATCTTTATGCTTAATAGCAATCTGCTCTATGTTGGTGTAAGCCGTACAAAAAATCACTGTTATCATCTAGGCTCTATTGATGCCGTCAATATGGCGGTTAAAAAGAAAGCCAATCTATCAAGGCAAACATTTATGCAAGAATTTATGAACTTAATTGGATGTATGCAAGGATAGATTGACACAAAATCTGCATAATATTAATAGGAGTTTGTGGTATTATATATACTGCAAACTCCTAATGTTATATGCAAAGAGGTGATTGGATTGAAAAATAAAGATATTCTAGTATCTATTGGTATGTTGGGTGTATTTGCAATTCTTTTATTTAGTATTTTGTATTTCGTGTTTCAGCCAGTTCATAGCAACAATGATGGCAAGGATAGCGATGATACAAGTGTTGTAATTATTAAAGACAAAGAGAAAGCAGAAGAGTCTGATGATGAATACGCTGATTTAACTGCAAAGTATGTAAGCTACGAGACTTATGATGCTCCTAAGAATAGTGGATTTAAATCTTTTATGGATTATAGAACGATAACTAATACCGATTCTAAACAGTACAGGCTACAACAGTATTATGCTGAGACTGGCGAATACGGTATTAGGATGGCTGATAACAGATATATCGTAGCTATCGGTACATATTTTACATCTGATGTTGGTCAGTATTTTGATATTATACTTGAAAATGGTACTGTTATCCCGTGTATTTTGGGAGATCAAAAGGCTGATGTAGATACCGATTCAGATAATATCATCACAAAGCACAATGGATGTATGAGTGAATTTATCGTTGATTCAGATGCGCTGAATGAGGATATTAAGTTCCACGGTGACATGTCTTACTGTTTAAAAGATTGGGACAGTCCTATTAAAACTATCAAGGTATACAACAGAAATATTTTTGAATATTAATTTATATTCTTATGTATATTAGTGGCTAAATGCTGTATAATATTTAATTGTATCAAATAAAGTTATATGCTTTAATTAGGAGGTAATGCGTATGATGTTTGTTATTAAGCGAAATGGACGAGAAGACGCTTTTGACAAGAACAAGATTTCAAACGCTATTAAGAAAGCATTTATTGAAGTCGATGGCGATGTTACCGAGGACGCAAATAAAATTGCAAATAAGATTTCAAATGAAATCGCAAATATCAAGAAAGAGAAAATGTCCGTTGAGGATATTCAAGACATGGTTGTGAACAAGCTTATGTCAACCTCGCGCAAAGATGTGGCTTCTCATTACGTTGAGTACCGTTATAAGCGTAAGATTATTCGTGAGGTCAATACAACAGATGAAACAATTATGGAGCTGCTAAGCGGAGACAGCGATTATTGGAATAACGAAAACTCAAATAAGAATGCTAGTCTTGTCACCACTCAACGAGATTATATGGCTGGCGTTGTAAGTGAAGATATCTCCAAGCGCTTTTTGCTACCAGAGGATGTTGTTGAAGCTCATGAAGCTGGCATCATTCATTTTCATGACATTGATTATTTTGGGCAGAATGCTCTCAGTAATTGCTGCCTAATTAACCTAGAAGACATGCTTCAGAATGGCACTGTTATCTCTAATGTTATGATTGAGAAGCCGCATAGCTTTGCCACCGCTTGCAATATCGCCACTCAGATTATTGCTCAGGTTGCATCAAGTCAGTATGGTGGACAGACAATTAGCCTTACACATCTTGCTCCTTTTGTTGACGTGAGCCGACAGAAGATTAAGAAGCAGGCGATGGATACATATGTTGAGTTTGTCGGACATGAGCCTAAGACAGATGACGAGATTGCCAATTACAATGATATTGTCGAGTCTATGGTGAAGGACGAGATTAGGCGCGGCGTTCAGACCATTCAGTATCAAGTTGTAACACTCATGACTACTAATGGGCAAGCTCCATTCCTTTCTGTAAACATGTATCTTAACGAAGCAAAAGATGAGCAGACTAAGAATGATCTTGCTCTAGTTATTGAAGAGGTTCTTAATCAGCGCATTCAAGGCGTTAAGAATGAGAAGGGCGTATGGGTAACACCTGCGTTCCCGAAGCTGCTTTATGTCCTTGAGGATGATAATATCCATGAGGGCGATAAGTATTTCTATCTAACTCAGCTTGCCGCCAAGTGTACTGCAAAGCGTATGGTGCCTGATTATATTTCTGAAAAGAAGATGAAGGAATATAAGCTATCTAAGGGCGAAGAGGTTGGAAATGGGGATTGTTATCCTTGTATGGGGTGCCGCTCGTTCCTTACCCCAGACCGTAGTGGTAATGGATATGATAACATTGCAAAGGCTAAGAACTATGATGGCAAGCCGAAGTACTATGGTCGCCTAAATCAAGGTGTTGTGACAATCAACCTTCCTGATGTTGCACTATCGTCTGGCGGCGACTTTGATAAGTTCTGGAAGCTTTTTGATGAGCGCACTGAACTTTGTCACAAGGCGCTACAGGCACGTCATAATAGGCTCATGGGTACTCCATCTGATGTAGCACCTATCCTTTGGCAGCATGGCGCTTTTGCTCGCTTGGACAAGGGTGAAAAGATTGACAAGCTTCTTTACAATGGATATTCAACAATTTCACTTGGATACGCTGGTCTTTATGAGTGTGTAAAGTATATGACTGGTCATAGCCATACAGATGGTGATATTGGTGAGAAGTTTGGACTTGAGGTAATGCAGGCTCTTACCGATAAGTGCAATCAATGGAAGGAAGCAGAGAACATTGATTACAGTCCATACGGTAGCCCAATTGAATCTACCACATACAAATTTGCAAAGTGTTTAAAGAAGCGCTTTGGTGTAATCGAGGGTATCACTGATAAGGATTATATTACCAACTCTTATCATGTTAATGTTACTGAACACATCGATGCGTTTAGCAAGCTTGCTATCGAGTCTAAGTTCCAGAAGCTTTCTCAGGGCGGTGCCATTAGCTATGTTGAGGTGCCAAATCTAACAAACAATATCGATGCAGTGATTCAGATTATTCAGTTTATCTATGACAATATTATGTATGCTGAGCTGAATACAAAGAGCGATTATTGTATGGTGTGCGGTTGGGACAAGGAGATCCTTATTGTAGAGGATAAGGATACTGGCGAGCTTGTTTGGGAATGCCCCAACTGTGGCAACCGCGACCATGATAAAATGAGCGTGGCACGCCGCACCTGCGGATATATTGGAAGTAATTTCTGGAATGCTGGACGCACTCAGGAAATTAAAGAACGTGTCCTACATGTGGACGATATGCCAGTTGAAGATGGTGATTAAGATTAGATACTCTTTAATTCGCAAAATGGATATTTCAAATGGCAGCGGCATCGGCGTTTCTCTTTTTGTACAAGGGTGCCGCGCCCATTGTAAAAACTGTTTTAACAGTGAGACATGGGGATTTACTGGTGGCAAAGAATGGACTAAGCAGACTAAAGAAGAGTTTCTTAAGCTTGTTGCGCAGCCGTTTGTTGCCAGAGTAACCATCCTTGGTGGAGAGCCGCTTGAGCCTGAAAATGTATACGATGTTCTTTCTCTCATCAAAGACATTAAAGCCAAGTTTCCAGACAAGAAAATCTGGCTGTATACTGGATTTACATGGGAACAAATCTTTAAGCCAGCTATGTTAAATGATTTAAACCCATTAGACTTCTTTAAGACTGTTAAAGTTAAGACAGCTCGAAAGAACATTGTTTCTATGTGCGATGTTGTTGTCGATGGTAGATACGTTGACGAGCTTAACGACATATCTTTAAAGTGGTGTGGAAGTTCAAATCAGCGTGTAATAAATGTTCAAAAAACTATAGCAACAAATAAGATTGTATTGTATAATAATTAACGTTATATGCGATAACAAAGAAAGGTGATTTATATGCAGCGCATGGCAAATTTTTCTAAGGTGTCTTTCAACAGATTTCATGATGATTGGCTTGACACTTTTGATGCTCTAAAGGACGAGACTGATAACGACAAGCTTGAGAAGCATCTTCGCAATATCTACAATGGTATTAAGCTTCCTAAGCGTGCCACAGCTCAGAGCGCAGGTTATGATTTCTTTTCTCCTATGAGCTTTGTTCTTGAGCCTAACGACTCCATTAAGATTCCGACTGGTATTCGCTGTGAGATGTATGACGGCTGGGTTCTGATGGGATTCCCTCGTAGCGGACTTGGTTTCAAATACGGTTTGTCAATGGCAAACACTGTATCTATTATTGATGGCGATTACTTTGACTCTGATAATGAAGGCAATATTTTTGTAAAGTTGACAAATAACAGTTGTCTAGCCAAGGAGATTCGCATCAACAAGGGCGATGCTTTCTGTCAGGGCATTTTCCTTCCCTTTGGTATCACCCTAGACGATAACACCACGGCTGTGCGCAATGGTGGTCTGGGGTCAACTGATGCAAAGTAAGTATACATGTGATGTATGCAAGCATTATCTTGGTTGGAATGACTGGGCGATTCCTTGTGAAGTCAAGTATGATGATATTGATAAAGACTTAAACGCATGTGAATGCTTTCGCCCAATTGGAAAGGCGCGTTGCATGTTTCGCAAAGTACCTATTAATAAAAATGGATTGAATGCAAATATAAAAGCGCATATTCTCTCCGATGATGAAATGAATAGACTCGGGTTTTATGATTTAGGTGCTTCATCATGGTATCTATGCAAGCATGTACATAAATATCCGACAATAACATTCAATGTCACAATTCCAAAAGATAAGCCAGAAGATTTAAAAATTGACGTATTGGACGAAGAGTTTCTTCAGCCATATGATTATCAGAGTATGCTTGATCGTAATCCAAAGTTTGCACCAGCTCTTGAGGTTAAAGAATCTGTGGATATGTTTATGATGTATCTTATTGGCAACGGTGTATTAAGCGGATGGTCTATCGGTGATTATCTGTAGGGGGTGGTTTAATGAGTGGTTATTTAGTCAATCATTATAAATCTGTATATCGTATTTTACCTGTTATCAATAATGCAACAAATGATTTCTGTCGTGATTGCAATGGTAAGATTGACGAAGATAATGTGTATATTCCATGCCATTACAATTCAAGAATTTGGCATTATGGTAGGTCTAAGCTTATTGCTTATATTCCATCTGTTCAACGTGGTCATAACGTAGTTAAAGCCCTCAAGAAAAATGGCGTAAATGTTTTTGACTGTGATGAATCAGATGGAGAGGTAGTATTTAAGTTTAACGCTTCTGATATGGATCAAGTTGCTTCTTTAATGAAGCCTAAGACTAGTGGTGCGAAAACTAGCCCATTCTCGTCAAAGAACCTACCAAAAGCGCAGGTAGATATACCCGAAAATGAGCTTGCTTGTTATAAAAGTCTAGTTTCAAAGCTTGGGACTAGCGACATGAGCGTAATCAGGACTGCAAATAAAAATTTCCTAGATGATGTTTTGGCTAAGAAGCTTCGTCCAAAAGGAAAGCGCAAGCCATTTGATTATGCAAGCGACATGAAGACTATGTGTCTCTCTAGAGATACAAAATCTTACGTATATGCCAAGGGTCTTTGGGAAGACTATCTAAAATTCTTAGAGATTGCCATTAATACCTATCTAAACAAATAAATATATATGCTATAATAGTGCCAAAAGATATACAAAAATGTTAATCTTTTGGCACTTCATATAAAGTTATAGGAGGATATATGCTGAAGATTGAAAAGACTGAAACATATGGTTGGGAAGCCGCAATCCGTGGTATGCGCAACCCTATGAATTCTTGGGCTAAGAGTGATAGCGAACAGAAGTATTATGGTGGAGACTCCTATAAAGGCGTATTTAAAATTGGCGATAACGATTTGAATCTTATGAAGCGCCTTCGTAATGCTGGCACAGACCATCGTAAGTATCTTCGTATGATTACTGTGTATTGTGATATTACAGCTCCACTATATTGGTGGAAGGAGTTTGATACTTACAAGGTCGGAACAGTTGTAAATTCGTGTTCGACCATGCATAAGATTCAGGCTAAGGAGTTTACGCTGGATGATTTTAGTCATGAGCGTCTTAATACCCGTTCCACGGAACTGTTAAATAAAACTATTGACGGGCTTAATAATTATCGTGACTTTTATCTTACATGGGACGATTGCGGCATTAATCTTAAAAAAATGTACGAGTTTTCTAACCGTAAAGACGTATGGTGGCAAATGATTCAGCTTTTGCCTAGCTCGTATAACCAGAAGCGCACGGTTATGCTGAACTATGAAGTTCTTGCAAACATGTATAAGTCTCGCAAGAACCATAAGCTTGATGAGTGGCATACGTTGTGCGACTGGATCAAAACACTTCCATATTCAGAATTGATTACAGGCGAGGAGGAGTAGCATGGCGGTAATTAGTTATAACGAGAGCAAGAGCGGCAACAACTCTCTTATTGTTCATGGTAATGAGGAGGAGCTTAAGGAGGTTGCTGAGTTTGTAAACAGTATGTATGACAACGTAGACAATCTTAGCATTGATAAAGATATGGTAAATCACCCGTCTCACTACGAGCAGAAGCAAAATGGTGGTATGGAATGCATTGATGAGATGATTCTTGTATTTGGCAAAGAAGCAGCGATGAACTTCTGTCTTCTCAATTGTTGGAAATATCGTTACAGAGCGCCATATAAAAACAATGCAGAGCAAGACATGCAAAAGAGCCGTTGGTATTTGAACAAGTATAAAGAGCTAAAAGGCTCCACTACTGTTTCTAACCAAAACATTACACATAGTAACCTAAAGCCTTTGCCATATAACGATTGTGTGCTACGAACGCCTTATCCATATACAGATGATAAGAAAGTATGGTGTGGTACGACTACCAATACAACAATGAACAGCTAAATATATATGCTATGGGGCTGTAACAAGCCCCATTTTTGTGCAAATATTCTTTATAGAACTTATCTTTTGTAATTTACGTAAAACAAAGATACAATATTGTTGTAAAAATATATTATAAAGGTGTGTTAACATCATGGGGAAAGACCTTAAAGGCAAAGACTTGGGGCGCGGATACAGTCAACGAAAAGATAAACGTTTTGAAGCGCGTGCAATGATTAATGGTACAAAAATATGCTTATATGATATGCATCTTCCAACATTGAAGAAGCGCTTTGAAGAAGAGAAGATTAAGATTTTAAGAGACGAAAAAAATATCAGGCCAAACCTTACACTGTCTGAATGGTTTGAAGAGTGGTTTGAAAAATACAAAGAACCAGCATTGAAGTCAGAAGTATCCAAAAAGGCATATCATAGAAAAGTATCCAACACATACATTGCTGCAATGGGAGATAAAAAGATAGAGAATATATCTCATATGAATATGCAAGACACAACAAACGAATTGCTTAATAAGTTCAAAGCAAGAACATTAAGAGAAGCACTTGGCGTACTCAGAGAGTGTTTAGATATAGCCGTGATGAATCAAATCATTAAGTCTAACCCGTGTATTAATATAGCAATAAAAGACGAGAATGAAGCTGTTCAAGAACGTAGGGTTTTGAGTTCTCGTGAAATGAAGATGTTTTTAGATGAAATAGAACATGAGTATTATAATGAAGCTTACCAAATCTTATTACTTACTGGCATGAGAATAGGCGAATTCAGCGGTCTTCAATGGCAGGATATAAACTGGCAAAACAAAACAATCAGAATACAAAGAAGTCTGAGCATTGGCTATGTTGACGGCAAGAAAATGGAATATCTCACAACGCCAAAGACGAGCAATAGCTACAGAACTATTCCGTTCTTCGGGAATGTAGGAGAACTATTTAAAGATTGGAAGGTAAAACAAGACCAATATAAAGCAAAGCTTGGAAGTAGATGGAGATTGCGACCAGAGTTAGGCGATTTAGTTTTTACGACAACACTTGGCTCGCCAGTAACAAGATATGCATTGTCCCATAACATTGAAAAGGTATTGAAGAACATCAACGAAAAAGAAGAATATAATGCGGCAATAGAAGGCAGAGCGCCAGAAAAAATGGAACACATCTATCCACATGCGTTTAGACATACGTTTGCTACTAGGTGTTTTGAAAAGAAATTAGATCCAGTGTTTATACAAAGAATCATGGGGCATACTAGTTATGCTACCACTTTGAAATATACCCACTTGTTAGAGACAAAACTGAATGAAGAAGTGGCAAAAGCAGAAGACTTCCTATTATAATGGGAGTCTTTTTTTATATTCATTATTTGCGTATTTGCGTAGAGATTCAATTTGCGTAGAAATTTAAGCAAATTTATTTTTTACGTTTTAAAGCAGTTGCGTATCGTTTGCGTAAAGTTTCTAAACAAGCTTGCAAACGCTATGTAAATAAAGTAATATATATAAGGGCTTTGCATTTGGAGTTCTAGGAGATAACAACGAGTAAGTAATTATGGCTCCTTGATAGACAAAGGGTTTGGGATTTCCTATATTTGCTTAAATTAAGCAATACCTTATATTAATGTTGTATGTATTTGAGTCATATTTGCTTATGGATTTGCTTAAACACTATCGTCCATTTCCTTCAGCTAAGTCTACGCAACTAGGCTCAAACATACAATACCTTACACTCACTGAGGTTCTTAATTGAACCTCTTTTTTAATATCTAAAAGGAGTTGTTCACAATGGCATTACAACAAGATTCAATAATAAAGATTCTGGCTAGATTAGAAAGTGTTCAAAAGGAAATACAATCTATTCGCAGTGATTTAAAATACATTATTGAAAAAGAAGATAATCAAAAATCGTAAAAAAAAGGGAAACAGAAATTAATCTGTTTCCCTGAATTATTTAAACACCGATTACGTAACGAAGAACCATGTTTCTGTTGTCAACTGTTTGACCATGAAGAGAAAGGGCTGAGTTGTTATTTACAGCATTACCCTTTATCTCATTATTATTAATATAAAGATACTTCTTGTAGAACTTTCCACCACGCTCAAGTATGAATGAGAACCCACCGCCGTTATCATTTGCTACGGCGTATTTAGGAACAAAGAAAGAGTTCCAGCTAGAATTAACAGGAGATGTATTGGCAACGTCATATGCACTGAATATTAGAGAAATGCCATGAGGTTGCGCAGACACATTGCCAGAAAGGGCAATAGTAGTATCCTCTTTTACGTATAAGGCACCGCTCCACAGAACCTTATTCTCACCATAATTAGAACCAGTAAGACCGCCAGTTTTACTCCAAATACGAACAGAGTTACCGTATAGGTTGGTTGTTCCGTCAGACTTTTGATAGTTGTCATATCCAATTGCCGTATTGCCAGCGGCAGACACGGGGACGAATACATTCTTCAAAGTTCCGTCTGATGTCTTGCCCTGTATAGCAGCTTCTACACCCATATTAATGTCTTTGCTTGTTGTGACATTTCCTGTGAGTGTGCCACCGCTTAAAGGCAGATAACTGTGAGTGTGGTTTTTAGCAGCATATCCAGAGTGCGTATGATTCTTAGCAGCATAAGTGTTTGGCAAAGATTCATGAATTGTGTCCATAGCATTTAGATCGTCAGTTAGACACCGACTTGTATCATTGCCTCTCCAAATCTCATTGGTTGACATTGTGCCAATAAAAGATTATTCTGATGTTTCAGCCATAATGTTCTCCTTAGAACGCAGCCTAACTTATGTCATGTATATTATACCACATTATGAGCTTTGTTATTTTCATCATATGCCGTAATTAAAACATAATGTCTATTGCCACTAGAATCATAAGCAGACACTAATCCAATATGTTTTTTACCATTAGAATCATATATGCTTACAACACCAGAACGGACTTTGATGGAAATAGTTGCCTGTGTCGTTTTATATCCTCCGTACCATTCGTGAATCTCTTTGAGGGTATATGTTACCGTTCCGCCTTTTGCACCAGTAACATCAGATGGTTTAAGCATATAGCTAGTATTCGAGCCGCTATATAATTTTGTGTCACCTTGCCACAGTTCGAAGTGGTCAAAGCTTGCATTGCCTTGAGTTCCGCTTTTACTCCAAGATAGCGTTATATCCTCGCCATAATGAGCAATTGTTTTAGATGCAGAAAAAGTTGGATTTCCATGCGCATGATAGGGACGAGCTGGAATGGTAACTGCGACTCTTGCACCATCGCCATTGTTAGCGCCCCATGCGCCATATCCATTAACTGTTTCTCCCCAAATCTTAGCCCAGCATTCGCAGTATTGGTCAACATTTGTTCTTGTAATATTCCACGACTTTGAACCGCTGACAATTGTTGCACCATAATTCGCAACACCTTTGCCGACCTCTGCCCAATTAGAAGTTTTATTGCATGTATAGCCGACCTGTCCAACTATGCCGTATTGAGCAGGCCCACCACCAGAGCCAGCTGTACCATGACAATTGATGCTTACTGTTACCCTAGCAACCGTTTCGCTTGTATTTGACACAGAAGCACCGCATGTTGTCGTAACGACATCATAACTACTCGGATAAGCATTCTTAGTAGGGTTTGTTAAAGCCATCTACATCACCGCCTAATCAAGCAGCTGTATATAGATTGTATTTGGCGTACCAGTTGCAGGAGCTTCGCCAGTACCCATAGTAATACCAAGAGCTTTTAAAGCGTCTACGGCAGTTGTGGCACCAGTGCCACCATGTTCGATTGACAGAGCACCGCTTGTAATATCGTTTGCGCTATGCTTATGCGAACTTGTTGCAGCGCCAATATTAGCAGGCGTAATACCGAGTTTTGTTCTAGCATCATCAGCAGTCTTGGCACCAGTACCACCGCTCGATACTGGAATGACACCAGTATCGTCTGCTACGCTAAACAACTTCTTAGCGGCTGCGAGAGTGGTACAACCAGTACCGCCATTTTCAATCGGCAAAGCACCGCCTGTGTTACCAAGACCAAGATTCTTTCTAGCTTCTGCAACGGTTGTGCCGCCAGTGCCACCAGAAGTCACGGGAACAGTACCATACAGTCCATTGGCATTAGGATGAACCATGTCATCAACAATCCAATATTGACCGTCATATATAAGTCTTACTGGCTTGCCGTTTGCAAGGAAATCTTCGCTTGGCAATTGAATAGTAGATTTAGGAGAGCTAGAAATACGCACCCTGATATTCTTAGCACCAAGACCATTGACATTTAATGTTGGCGCAGTAGTAGTACTAGTAACATGTGGCACCATAACAAAGTTAGCACCAACAGAAAGAACTTCAATTGCCTTAACGGTAGCAGTATATGCAGCACCAGTACCAGCACTTGTAATACCTACAACGCGCTGTCTGCAAGCTTCGTCATACACCTCAAGACCGCCAAGGGATTTCATTATCTTATTTCCATCCATATTTTTACACAGACCTCCTTGCTAAATTAACGGCAATGTTTCCACTGCCATCGTTTACAAGCTCAATAGCATAACTATCATTAACAATCATAATTCTTATATTTTGCTGTATCTTTGCTTCTGTATTGGTAGCGACATCAAGAAGTTTATTATATATCGCAGCAGTATCAGTATCAATTTTGCGCAGTTTGCCACTTACTGCTGGATTACCATCGGCATCATTCTCACCCAAAGTGAAAATCATATCCCGCTTTTCACTGGCAATATACTTTAAAGCATCTTGTTCAATTTTGTTGATTGTATTGACAGCTTCGGGAGTAATTTTTTCAATCTCATTAACAGCATCAGTTTTAATCTTTTTAATCTGCGTGTCTGCGTCCCACATTATCTTGTTTACATCGCTGACTACTTCTTCTGTTAACATCTGCTCGGTGATGCGCTCGATAGTTTCAACATGATAGGCAGTTGACATATCATCGCACCTCCTTTATGATTGGTTTACGAGAATGGCAAGATTTGCGTTGCCGTTTCCATCGTTAACAGTCTTAAGATACACGCCGTTCTTTGTAATGAGCGTGTTTATGTTTGTCTCAATAGTCTGCTGAGTCTTATTTGCAACAGAAACGGCATCATCATATGTCTTCTGAGTATTATTCTTAATCTCAGTGGCGGTATTAACAAGGGCGTTGCCAGTGGTGATAAAGCCTTCTTTGGCTTCATCAACAGTACTAACGGCGTTTGTCTTAGTCTGTGTTATGGTATTTACAGCAGCATCTCTTGTATCTGTAACAGTAGCTACAGACTTTGTTTTAACGTTATTAATCTCGTTAATGGCATTTGTTCTAGCCGTCTCGGTGCTAGATTCAATTTCTTTTTTAATCATCTCGGCAGTAATGCGAGTAATATTCTCAACGTAGAGATAATCGCTTGGCTTTGCACGTTTACGAACAGGGATCTCACTATATAGAATTGTTTTCTGAGAAGACGAATCATCTGCGTCAGTTAAATATACATAGACAAGCAGAGGATAAGGCTCCTGCAATAGAATATTAGGAATATCGGCAATAATGATATCTCCTGCGTGCATTGTTGCCACGCTGTCATCTTGAACAGCTACATCATCGCCACTATATTTTACAGTAGAGCGAACAACCAACGCTTCTTTTCTACTTGAATTAGAGAAATGTACTTCAGGTGGATTCTGAAGATATCTTTCATCGCATCCATTAAGGTCGATAACTATCTTCTGGTCTATGTCCCATTGATAGAATCTATTAATTGTGTCTCCGTTAAGATTTAAACAAGGCACTTCGTACATAGACATACCTCCTTGGTCATTAGAGTTTATAAATATGGTTAATATTGTAACATAAAATGTGTTTTCTAATATTCAAAATTGTAGAACTTTTAATTTATATATAAATAAATTTATATGCACCATTGAAAAAATCCCACGCAAGTTATATACTCATTTCGAGTTAAATTGCGTGGGATTTTTTCAATGAAAGGACTTAAAAAATGAAACTTATCGACATCTATGAACAGCATTATCTACCCGAGAAAACACAGAAGAGGGCGGCATCTACTGTAGCTGTATACGACTCATCAATGCGCCTTCATGTACTTCCGCGATGGGGCGAATGTGAGATTGAAGACATCTGCCCTGATGATTTGCAGGAGTGGGTAGACTCGTTTGAAAAAGCTGGTGCAGGAGAGAAAGCGTTTAAATGTATTCGCCAAATCATCCGTTGGTGGATTCGCAAGAAGCGTCTACATATTATCGATCCAACCGCATACATAGAAGTAAACCATCCTAAACCTTATCGTCCAGATGTTTTAGACGCACAAGAGGTATCAGAGATGCTTCGTGGCATGTGGGGTCATTGGGCTGAAGCTGTAACTATCTGTGCTGTAACTCTTGGTTTGCGCCGTGGTGAAGCTTGCGCTCTCGAATGGTCTGATATCAATCTTAAGACTGGCGAAGTGCGTATCAGCAAGTCGCGTCAATATGTGAACGGTCAAATCATCACAGTAAAAACTAAGACAGAGAAGTCTACTAGGTCTTGCTATCTACCTAAGTTTGCACGTCAGCGCCTAAAGCAAATTAAAGGACATGGGCTTCTTATCGGTGATGTCTCTCCCGATAAAGCAGCTCGTGCCATCAAATCACAGTGCAAGAAGATGGGCGTGCCATATGTATCTATGACCAACATGCGCCATATATGGGCTACACTTGCAATTGAAGCAGGAGTTGGCATCGAAACCGTTGCCATGATGCTTGGTCATACAGAGATTAGCACGGCATATAATCACTATATCGTTCCTCGCAAGACCATCTGCCAAGAAGCTCAGGCGGCTGTCGAGAAGCTGATATTCGACAAAGCTAGGAAGTCTAAAATAAGGGCTATAAGCTAACTGGGGATTCCGTATCCCAGTGGTGTCTTATTGCACACAACTCAGGTACGTCTTATGCTCCTTATAGCGCCGATGATCTATCCAAGTATAAAATGGTAAGTCTTGTTGCAGCAACAAAGGACTATAGACCTTTAGCAAGTACTGTATTTATGATTGATTTCTTAACAATGTATTGTACTTCTGCGGATAAAGCAGCAGCATGTATATATGCACCAGAACCCAATGCTTATAGCGCCAATGTATATTATCAAAACAGTAAGATATATATTAAAAGTACATCCACGTGGGATACGGCTTTGTTGATTGCATTTTGATTAATTATATCTGGTTTTAGTATTCGGCTTTAAGCTAGTGCAACAATATAATTTAATCTGATTGAGCTATTCCAAACACGATCGAAAACAGCCCACACATTTTTTTCGATAGGGTCTAATTGCGTTCCTTCTACGTGTACAGGTATCTTGTTGCAATCTCCGCTAATTACATCAATAAAATCTGTTGTGTGATTAAAAGAGCGGCCAAATTTACTAATAAATTCATTATTAGTAAACATACATACCGAAGTATCTGAAGACTGTTTTACCAATGAACCAATATATATTTTTGGCACATGGGATACGGAATACTACAACGGTATAGCAATCCAATTTATAGTGCATGTTATATTAGGATACGCTGATGCTGCATTCCAAACGTCCATAGTAAACCCAGTCGATGTTTTGTTATACACCATTTCGCTAACGGAAGGCCATCCCCATGTTTCAAACTTTGGAAACTGAATTGATGTTACTACAACATAATCTGTTTTGATTGGGGTGTTAAATTTAACTTGAACAACGTTATCGTTCAGGTTTGTTGTAAAAGTAACAACACCTCTTTGGGATACGGAATGCTAGGCATGGGAATTCCGTATCCCCGATGTTTGTAGAATGCAATATTACCAAAATACCCACTACGGTTTGCAAGGTTGGGAATATTGTCGTAGTCACTGTAAGCGGTACGATAAAGCAGACGTTATCTGCTTGGGGTACGCTTGATTTAAGCACCACTGTACCGCAGGCGAACAATAGATACAACTCGCATCTTTTTTCACAGGACACAACCGACCCACGTATTTTATTATCGGTAACTGGAACTCATTTATTTATAGAGTCCAAAGGAGTTGGCATAAATAATGGCAGCTGGACGTTCGGCCAGCTTGTATACGCTTGCGAATAGCATTCCGTATCCCAGAGTGCGTACTACATGCTATATGACAGCGATAAGTATGGCAAAATAGTATTCTACTCAAGAGGGTGCATAGCAACACTTACAGTTATTGGCATTGCTGGTGTAAACGTAGGAACACCGTGGAAGGTGCCTAGCGTTATCCCTGTAAAGTTTAGACCTGACGATAATTTTTACAGCCCGTTGGTACACAGACAAAGCAACAACGTAGGGCAAATTTGGATTCCAGGTAAAAAAGCTGATGACCCATATATTTACATATACGCAGGAGTTGCACCTTCTGCCAATAACAACTCGCTCAACGGCACAGTATCTTGGATATATGTCGAACCAGATGATTTAGAAAGTTAATTGCGCAATACAACGACATAGTTTATGCGTATATTTCCGTAAATGCACACATTATTCAGGAAAATCATCGTTTGTGTACCATGAGCCTGTGCAACACGCATATGCGCTGTTAGGATTGCCAAGCATTGTGACTTTGCCTGTCTGTTCAAACAAAAGTGCAAAATTGCCGCTCATACTGAATACAATTGGAACATTTACTTCAGTTGGTCTAAAACCCTTAGGCAGCGTTTCGCCAGCCGTAGAATAGTTACATTGACCAGACGCAGTAAACTTAACGTTGCCGTGACAGATTACAATGTTTCCTATTCTGTCGAATTGTATGGTGCTATTTGAATACGGAGCCTTCCAAGAAAGATGCGCATATCTTATATCTTGGGATACGGAATGCTACGGCATAATAAGATAGATGTTTGCTCTATATGTGCCAGAAGTTGCTGCTCGTATGCTGAGATATCCGCCTGAAATATAAGCATTAACAGTGCAATTATTTGCATTTAGATCACCGTTACACGCAATAGGAACAATTTTAGAATCAACTTCTGATGTTGATATTCCAAATATTGGTGCTATGTCTGCTGTAGACATTACATTTATATATCCGCTGCCGCTAACAACAACAGACTTATACCAAACGCGAGTTTTTGATAGCGATTGGGATATTTGGGATACGGAATACTAAATTGGATATGAAACGCAAAATCCCCAATAGTCTACATAGTTGCTACGGTCATACAACTTAATGTTTCCGTTATGGTCAATGAGCGCCGACTTATTGTATGATGGGCCGCCCATAGAATGAAATACAAACGGTATATTTATTGACGGGCAATATTTAGACGGAAGCGTTCCAACAGTGCCATATTTATCATTCCCGCCAAATCCAAACCCACCAGTAGAAGTACCAGTAACGGTAACAATATTTCCAGTCTTTTTATATTTAATAAATTGGTTCAAAGCAACCCAATCCGCATCTTGGGATACGGAATCCCGCAACGTTGTAATTTCATTGGCGACATTGTATGTACCGCCGTTGCCCTTGGCATTGTTAATTGTCAGTGTGCCACCAACAGATAGATTTCCAGCGATAGAATCGCCAGTCTTATTTACATAAACATTATCAAGATTAACCCAACTCATATTTTTACTTCCTTTCATTCAAACTTTGATATATAATCAATCAAGATTTACTGTTCAGTAGCTATCCAATACAAGTTGGTTGTAGCATCGTTATCATTTCCTACTACCTGAACCTTGAAATTAGAAGACGTGATATTAAGAACTTTTGCCTTAGCCGTTTTACTATTTAGAAAAGTAGGTATGAGAATAACATTCGGTACATTGTTAAAAGCTACACTGAAATCTATAACTTTAATCACATCTGCACCAGCCGTAGTCGTAGAGATAGTTTCACAGCCAGCCTGAACACGTTTCATCTTATTGTAAATACTTTTAAAATCTTTTATAAACGCAAGGAGACTATCGACTTCCTCGCCTGTATATTTAAGCTTGTAATCAACTTCACTTAATTCAACTTCGTCAGCCAACTCAATTACCTCCCATCAACTAACCAGTCTTGAACCAAATTGATTTAAGGCTCTTGCCAGAAGGCACATTTACCCAAACCGATTTGAAACTATGTTCTGATGAATTTATATATATACTCGGACTCCTCTTCAGCCACACAGCGTACAACGTGACGGTTGCGCCATTGGTAAAATTGTTGTTTGTGTACTGTCCGTCTGCGATATATGTTGCACTTGTGGCAGAACTGCTCGTAGACCAACCCAAGAACACATAATTGTTTCTAGTCGGTATTACACCAGATATCTTAGACACTGTATTTATCAAATGCGTCTGACTTGAAGGAGCGCCTGAACCGCCGTTGGCATTATAGGCAAGAGTCATCTTTGCAGCGTTAGTCCAGATAGCATACAGGGTAATATTCGAGTTTCCCGTATATTGTCCACCAGCAGAGTACTTAACGCCAGTATCAGTGGCAGACGTACCCCAACCAGCAAATGTATACCCGCTTCTCGTTGGTTTGACAGAGGAGAGTGTTAATGTGATATCATGCTGCTTAGTCTGATTGCTTGGAGCACCTGAGCCACCGTTGGCATTGTAGGAAACTGTGTATGTCGGTCGCGCGACAGCTGGAACTGTGACAGTTGTGGTCGCATAATCTGTTCCGTGCGAAAATCCCGAACTGTCCCACCAAGCATGAACCGTATATGTACGATTGTTGTAAGAGGTGCCGACACCACGGGAAGCAGAGAAGTCGAAGCTGTTGCCGTTAAACGTCCGTCTTTGGTCGTAGATATTTCCTATGCCATCAATGCTTAGTGTAAATCTACAGCCCGGACTACCTTGCCAAGTCGAACCATTGTTATAAAAATGGCCTGTGACATAAATGGTGCTATTATTGGCACTGGCAGATACACCTACGTATGGTAATGCCATATAATCACCTCCAAAAAAATAAATTAAAGAAAGGGCGTAAATGTTTTATTTGCGCCCAAGTCATAATATGTTAAATTGTGAAAATTAACTTTCTGCAATCATTTTCCTGATTAGCGCAGCTACTTCAGCCTTTGAATACACGTCTAAATTAGTACGCGCTGTTGCAGCATCGGTAGCGCCAGTACCACCCTGAGAAACGCCCACTGTGCCATATAGATTGCTTACGCTCGGTCTAACGATGTCGATAACCCACTGTACCCCGTCATACATAACGCGTACAGGTTTATTAGCGACAAGCATATTGCTAGAACTCAATGTGGTTGTAGCTGTTGTATTGGTTGAAACTTTCATCCTTATGTTTTTAGCACCAAGACCGTTGACATTAAGAGTTGGCATAACCTTGGCGCTGCCGACATGAGGAATCATTATAAAGCTAACACCAGCTTTCAAAGACACAATACCATCTACAGAAGCAACATAAGCTTCGCCAGTACCAGTGGTGGTAACAATTTTATCTCCTCCATCTTCATTTCCCCAGATAGCAGCACCATCTGAAGACCAACGAAGAATCTGACCGCTTGCACCGCCAGCAGGGATGTGCTTATTGCCAGCAGAAACAGGGTGTGTATAGACAGTATCTTTAGAAGCAATAGCCACAGACTTGCCATCGGCATTTGGAGTAATTGTCACATTATTGCCAGCAATCATAGTAAGTGTATCTGTCTTTGCATTAGATGAAACAGTATAATTTCCAACCTTAACTTTTGAGAACGCATTCTGGTTGGCTTCTGCGTTACTAGGCGCATGAGCAATCTGGGAATGAGAATATGCCGCATCCCAATTGCCCTTCTTCGTAGCTGTAACATGTATATCGCCATTGCCAGTGTGAGAAGTTAAATCGCTTGAATTAGCCTTGGCGCTTATCTTCGAGTCAACATCTGCTTTCTTATAATAAGAAGTATCGTGATTATGGCTGGTGATGGCATATTCAGAATGTGTGTGATTGACATTAGCCTTGCTGCTTAAAGCATTCTGTACGGCAGTTATATCAGCTGTTGTAGCATAACCCGTATGCGTATGGTTCTTTTGCGGCGTAAGTGCTTGGCAGAGAAGCATGAAAAGCATCGATAGCATCAAGGTCATCCGTTAAACAACGATCCATATCGTCATTTCTCCAAATTTCATTTGTTGAATAATTTGGAATAAAATTAGGATTAGTCATATTATTCTCCTTAGAACATAACGGATAAAACTGCAACAATAATAGTAACTTTTATATTATTCAAATCCTGAATTTAAATAGTTGACATTGTAACGTTCCCGTTGCCATCATCGGTAATCTTTAAAGCAGCACTTACATCATATAGCCGCAAATTACTGATATAGTATTGTAACTTGCCCGATGGGTATGCATTACTTGTTTCAATCTGAATGAACGGAGAGAACGATTGTTTATTTGAATCGTTTAGCGTAAACTCATACGTCTCCTCAAACCATCCATTACCAAGGTCTTTGACGGATACGAACGTACCTCTATATGGGCCACCATAAGGAGCGCCAGAAGTATATGTAATATACCATACTCCACAAGAGGGAGAAGGTGATGTGCCGTGTCCGTTAGGGAATCCCTGACCGCTCTTATCCTTAATATCAATTTGCATACGATATCGATGACCAATTATCTGTGGTATGTGAATGTTGCCATCAAAATGGTCACGACCAGCGATGACTATACAGTTTCCACCACGAGGAGGATTCTGGTCTGTAACTAGACTGCAACCAAGAGTAGATAGCCCATTATTAAAATATTGGTTACAAAACAAGTTGTTACCAGAAGCGCCAGAATATGCGGCTATACTCGCAACATTTCTGGCATATTGGTCACATATCTCATTACCGCTGATACTCTTTATCAATGACATGGCAAGTCACCACTTATTAATTTACTTACTTGTTTTTTTTTTTTTTTGAATATCAATCATATAAAACCACACTCCAACTTATGTAGTCTGGATATAAATTTTACCAGCAGTGCTAGATGTTGGAGCGGCAGATCCAGTTGATATAATCTGATTGGTTAAGTGAGCAAGAGATGCCTTGCGATAATAACTATCAGAACCGTTAGTTACAATAACCTGAGATATGCTGGGATTTTCGTTATTACTAGTATTGGAGTTAATATAGTTAGTATAAATATAATTATTGCCATCTCTTAACACATATGTATTAGCAGAAGCAGAACTAGATCCATGATAACCGTCTAGCTTATCTGAGTTTGTTGCCGTAGCCGTTTTATCAAGCTTGTTATTTAGCGAGCTTCTAGCTGATGCATCGCATACTTCATAGCCGTTAAGTGTCTTCATTAGCGCCATGCATCATTCCTCCAATCATAAATATTCAAACGTTTATTATCATATGATGCTCATTGTGATGTTACCAGCACCATCATCGTGCATTGTAAATGTATCGTATGGAGACGGCGACCAATCGGTCGGTTTGTTTCCCTTTTCAAGTTTTACATCTCGAATATATAAAATCGCTGCTGTTCCAGATGTTGTCGAACCATTGTTGTCAAAACGTATAGTAGCATTTGACCAATTGTCTGATGTGTTCGGAACGGTAAATGTCCACGATTTACGTTGAGCTGTTGTAGATGGTATAAAATTTATATTCCTTGGTGATTTAATATTGGCATCATAAAAGAAAAAATCACAACTCGATACTTTCCCATTACTCCAAACATCGGCAGACAATGTATATGTTTTATTTGGCTCAAGCTTCACATTATCACGATTAATAAAACATTCTGAAGTAGATGTAGTAGACCGTGTAAATGTTCTGGTTGACTTATCAAATGTAGAATAACCCCATCCGCTTCCAGATGCAGTTCCAACCAATAAATTAGTTGCGCCAATGTTCATATTGCTAACATTATTTCTGCACGTTTGATCGCATATCTCATTACCGCCAATAGACTTAATCAGCGCCATGATACATCACAACCCATTATTTTATTTTTTTTTTTTTTTGCCTACCTCATTCATAAGCATCACCTTATAAATAAAGAAAAATAATTGCCCATAAAACAAAAGCTTCATGGGCAATTATTATACCTACATTAATATATACCTATGGTAACATTTCCGTTACCATCATCCGTCATAGCACAGATATCTTCAGGAGCAGGTGACCAGTCTGTTGCTTTGTTACCTGATTCCAGTTTTAAAGCTGTAACCCAAAAAAGCTGTGTGGTATCAGTATCAGATCCAGACGCTTTTTCAAATCTAGCGCTTACAATCCCCGCCTTCGTAACATTAAAAGTTTTATGGTATCTGACATATTGGTTAGTGAGCTTACTTGTAACCAGTTCTCCATTATTAGTAACAGTAGCCACATTTTCAACATTATTATCAATAAGATATAAACGCACATCAAAGTCGGTAGCGACACCGCTTTTAGACAAGTAAGCAGATAACGTATAGGTTCCAATTGGTAAATATACTCGTTAATGCAATCCGCTCCATTTAACATATTTTCTAGCGTCTTTTTTGATGCCTTGATAATTAATAGATGTATTTGACATTACCCACGCGTTAGCATTTATCCAGACATTCCCGTTGGGAACATTTGAAAAATCAGCCGTTCCAGTATAAAGATTCCTACCGCCAATAGAAATGTTATTGACAGTGTTTCTACAAGTCTGGTCGCAAATTTCGTTTCCAGCGATACTTTTGACTAATGACATGGCAAATCACCACTTATTAATTTACTTACTTGTTTTTTTTTTTTTTTGATTCCTAGTAACATGTAAATCACCATTATCAAATTTAATTAGATGCTTATGGTCACGTTTCCAGAGCCATCATCAGTTGTATTGACCTTAGTGTGCTTCCACCTATTATATAGGGCGCTCCAATTTGATGGAGTTTTGGTTGGTGCAACAGATTCATCATAAAAAGTATATGTGTTTGTTTTTACGCTCCATGCACAATTATAATCAGTATATATATAATAACATCCGCCACCACGAAGATAGAAAACTGGCGAACTGCTATGGACCATTTGACTAATATATGCTGGCATCTTATTACACCAATGATAACTAAAACAATCAATCCATCCGTATTGTTCTCTCGTTATCCCCCAACCATTTGCAATCATTTTAACAGACACATTGCATGTAAAAGCCTTTGAATTATGTGTTGACCAAGACGGTGCCGTGTCGTTTCCTAGTTGATTGTTTATCTCGAAAGTATGATAGCCAGTATACGGGATACTAGTACCGACAACAGGATAATATGTGTCGGTACTATACTTCGTATCTCTTAAATCTACAATAGCCGTATTAAGACCCTTGTTAACGTTAAGTTTATCACGAACTGATTGGTCGCATATCTCATTGCCAGCGATGCTTTTCACGAGAGCCATAGCATCTCACCTACAATTATTTCATCGTTTTTTTTTTTTTTTTGAATCTCCATAGACATCATTTATAATCACATCCATAAAAGACAAACGAATAAAACACTAACTCTATAAAGTCTTTATCGTTACGTTTCCTGCACCATCGTCTATCATCTTGACATCATAAAGAACAGACGCAGTTACATATCCGTTTGGAAGAGAAGCGGTATTGATACCAGTCCACGTAACAACAACTCTATCGTTATCATAAGCATTATCATATTCAGTTACACGTATACCACACCATGATTCTCCCTTGGAAACATATAATGCCCAAGTGCTAGTTGCAGTTTTTACTATATATGCTTGTGTTTGTCCGTCACGTACAAATTGTGCTATGGATGGGTCAGATTTATCTGAATTAGCAAAATTAATAATTATCTTAGTAGGCAATTTAGCTCTATCCGTAACACCAATAGTAATAGGTTCATTTACATAAGAACCATTAATCTTTATAGTACACACTTGCATATAAGCTGCGGTATTACCAAACCCATTTACTTCAAAATACAACTTCTTATCATATGAACTGAACGTATTTCGTGCCGTTTGATCGCAAACTTCGTTTCCAGCTATGCTTTTAATCAAAGCCATGATAGTTCACCACAGACATAACGAAAATCGACAAAGACTTTATTAGTATCTATTCTATTGTTTACAAATCGTTTTTTTTTTGAAAGTTCACACAATTCCATACTCAATAACTCCATTCAAACTAGCTAACGCTAAAAGTGGCATTTCCATTACCATCTACATTCACGTTTACCTTGTAACTTGGTTTACTGGACTGCTTAGCCCAACTATACACGTCACTTGCAGGCATAGAAGATGGGAAGTCGGTTATCTGCGACTTGGTATGTGTATGAGAAGTATTTGCCTTACCAGAAAGCTTACTATTAATCTCAGATTCAGTGTAATACCTATCATCGTGAGTGTGAGAAGATGGAGTATACGTAGAAGGTTTACCTGTAATACCACTCCAAGGAACAGAGCTTGCACTTGACGCATTACCATTAAAAGCAGATGCAGTGACAGAACCATCTGTATTCATGATAATGTGCTTTGCTTTACTAAAACCTTCTTGGCAATTAGGATAAAAATCAATAGCGCCATCATTGGCGATTACCATATTTTTATCGCCACCAGTGGTATGTTGACCTTCAATAACAGTAGCGGATTTGCCACCGCCAATAACAGTAAGGCCACCGCCGCCAATGGAAATACCATTGCCATAAGAATTAACGGTATTATTGATAAATCTAATCATGCTATAAGTGGCTTTAGAACCAGTATAACCGATATTGCCAGTCATATTTCCACCAGCAGTGGGTAGGTAAGGATGGCTATGATTATTAGCTTTGCCATTCAAAGCCGTGGTAATGGCATTCTGTGTCATAGTGCCATCTGTAGCACTGCCAGTTCCAGTATATAGCTTAGTTAACCCAGCTGTAGTAGAACTACCTGTGCCGTATGTAGTATCTGTAAACACGGCATTACTTGGTACTGACTTACCAATAGTATATGGTATCGCCACTGGCTTGCCGCCAGAAAAATATACTGGCTGTGTAGTGGAACCAGCAGAGGTGTCTAGTTTCACCGCACTATTTGCAGAACCGCCAGAAGAAGAGGATCCAGCGTAGCTATGACTATGAGACTTCGTAGCATATACTGAGTCGGCCTTGCTCTTGATATAATTCCACAATGCGCTTACAGGACGGCGAACGAATTGCGCTTTTTCAGCTTTAGAACTAGCAGAACCAGCCCACTGTGAAACATAATAATCACCATCAACAGGTGTAGCGGTGCCAGTTTGCAATCTATTGATTGCTGCATTTGTACCAGCTTCAGTTGTTGGCACGTAAACACCATCGTGATTATGACCAGAAGAAGCCTTGCCATTCAAAGCCGTGGTAATGGCATTCTGTGTCATAGTGCCATCAGTATTTGTACCAGTGCCAGTATAAAGTTTAGTGGTGCCAGAATATGTAGTGCTACCAGTTGAATAAGTTGTATTAGTAGTGGGAGGTGTATATCCAAGAGCAGTAGTTACATTTGCTTTAGTAAGCTCACCTCGGATAGTTGCAGAAGACTTATTCTCTACATTGCCCAAACCTAAATCAGCTTTTGTTGTACCATGTGGGTTGCCAGTTTTCTGTGAATGGTCATAAGCAACTTTACCGCGATCGCCACGATAGGCGGTTGAAGAAGTCTCACCTAAAGCAAGCGTCTCAGAAATCACTGCATAACCAGAACCAGTCCAGCGATATGTCTTGTTATCATTAAGATTAACGTAAATCTTACCAGATTCAGCAGCAATCTCAGTAGCATATATTCCGTCAGAGTTCTTTGTCTTATAGAACTTGCCACCACTTAAATAACCTTCAATAACATCATCAACAAAGCTAGGAAGGTTGGCAGCAGGAATGATGCCAGTGATAGCAGAAGCATTCACAGACGTGATATCTGCGGCAGCGTGCTTGTGGGAAGAATTTGCTTTGCCAGCAAGTTTAGAATTCATCTCAGACTCAGTGTAATACCTGTCATCATGCGTATGACCCGAAGCAGAAGCGCCGACATCTGAAGCGGTAAGAGAGATATTAGTGGCTAATGACTTACCGTTTACAGTACGTGTGCTTGGCACCTTTTCAGCAAGAGCCGAGTTGACAATCTTATTCTGAACAGGGTTTGTGCTTGTACTTGACAAAGCAGAATCAACAACCGTCTTATTAGCACCAGTAGCAACAGTGTCGAGTTTTGTTTTATCAGCAGCAGACATTAAGCCGTGAGCGGAAGTAGTTACATCAGAGTAAGTCGTATCCTTTGCCGCGATTGTAACAGCATCATTTGTCGCATCAGGAGTTATAGTTACGTTACTGCCAGCAACAATAGTAAGCGTATCTGTCTTAGAATCAGCCGCTATAGTTGTATCGCCGACCTTGACATTAGAGAACGCATTCTGGTTAGCTTCTGCATTACTAGGTGCATGAGGAGAATCAGCATGTGTCTTAGCCGTATTCCAATCATCTCTCTCAGCGGCAGTAATGTGTACAGTCGTATCACCAGTGTGAGAAGTAAACGTACTTGAATTAACCTTTGTTGCAAGCTTACTATTAATCTCAGATTCAGTGTAATACCTATCATCGTGAGTGTGAGAAGAGCTTGCCTTGCCAGCAATAGCAGAGTTAATAGATGCTACCTTTGAATCAATTTCACTCTCGGTATAGTAACGCCCATCATGGTTGTGAGCAGCGTCAGCCTTATTCTTCTGAAGATCAACAACATCGGTTCTGATACGAACCATCATATCTGCTTCAGGAGAGACGGCGACTAGAACATGTGTATCATCAATCCTGTCGATAATCTGATAACCCATATTATTAGGACTTGGTACAGCCGTACCATCTTCAGCTGGCATACATCTGCCGTTGATTTCACATGTGCCATTGTCGATTACAGATACAATGCCCATAACAGCAACATAATCATATTGCCTCTTTAATTTCTTAGATGTAATCTTTGTGATAGTCTCGCCTGTATCTGGGTCTGTCTCAGTTGATGTAACAATGTCGAACTTATCATCAGAGCAGTTGCTAGAGAAGGCGGGGGATATCACTGTAACGCCACGAACATCTGATGTTGATGTGGCCTTGACTATTGTGGCACCAACAGATGAATTGTCGATAGCTACGAAGTATCCGATTCTATCTTCGTCAGAAGGGTTATCATCAGCCCATTTACCAACCTCGGCATAGTCTGCATTTTGACTAAGCATCGTGCCATTAGCCGTTGTAATACCAAGATTCTGCCTTGCTTCCTCGGCTGTTGTAGCACCAGTGCCGCCACCAGAAACGGGGACAGCGCCATATAGACCCTTAGCATCTGGATATACATATCCATCAATAACCCATTGCGTACCATCATACATTACATGAACAGGCTTATTTGCAGCCAATGAATTAGCCGCCTTAAAAGATGTCGTTGCGCTTGTATAACTAGATAGGCGCATCTTAAGAAGCTTAGCACCAAGGCCATTGACATTCAGTGTTGGATTCCTTTGTGTGCTTACAGTATGAGGAATCATAACGAAATTCACACCAGCTTTAAGAGATGTGATTCCGTTAACATCAGCAGTATAGGCAGCACCAGTACCAGAAGTGGTAACTGGATTCAGACCGATATTTGTCTTAAATCCACTGATAGAATCTGCACCAGTACCACCATTTACGATTGGCAGCTTGCCAGTAACCCCAATAGTCTTAACATCTGCACTGCCATCGAAAGAAGCCGCATCAGCAGCATCGAGCTTTGTCATAAGCTTTCTTGGAGTAGATAGCTTCTTTGCGTTATCGGCAAGAGAAGAGGTAACAGCATTTCCTTCAAGATTACCCTTGAATGTCGTTGCCTTGATTGTACCAGTAGAAGGCTGCGCTTTGATGTTGCCAGTAGTATACAGATTACCAGTAACAGTAGTCGGATCTGTATCCTCGTTTGTATCGCTATCAAGACCAATAGGCAATGAGCGCCAATCAGTATAGCTTGAAGTATCGGTAATGGCAGTCTGAGTTACCTTTGTGTCGGCAGAATTGCTTATTGCATCCGTAAGCGCAGACACCTTTTTGTCAATCTCTGGTTCAGTATAGTATCTGTCATCATGCGTATGGGCGAAGTCTGTGATTTGCGATTTAGTATGGGTATGATTCTTTTCAGAGAACTTACTTTTGATATTCTCTAAGAACCTAGACAGACCAACGCTGTCAAGATACTTTTTTTGTGCCATTCATAACCACATCCTTTCCGTATTTACAAACGTCTCCACTTTTTCAATATTTCTTTAATTAAAAACAGAGACGCTTATAAATAGCGTCTCTACAAACCTCTCCCCTGCCATACTATATGTTGGGGTAGAGGGATGGGGGAGTAGCTACATATTGTGCTTATCTCCCCCAAAATACCCTTTAAAACTTATATTTTATTTAAACCTGAGCAATAGCAAAAAGCTTATCAATATCCTCGTTCGCAATTGGTGTAAACTGTGCAATCTTACTATCAGTATACGTCTTTGCATTCTGCTCAGCAGCGCCCCATGCAGCTACATTGTCGGCGGTGATTCCATCAAGAACGGTCTGATTGGCATGGGTGTGAGCCTTAGCATCAGCATCATCCCAACCAGCAACCTTTTCAGCGGTAATGCCATCAAGAACCTCTACGTTAGCATGAGTGTGAGCCTTGCCCTCAACAGTCTTTAGTCTGCCATCAAGCTTTGCATCTTCAGCGGCACGAGCATCGGATTCAATCTTAACAGCGGCAGAAATCTGATCTGATACAGAACCGCCCTCGCCAATTGCATTCTGAAGATTCTTAATATCTGTAGCAAGCGCACCCTCAGCCTTAGTAGCACGAGACTCCTCAGCGGCAACCTTACTATTAATGTACTCAATTACACTAGCGGCAGAAGTACCCTCGGGAAGAGTGCCGACAAACTTAGAAAGAGTGTCTATGGCAGTCTTGTTCTTGTCAATATCGCCAGCCATCTCAGCGGCTTCTGCGCTGTGCGTAGCACAATAATCGACAAGCTCCTTATAAGTATTTACAACGTTATCATCAGTAACCTTGGTTGCGAAATCATTGAAGGCATCGTCAATCTGCTTCTTTACAGAACCAGCGCCAGTACCATTGAGAGTGGTAATGGCAGCAGCGTTAGCAGTTGCTTTCGCTTCAACGGCATCAGCGCGACCCTGAAGAGCGGTGATATCACCCTCGTTAGTAGTAATCTTACCCTCTGCGGTAGTTACACGAGTCTTAAGCTCATTAAGAGATGCATCTGTAGCGATACCAGAAGTCTTCTCATTAACGTATCCGATTACGTCAGTAGCAGTAGCACCAGTTGGAATAGTGCCTACATAGGTTTCAAGCGCATCAACATCTGTCTGGGCGGCAACAGCCTTAGCATCGGCAGCATCAATATTTGTCTGAAGAGCAGTCTTGGCATCGGCAACCGCCTTTGCAACAGAGCCATCGGTATCAGCGCCACCATTAAGCTTTGCAATAGCTTCAGTGTTAGTCTTTACCTGACCATCGGCAAGCTCCTTAACCTTAGACTCTGCGGTTCCTGCTGCGTCATAATTTTCTGCCAAGCCATCCGCGTAGTCCTTGCTGGACTGAAGGGTGGCAGCATCCTTTTCATTAATAAGTGCTTTAATCTTTTCATCATAATGAGTTAAACCACTAAGATCCACATATTTCTTATCAGTGTTCTCAGCCATAAAGTGTCCTCCTAAAAAAGAGAGTCGATATCATCGTTTGTAGCGGTATCAATTGACACGCTACCAGAGCTATCTGTTTTATTTGCTACCACGATATAAGAATTGGCTGCTTTATCATAAACAGATATTTCTTTTTTATTTTTGCTAACATAAAGTGTTTTTTCTTTGGCTTGCCCCAATTCTGGCAGTTCAGCACCTATGAATACTATATCATCTGGCTTAGTTGTTATCTGAGTCCAGCCGTTATCGTATCGCCAAAGGATAGCGGTGTCGATTACAAAATAGTATCCATTAGACGGGGAGGAAGTTGAAATCCTCTCGTAATCTGTTTCCAACTCCGTGATTTGATTATAGAACGTTCTTTTATCGTTCCAGTCGAGCGCAATTCTACGCTTATCTTTAACGAAAACAATCTGTCCATTCTTAATCAACAAACTAGATAATTTTTCGGAGGTAGTCACAACGACCGACATTGGGGCTTTATTCGCCGTTTCTGCCATATTTTATTACCTCCAAAATCAGGGTTAAAACTCTACAACGTCAACGCTTCCGCCAGCAACCGTATCAGCATAATCCTTTGCCGACTGTAGGGTTTTCTCTTGCGCCTTTGGCAGAACTGAATTAGCGACAATATTAATTGCTTCCTCTAGCGTCTTGCCAGCAATGATTTTGTTGCCATCTGTTTCATCAAAATTGTCAACAGAAGAAACAACGATATCTGCCTGAGTTCGAGGGGTGTTGATAACAGTATTCTTACTTTTATCTAGCCAGCCAATCTCTCCATCATCAAGATAAAGAATGTCATACTCATCAATAAGTCCATTTGTCTTAGCAGTCTCGATATTGCCCTTGCTACCAAACGCATTCTTTGATTTAATCGCCATACAGTACCTCCTTTTGTTGTGCTTGTAGTTACATATTTAAAATAATTTAAATAATTATTTTTTCAAAAAGAAGTTTCATATACGTCTACTTACCTAAGATATATACTACTTCGTCTTTGGTAATCTTATTGTGTTTAAATAATGAAATTACCTTATCTTCTTTAATTACATGGTTATCATATAGACGCTTTAAAGATTCAACGAACTGATTCATATTAAATCACCCCGTCTGACAAAAGTAAGGCAGTATATCTATCAATTATCTCTTCGGGAGAGCTTCCGTTTAAAACCTTACGCTGTTCGTATTCATATTTATCAATCTCTTCAATTTTAACGGTATCATATCCTTCTACTGGCATATTATACAAAGACTCTTCGTGCCAAATATACTTACCGTCAGAAGAAAATATTGCCTGTGCTTCATCTTCGGCACAGAATACCATTCGATTATGTTTCTTTTGGTACTTTAAGAATACGAGTCTGTCAAGCACATCGATAACCTTGCCGTCTTTTACGACCTTATAAAACATGCTTTCACCTCATTAAGAAAGGAGGGTGTGCATATAGCAACACCCTCCTAAATATGATTAGAATGAAATCTCAATTAACACACCGAGCTTTGATGATGAAGTATTGAACCCATATAAATCACCAAGTTCGTTTACGCTATACAAGTATGTATAAGCAATATTAATTGATCGTAGCCAGTACGCAGCATTACCACCATCAACATAACTACGCTTTCTCGCATCATTTGTTGTCATATAAGAAATGGTAGAACCCTCGCTAATATAAGGTTCACTATTTACTTCTGCGCTATTACTGACTTCAATAACAGACGGTATAGACACATAACACTGTGATGAAGATGTCTCAACTGAACCCTGCTCAATAGAAGAGTTAATAGTTACTTGTTTGACAAGTAGCTTAATCTTAGTTGGCATAGCATCATATAATCTTGTATTCAAGAACTTATTTAGGCTTGCTTGCGCCCATCCGCCTTTACTACTACCAGTAGAGTTAAACACCTTGCTTCTGTCTAGCAAATGCGTGGCAAGCAAACTAAAAGTACAGCGCTTAGCAGGCTCTTTGCTAAGATAATAACGCTTGAAGCCGCATACCTCAAACGAAAGCTTCTCATGCGTCCAACCAGCAAGTTTACGGCAAACAGTATCACCAAGGTCTTTGTACCAAACTTTACTCCAATACACATTACCAGCGGCATAATTCTCATATGCGCCATCATCTGCCTTAGAACAGCCGAACACAAGTGTACTATCTGTAATGGTTGATTTCGTTTTATTCAGCTCAACAATAGTTGGCTCATCACCATCAAGATTGGAGAAATAAACATAAATATTATTATCACCTTTCTTGTGTCTAAGAACTATCATTTCACGACCATCGGCAGAACCAGCGCTCGTTGCTGAAGTTCCCCAGTTTATTTTGATCCCGCTGCTGTTCCAAAGTTTAAAACCGTTCGAACCGTTTGACTGAAAACACTGTGCGATAACACTATTAGTGGCACTACCTTTTAAGAATTTATAATCAATTGCTAATACAAAATCCTTATCAACATCAAATAGTTTAATGCCAGTATCAACATAGTTCTTACCAGTAAACTCAGTCTTTTCAGAAATCACAACGTCAGAATCGATATCGTCATAATCGATATCATATCCCATCTCAAATGAATACTCATCACCATCTTGAACATTAGCAGACGTATTCTCGATACCTAGCCTAGTAAGAGCATAGACTTCAACTGGTGTCATATCCTTGATATCTTTGCCAGCAAATGAATTCTGTGTATATGTAAACGAATCAAATAGCGCATTAACCGTCTTATCGCCATCAATAAATCCGCTCTTATCCCATCTGTCAAACAGATAGTATTTATATGCATTCTCCTCTAGTGTGTATGTTGGGATATCGCCAGTGTATTCAACGTTCTCGCCATACAGACCAGTAGACTCCTGAAGCGTTATTCCGTTGGAAACATACTTAATTGTATAACGTCTAGTGGACTCGCTATATACGGCCTTAATTGTTCTATCACTAAAGACGTTAGTTAATGGCAAATCCCAACTATCAAACGTAAAATCCGTGCTGATAGAACTTGGTTTAATAGGAGTTTCAATTGGATTATCTGCTCTTGTCAGCGGGTCAACGGCACTGCCACCCTTATCGACATATTGTGTGTCAAGAACGGTATTGTCATAGTTAACGAACTTAACTACAAACTGTTCAATCATTGTATTGAAGACAATCTCCAAATCAGGCCACGCCCTCTGATAGTCGTACAACTGCTGCTGTTTAACAACTGGAACATGAACAGTGCCAGCAAGAACAGCCTTATCAACATTGTAGCCGTTCTTATCAATGCCTGCCATCTTATATATTCTATCAAGAATAGAAGTGTCATCAAGAGTCCAATCAATGCCAGTAATTCGAACTCTGTTAACATTCTTAGCTTTATTAAGCAAATCTTTAACATCTATCGTATTGCAATTCTCAATAATTAAAGTAGAAATAGAATCATATCCAGCAATAGAAAGATTTGTTAGATACATTAGATTCTTCATATTGATAGATGTAAGAGTGTTTGGTAACTGAGCAAGTCTGATGCTGCCGCCACTTGCAAATAAAACACCTCTAAGTCCAGAACCAGAAGCATAAAGCTCTTCAAGGTTCATGCACTTTGAGAAGTCCAAGCTGCTTACAAGATTGGGAGTGTTTCTGATATCAAGTTTCTCAAGAAGCTTGTTGTTGCCGATAACGAGGTTTGTCAAGAAGGTGTTAGAATAACCTTCTGTTGCATTGCCTATGATAAGCTCCTTTAGCTTTTCAGCCTTAGAGAAGTCGTTGTCATGGATATAGCAAGCAGACACATCGCCGACAGATTGAATCCTAGATGCGCCATAGATAAGCACGGCGGTATCGTCCATCCTATCATATGGACATGTGATATCATACTGCTTGCCAGCTTTTGCCCTCACTTGGGTAGGAGAGGAGTTGCCAAACATTACAGACAGATACATATCTGCAAATGGCGTGAGATGAAGAGTATAGTTAGGTGCGACAACGGCATCCTTTGGAGTGTTACATCTAAACATAATCTGGTCAGATGTAGCGGTATTGCCAATGAACTTAGTTGCCATATACATCTCTTGGTTACGCTCGAACTGTCTGCGCTGATACTTCTTCTTGCCATTCATCATCTGCTCAAGGAAGCGGGTATTGCCATCCTTATAGGGGCGCTCGTATTTACGCACATAGTCAACGCGCCAAAGCTCTTCGCACCACTCGTTCTGTTTCTCATCGAACTGATTAATAAGTGAAGAAGCGCTCCAACAGTTTTTACTTTCGCGGCTTACGTACATCTTCTGAAGCTCAGAACCCATTAGGTCACGAACACGACAGAAGAACACAGACTCAGCGGCATTGAAGATATATCCAGAAGACTTATCTCCCTCTGTGCGGTAGTCGGTATCTTCCTTGCCATAGGTCATGGTAAGCTCACCGCTGTTGTTGATACCCAAAGCACTATCGTTATCATAGTCCCAGAGGTCAAAACGATATCCGCTATTGATTCCAGCGGCAGCATCGTCAACAGTATAGTAAGCAGCTTTATCGCCAAGCGTTGCCGCTTCTGCCGTTGTAATATAATGCTTAGCCCAATGCCAGAAGGTATTCTTACTTCTGTTGTCTATCATCGTATATCTAAGCGTGAATAGATAGAAGTATGTAGCAGAATCAACAATAAACCAATTCTTGAGATTGTTCTTGAATTCCTCATCTGTAGATGTAATTACGAACTCATAGAAGTCTCGCCAAATCTGTTTATTCTTCGTTCTGATTTTAGTCTTTTCCTCGCTGCTTGAAATAGCTTCGCCGTCTTTTGAGTCTCCGCAACAATCGTACCTAAACTCAAACGAACCATCCCAATCATTATACAAAGCGTCATATGCTGTATTGCCAGCAACCCATTCAGCTTTTGTGATAGGATATTTCATAGAACCATCAGGATTGGCAACGCCAGTTTGGAAGATGGAATTAGGCAATGTATTATCGCTAATCTCAACAGCGAATTCTTTCATATCGTCTGGGTCATACGCTCTTGTAACATCTGTCTTCTTAGAGTCACCGATGTTGCCCAAGGCGTAGAAATGCCATGAGGTATCTTGGAATTCCCTGTGTGTAGTTAAATCTGTGTCGCTTTCCTTAATGAACACAACGCAGTTAACGAACTCCATGTCGTTCTTAATCTTAGAATCTCTACGAGTTGCAGGAGTAGCATATGGGATATAATCATTATATCTCTTCTGAAGATATGCGTTGTTCACCATCTCGGAGCTTGCGATATTGACTTTGACGTTGAACCAGTTATTAGGCACAGAGGTTCTAGTAAGGGCAATCTTGCCAGAGCCGTCAGTAACAACACTACCATCGCCAAGCGTAAGCTTTGTAATATAATTTGGGTCTAGCTCAATCTTGCTACTCACCTGATGCTTGCCATCAAAACCAGCAATAAGGTCGATGTTACGACCAGCTGCACCATACTCATTTGAAGTAGTACCTTGGCCCGCATGATAACAATTCTCAAACTTCCAATTGTCGAGAACGGCATCGCCATTCTTATAAATGCATTCAAAAGATGTATTACCTACAAAATCCTTCTTATTATTTGTAAAGTGCGGGGCTTCAATCTTGATAACGCGCATATTTGGGCAAGCATTGGCAACAGATTCAGGGGTTAAAAGTTTATTCTCATCATAAATCTGATTTCGAGTATAACGAGCAATCATCTCGGTTGCAGTGCGAGCATCTGCAATAAAGTTAGACAAAATTGCCGAGCTTGTAAGACTTGTATTGTAGGTCTTCATACGATAAATCAAGACATCGCAATCAGGAGAACCGATAGTAATCGGCACAGGAGAATCCTGAGTGAATGAATAATCACTTGTATAACTCATAGGACGGCAAGGAGTGCCATCTTCGTAAGACATAACAATAGGAATATCAGTATCCTTATTGATATTAAACTCCCACTCAATAATATCTTCCTCGCTATATGGGATATACAAAGACTTCGCGCTTGATTTGATGTATGCTTCATGTACATTCATCTGAAGGCCAACATCAGATGTTATACCAGATTGGCAAGTCAAGAACGTAGCGTTGCTCTTCGCAACGTTGGTTGTCTTGAAAATCAATTTAAATTCCTTACCATTCTTCTTGGCATCATCTGCAAAAAGATTATAAGAAATAGTTGCTGTAGTTCCAGCCTTAACGCCAAAGTATTGATCGCCATTATCATCAATCTGATATCCGCCGTTAACCCAGTCGAAATTATCAGATACGGTCATAGCAACATCGCCATCAGACCACAATCTATCGGTGTCATTATTAGACTTACCAACAGGATTGAAATCAAATACAAGACCAGCAGTAACAGGCTCAACGTCAATATCAAGTTTTTCAACAGTTACCGTTAAAGTCTTAACAGTGTCGCGGCAAGTAATTGTCAAAGTATGCGTGCCAATATCAGAAGACTTATACTGCCAAGTTTGCGTATTGCTATCAATTGTCAAAGTTGAAACAACCTTGCCATCAACAGCAAGAGTTACTTTAGGTGTCTCTGTTGTCGGGTCGTATACCGTATAGACAATGTTGGTTGTATCATACTGTTTAGCCGTAAACTTTTGATTTATACAGCTGATTACTGGCGTATTGATAGCTGGATCATACCAAATAATATCCTTAACAATATGATTCGATTCGATTGTCTTGCTATTAATCTCAGCCGTCATATAAACTTCTAACAAATGAGCGCCATGAGACTGTGCGGGAATGTCATAACCAAGTGGCACACCAGATGCAGAAGTATTTACAGTTCCAATTTTCTTTCCATCAAGAATAAAATGAACTGTCTTTGAGATTGCGCCATAGGGGGTATAATCAAATGAAACCTTGCCAACTGGATATGTTAACTTATCATTGAAAGTAGATTCAATTCTGACATCAACCTTCTGAACAGTCCAAGTTTTAGTTACAAGACTACCAGCATCATCTACAATACTGAGATTTACCTTCTGTGTTCCGATTGAAATATAATCTGTGATGTCAAACGAGTTCTCACCAGAAACGGCGATATTCGTTGCGACAATGGTTCCGCCAACACGCCAAGTTGCAGTGCCTTCCATGACTTGATCGCCAGAGGAATCCGTACCAGAAAAATTATATTTAATAACAACCTTGTCATTTACAGTTGCAACAATTGGGGTAGGCGTTACGTACTCAATTTTAAGCACGCTACTTGTGCCGCCACCACCACCGCTTCCGCCCTGAATCTTGAATTGGCTTTTTGGAGTTCTTACTTCGTTATCTTGGCCTTCGCCCTCAATTTCCCAAAGGGTGTAAATCTGCTCGTCATCATATGTGGCATCATATGTAAGCCTAGGAGACTTATCTATTCCATCAATCGTACTTTCAAGATTTGCAACTTTAGTGCCAAGCTTCGTAACGTTGTCTTTGTTGGCGTTTGCAGTTGCGGTAACAGCCGAAACATTTGCGTTGGTCGTATTTAAACTAATCTTAGTGGCAAACTTATTATCTGCTTCTGTCTTGGCATCGCTAATCTTCTTATCTACTTTGGCGGTATATGCAGTAGTCCATTCCTCAGTTGGGTCACTTGTAATTTCGATTTCATTCATAACAGTTTCGCCATTATAGAAAATCATCTTACTGCCATCATATGTTACATTAAACTTAGCAAGACCGTCTAAATTAGCAACGTCATTTTTTACCTTAGTAATCTCGCCATTAATATCATTGACGATTTTATTTACTTCTGGTTTAGTATAATACATAGAAAGAGCTGATGTAATCTTACCATTAACGGTTTTTTCAACTTCTACCTTCAACTCACTCTTTGCATTCTGTACAGTAGTTACAGCGCTCTGCGCAGACTTCTGTGCATTAGAAGCATATGTAGAAGACATATCTGCATAAGATTTAGCTTCGCTTGAATACTGCTGAGCTTCTGCAACCTTTTCTGTGACTTGAGACATGAAACTGGTAATCCAAGTATTATCAGGTTCGATAATACCATTGCCCTTAAGTGACTTTAGAACATTGATGTTATTCGGTTTTGTTTTCCAAATATAATCTTCGCCCTTTGAATTTGTGCCAATAGCCATTATCTCAAAGTCTAGTCTGCCATCAACAGCCGTTGCATTCTTATTTACAAGCCATCCGAATTTGATATATTCACTATTGTAATATACATTTACAGCATTAGAATTCTCTTCATGGCCATCTTTGTTCACAAAGTGAATAAGGATTGACGTATTTAAAAGATCAAAACCGTCATAATATCTATTCATCTTAAACGGGATAAACTGAGAATTTGATTCCTGCGTTAAATTAATTTGGGTAGGATCAAGAATAACATCTTTTGTACTATTAATAGTAGATATATTACTATCAGAATATTCACTATAATATGAAAAGTTATTGCTTAACGTCCAGCCTTCTTCTACGGCATATGATGCAACTGATTGTACATCTGCCGAACCGTCAAGAGACAAAGGAGAAATATCTTCATCATAAGATTCATTACACGCCATAACAGCGTCATCACTGTTTGCGCTTTCGTTTATCTTACTTAGTGAATCTTTAAAAGATAAGCTCATTGTCAATCCTCCTTTCAAAACAAAATAAAAAGAGGATGACAACTCATCCTCGCATTATTTATATAAATATAATTTAAATACTAACTACTTTGTCATATCCAGACAACAGCTTAGCTACGTCTTCGCCAACACCAAGGTCACTGAAATCAACGGCAGATGCACCATCTTCATCGCTAATGCTCAAAGAAACCTTATCTCCAATTTTCTTTGTGCCTGATAGAAGCTGTAGCGTTTGCTTGTCCGCGTCATACGCAATATTATCTGCCTTAGCTGCATCATATGCGTCACCAAGATCAAGAAGCTCTTTGATTTGAGCATCCATCTTGATAATTCTCTGGTCAAGCGCACCAAGAGCGCTATCTGGGATAATGTCGCTCCATGCGCTAATAGGAATGATATTTAACTTTGCGGTAGAAGTCTTGCGAACACGCTGAACACTTTCACCATTTTCATCTAAATCGCTATAGATAAAAGTAAGCTGTAGTTCAACTTCACCAGTCTCAGCAGTTAGCTTGCTGTCAATTGGAACAACATATTTTAGATATTCCTGATACCCATCTTCTGAAAGCTCAAGAATATCACTATGGTACTTCTTACTGATAGGTAAAATATATTCCATAACAACAGTACAGGCGCTCATATCGTAACCGTTGTATGTTGGTTCAGCAAGAAACCATAGATTATTAAACAACTTTGACCTTTGCATAATGCGTTCCTTTTTGCTTGCAGTCAAAGTATTGTCTTCATTTACTAAAATCACATAAGCCATAAAGACACCTCATTTCATAAAACATTCATTGTATATTTGTTACCAACCGCGAGTATCTTCAATGAACGTATGATTAGATAAGTGCTCTTCATATGATTCAACGATAATGCGGTATGCAATATCTACTTCTCCATTAGTCAGACCATTCTTACTGATAAGGTCTTCATATTCTTTATATAGTTTAAAAACTCTATTAAACTGCTCTTTGGTGACAAGGACACTAGAATTCGAAACCCTTGATGCAAAATCTATAATAGTATCTCTTTTATTATCGACAAGAATAGACACTATATCTTTATTCGCTTCATCAAGTTTTTTATCTAAGTCACGTACAAGTTTATCTTCCATCATAAGTTTATTGTTAACACTATCAATCCATTTATCTCTCATAGAGATATTATCTGTATTATAGTGCTTGTCAATATTGTTAACTATATTTTTTAAATCTTGTATCGTGTTTGGTAATTCTCTAATTACTTTGCGCTCGGATTTCTTTCTTGCGAAATACTTTCTTATGCTCATAATCTCTGGGACTGCCTTGCCTTTAAAGTTTAAAAATTCACCAATAAGCTGAAGAACAAACAACACAGCAATCAAGGCAATCGCTATTTGAGATGGTACATTAAGATATTCTATATAATTAAGCATTTACATTTACGCTGCCTTTCATTCGATGTTGGCGTTCTAGTATATTAAAAAAAGATAAGGGAGGAGTGGTTGAAGTCCTCCCTATATTTGCATATATATTTAATTGTTATATTTAAAACGAGCCAGCATTCAACTTGCGCTGCAATGCCTTAACCATAGAAGACGGTGCGCTTACAATGCCATCCTGAGTGGTTCCAAGATAACGCTGTAAGGCTTTGCATGTATTCTTTCCGAAATAACCATCGGCAGTTACGCCAATCCTTCTCTGTAGCGCTCTGACCATATTAGAGCCACCTCTGCCAGTCTTCCACGAAGAGCGCTCAAGACCTCCGCGATTTACAGAAGCCATGTTGTTAGCGTCCTGACCGCTCACAATACCATCGACAATGGTTCCAAGTCTCTTCTGAAGCGCCTTTGTTGTCGCAACGCCCCAATATCCATCAACCGACAGCTTACCAGATGAAGCTGGCGCAGATGGAGCAGCGGCAGTAGAAGAGCCACCAGACTTACTTCCATTTGTTACATTGATTGCCGTATGCCGACTCTCATTAAGCAGAATATCACCAGCAAGCAAATAGGCATCGCTTGTAAGATACTTAGAATCAGTAAGCACTTGGAAACCAGCAGCCTTAAGAGCATTTTTCTCATTCCAAGTGGTAATACTTACATTTACATTCTGCATAGCCGCATTACCGAGACGATAACCAGCGCCCTTTACAATTGCAGCAACGCCACTAGAGCAGTCTGCTTCACATTTAACTGTAATCTGGGCAGGGTCGTAATTGGATGCCTTTAGATGATTCCAAAATGTAAGGCGCTCATTCTGGTCATAACCGACCAAGTTATTCTGAGCAGCCTTGATAGCCATATCTGCAATAAGATTGCGAGTCTTTGCATCTGGATGTCTAAGAACTACGTTCCAATTGTCATTCCACCAAGGACGAATATACCATTCTGTCTTAGATTGATCGCCAGCCTGACCACCGCTATATTTATTGCGTTCATCATGTCCACAGTTAGAAATACTCATATTACTTGACCTCACTTTCAACAGCTTTGTTTTCAGTGAATACCTCTCTCATTGTCTTAAGAGCGTCATCAATTGTCTCATCAATCCAAGAAATCAGCGCTTCTTGGTCTGTGACCTTAGACAGAATAGGATACTTCTCGAAAATCTCCTCGATTACCTGAGCACGTTTGACAGAGCCAGCCTTTTTGTAGTCCTGCCAATCAATTTCGGCATCGGTAATCAGCTTAAGCATAGTCTCCTGAACCTGCTTCTTGGCGATTGCAATCTTCTCGTCATCTGACTTGCTGAAAAACTCTTTCGCCTTTTTATCAATAGAGATGATAAGGGCTACGATAACAATGATTACAGTCCAGTTATCGTTAACCAACTGAAGAAAATTCTGAATAGCATATAAAGCATTGAAATCAACGTTCATAAAATCACTCCTTAAAATGACGGATCATTTGGTACGTCATCACATGATTCATCTTCTGAACCAGTCTGATTGCGCATAGCGGTTTCATAAACTATGCCATTTTTTGTGTTCTCGGCCTTGGCTTTACTGAAATAAGCCCAGATTATTGGAGCCATTGCAGCTGGAATGCCTAACAACACATACAATGCGCTCGTATCCTTAAGTTCAACCATAAGTCGTTCGCAGAAGAATATAATCTGTAAGCATATTATCAAAGATACAAATAAAACAATCTTACTGGTTGACGGCATCTTGAACTTAAAACTGTACTTTTCTCTTTCTTCGCGCAGCTTTATTTCTCGTTCTTTGCTCTGATTCATTCTTTTAATAGCTTTCATCTGAGCGTTATAATCTCTATCAGATATATAATTCATAGATAATCACCGCCAATAAAATTATTTCTTTGCTGTTTCTATATACACTGCCTGACATCCAAGCTCTTTATATACATTGTTAAACCTTTCAAACGGATACGCGACCTCACCGACAAGGGGGTCAATAACATATACACTATCTATTTCTATTCTGGTCACAACAACGCAATGCGGATTTTTGAATAGTCTATATCCATTTGACTCATAATTTGACGGCAGGGGGTCATTTAAATACATAGTTACCCATACAGCAGACGGGAACTTTAAATCAGTCAAGTTTGTACCAGTATATTCAACTGCAACCTTATTGCTATTTTTTAAAAATTTATTTGCAGTTATTACAGAACATGGTGCCATACAAGCCCACCCGTCTGTAGCGCTATACGGATTTCCCCAAAAGCTGTATACAAAATCACTTCCGTCACTTTTAGGCATAGCATCGGCGACATCGAACTTCGTTACATTTACACCGTTCATTCGCAATAGTGTTCCAAGAGCGGTTGCTTCGCACCCAGTAGGAAGTTCAGGCATTTGTAAATCCTGCTTTTCATCAAAAACATACTTTGCTGGCTTATCATATAATATCGGTGTTTCAACATCATGTTCTGCAACGGTGTTTTGTTGCGCACTATTACATGAAACAAACATAATCATAAATGATGCTAAAACAGCAACGATAAAAATAACAATTACTTTATTAATACGTTTATTCACAACATCACCACAAATTCTTATATACCCAAAAGCTCTTTCAGTCTGCTTATCGTAAGCGTAGTCACAGAACCATCTGTATCAACATATAATAGCTTGCCAGCTTCAGAACTATCGCCTGTTAAATCAGTATAATTTCCAGAGGTTGCAACCTTTGTCAAAGTCGGGAAATCAGATATATCGCTGCGGCTCAATCGTTTTGCAACTACTTTATCATTATTATCAAAGGATAATACCTGACCGCTCTTAGACTTATCGCCAGCCAAATCATCGCAACTCAATTGTTTTGCAACTACTTTATCCTTGTCATCAAGAGACAGCACTTGACCGCTCTTAGACTTATCGCCAATCAAGGCGGTATAGCTACCAGACGTAGCAATCTTTGCTAAGTTAACGATAACGCCAGAGTCAATCTTAACACCAGTATCAAGCTCTAGACTTCGAGCCATAATATCGCCGCTGATGTAGAGCCTGCCCTCATCGTTAACATTGAATACAGAATCTTTGTCGCTGGTAATATTGATGACTTCTTTGTTGCTAGGGCTGATAGACACCTTGTTTTTGCCGTGGCTTACCTCTAGTCCATTTTCATTGAATATCAATGTTCCAGCATCATTCTGAAGTTCAATATTCTTACCTAAGAACAGTTTACCGATAATTGTTTCGCCGTTGATGCCATAGGCGCTCACCGTGTCACCAGTGTCGGGATCGGTATAATAGTATTTGCCTATAGCCGTCTTTGTCGTAGCCCAATTATCATCGGTAATAGCAATCGTTGAATTGATAATCTTCATCTGTGTAGGCTCATAATCATTTGACACTTCGTCAAACTTTCTAAACAGCATACCGTGATTGTCCCATGATTGTGTTTGATTATCAGAACCACCGACAATCTTTGTGTGAGTCACATCAAGGCCATTATCAATCCAGTTATTTACAACAGTGGTTCCTTTTTCACCCTGTTTAGCCTGTCTTTGCACATAGCTATAAGATGTAGCCATTGAAGAAGCTTGGTCTATAACGCCCTTAATACTCTTCACGGCGCTTTTAACACGCACCGCATCAGAGAATTCAACCGAGATATTGTCTAAGTCATCATAATCTACGGTATATTCAATCAGCCTAAGCTTGTATAACTTATTATCAATCATAACTCTAATCCAATTGCCGACAGCAAAATCATCAACAATTGGTGCGAATTTATCGATGAGCAAAAGATTCTTTAGGTCTGCGCTGATTGTAGTCTGCAATTCAGAAGACTTATATATTTCATCGTTGGCAACGCTGATAAATTCGTTTGCCTTCTTAAACAACTCGGCATTGTTAAGACCGTCTGAGATATAATTCTCATTAGAGTACTTGTCTTCTCTGCGGAAAGAGCAAAATTCAAGCCACAAATTAACGCCGCCAGCATTATAATCCGTTAGATACTGCTGGAAGTTAAGGATGTCTTGCGTCTTATCTTTTTTCTCGATAATATAGTTCTGTAGACCATACTCTTTCAAATCACCATTATCATCACGCCTGCCAGATATTAGATAAATCTCATCTTGACGAGTCTTCATCTCTGCTTCAATAGCATTCATTCTGTCGATATATGGAGTGTAAAGCTTATCATACAATTCTTTAGACCACGAAGAACCTTCGTTTACACCTTGCTCTACAAGGATATCTATACAACTCTGGCAAGCATCATGGAAAGAAATAAGTCTATTTAGACAATACTTTTGCAATTCTTTTTTAAAATCATCCAACGAGCCGTCAATATCAAATAATTCAGAAATTCCATATTTGTTTTCGCTATCTTCCTTTGCAAGAGTTTTGTCAATCTTTTGCTTGATAAAAGTTTCATAATCGCTATTTATCGTTACGCTTATTTCTTTGCTTGTAAACTTATCTTCTTCATCAGAATAATTGGTCACATCAAAGCAGCCAGTCCATACTCTCGTTGTAGCTGGTTTAGTTCCAGACAAAGTAGAACCATCATGTACTTTGACCCTATACCTAGTAGAATCAACAACTACCTTTGCCATAGACAAAACAACGCTATCGGCAGTAGCGACAGATATATTATCTATCTTTTCAACTGCAACAGGAGAGAGATTTGCAGCCGTAAGTTTTGCCGCTTCCTTCTCGGCATTGGTATCGCTCATCTCAACAGTCGGCATCAACCCACTTGTAAGATACAGTCCTAAATCAATTGTATTGTAATAAGCATTCATCAAAGCAGGATAGCCCTTTACTGGCAACTCAATCTCTTGGATGTCGTTGTTGTATCCGACTTCTTTTTTAATTGCAAGATGCTCGTTTTTTGAACTGAACAGCCTTTCATCAGCAGATGATTTTAGATATATACTTTTAGAGCTATATTTGCTTACAAGAGAATTATATCTATTAACGATATCTTCTTGATTGCTTAAATAAACATAATCACTCTGATATTCTTTATATAGTTTATTGTAAGAATCAATAGCCCTAACAAGCTCATCTGACATATCATATTTGGTATCATCAGAAATATACCAGATATAATCACTACCATTAGGATTACAGTTTCTAATGGTAGCCGTCATTAAATCGTCTCCACCCTCAAGCTTAAAACAATTCTTGATAGAATCAGTATCAGATGACATGTTAATGCTATCTGCAATCTCATCAGACGTTACAAATATAGTCGTATCTTCACCATAGCCCTCGTCAATATCCGAGCTGCCGCACTTAGGGCATACATCCGTATACTCACCTCTGTACCCACACTCGTGACAATTTGATTCAAGGTCATAAGCAGAAACGGATCTATTTAAATTACCATACTTATCTGCGTTAACATCAAACACAAACAAACATTTAATTTCTTCTGCAACATCTTGAAAAGCATCGTAAATAGATTTGTCATCAAAAGAAAACGTTCTTTGAATCTTTGCAATTGTAGAATCAACATGCCCGATTGTATAGTGCGGAGCTTTTTCCATCAGCCTATGAAGGAGAGAAGAGCTTGGCAAATCAGGATTATAGAAAATAGTCGGATGGTCTTTATCATAATCTTCTCTTGCGATATCGTCTTCAGTATTAATTTCAATATCATATAACATGATTTGAGACAACTCGGCGCGTCCAAGATTAGTACCAGTCACAGTTTTGACTGTTTGAGTATCTTCATCTGTCTCAACTGTAATCTCAAACCATTGATTCCACTCTAAACAATATATAAGCCTAAAATTGATAATCTCATCCCACAGATTATTCTTATTTTCATCTACTGTTTTATATACTTTGAACGATATCTCAGCAGCGTCATTCATCGAATCAATTGATTCTATTTCAACAGCGTCTATTCGACCAAGTTTATCGCCATTCTTTTTTGCCAATATAATCGTTGGTGATTGTGGATTATGTGCAGCATCAAAGTCAATCTTTATAGCCATATAAACCACCCCAATTATATAGTGACCTTAACTATAGGTGAATAAGTTATCCTAACGATACATGGTAGAGACAGCGTTATTTTATTCTTTTTGTCTCTAAATGTATTCTCTAATCTAAAGAAAGACCAGTTGAAATCGTTCTGTATCTTATGAGAATCCAAAGAAGAGCTAATCATTGGATATGACATTTTGATAACTTCTCCTGTTTTACAATTGGCAATTCTCATCACTCTATTATTAAAAGAGTTCTTCATTGTAAAATCACCGTCTTTTTCTATGGTGATTTCCATATCGGGATAAATGCAACCTTCTTCATCAGACTCATTATAGATAACATTTATACCATTATCTGAACTATTCTTAATTGTAGTGACAATAGGTTCTCTTATGGCGAATGGTCTATTGGTAAACATCTCAAGCTCAAACCCGTAAATCATACCGTTAACTTCAATTCTGCTTACATTGAATGAAGCTTCAAAATAGACACCTGAATACTCATCGTCAAGTAATCTAAATTTATGGAAGCCCTTTCTGTTCAACCAAGACATGATATTACGCATCTCATCGAATGAAACTGTATCGGTTTGATTGGAATCGCATCTATTTTTACATATCTGAAAAGTCGTATTAAGACAATCTTCATATGTAGAACTCGTTAGCTCGTGCTTCATTCCGTTCAAGGTCGGCACAGTATTAAAAGCTATCTGTGAACCATTATCTATTGTATCGACATCGCTTGAATCAAACTTGCAAATAATAAATCCAAGATCGCTCAGCTTGACATCATCGTATTCAAAGTCATGTGCTTTCACCGACACACCTCCAATCGCTCGAAGTTATATTTATTTTAAAAGAAAACGAATGATATTCCATCTGCCCTTAAAGACCTCTTCATTCATAATCTTCTTCATTTCAGTTAATTCTCCGACAAGTTTATTGTATACCTCACCTTTGCTCTTAAGGTCTTCAACGATTTGTTCCATTTCAACACGAAGAGAATCTACTGAACTAATTAGCTCATCCTTCTCATCGCAATCTATTTCAAGCTCGGAGATTCTTTTCTTGAGAGATTCAATTTTATTTGTCTGTCTCTCAATGATTCTACTTTTAATATTCGATTTTCTATTTCTTTTTCCAGTATTCATACTTCTACCTCGTTTCAAACAAAAGAGAAGGGGAGTGGATATAAACCACTCCCCACTCAACAAGTAGGCTATATTCTTCGGCTAAGCCAACCCGTAGCCTTCGGGGTTAACGAATCGCCTTGCCCTTTGCTAAGCTGCTCTTACCTGCAATGGGGTCAATAGTCATAGACATGATAAGACGCTCAAAATTCTTATCATGCTGCATAGACTTAAGCAGTTCGTCATAATTCTTGACATTAGGCAGATTAAATACAACCTTGTCAAGATTCTGAGTGTATGTTGTCTTATTCCCAACATTAGCACCAGTATCAATCTTATCAAGGTCAAGATTGTCCTTGATAAAGTCAGATGGATTGTTTGCCATATTCCAGATATTAGAGCTTGCAGCAGATGTAAGCACGCTATCATTCTTGGCAAGAGGAGTCAAGATAGCTCCGTCAGATGGGCGCATAATCATCTCGGAACCATTTTCCTGAGTCCAAGCCATCTCATTGTTTCTGATATTCTTAGCGCCAAGTGCGTATGCGCTAACATCAGATTTCTTAAACCAACCAGTATATCCACTTGAAAGCTTGTGCCAACGAGTTAAGATATAACCATTGCGTTCCTGTAGAACAGTGTAGATTGGGTCGCTGCCAAACGTCTGTCTGCCGCCACCATTACCATAAGAGTCTGCGTAAATTCTAGCACCACCAGCGTTAATCGTACCACCAACAGTGACTTGTTTTTTCTGCTGTTGCTGTTGTTGCTGCTGAGTAGGAGTAGAAGAGGGCTTTGGCGTTGGCTTCTCAGTTGCAGCAGAAGAAACACCAGCAGCCTTTATCTTTGTGCCAGCAATCTTATTAAGCTGAGTAATCATATTCTGGATATTGGTATTGATATATCCAAGAGCAGTGTTGGTAGTAGTCAGAGCTGTGTCAAACTTAGTACCATACATTGTAATTACGCTTGAGATACTGCCATTACCAGACAGCCAAATTGTATTCATAGACTCAGACAAAGTATAGCCGACCTTATCAGCCTGAGATTCTATCGTAGCTCCGATAGTAGAAGCATTGTTATTAATCTCAGAAATCATATCAGCCATGAGAGCATCAATATCATCAAGACGCTGATTTAAAATGGTTTCGTAATCATTGTATAAATCATCAAGCATTTTCTGCTGATCTGAAATGTACTGTTCGTATTCCGTCTCTTCTAAGTCAGATTTAGCTTCCTCAAGGTCTACCTTAATTTGCTGAACCTTGGCCTTAGTCTCCTCAGATACATCACCCTGATATGCAGCCATCTGCTTCTCAAGGTCTGCGATATCCTTTGTGCTTTCCTTTATCTTTTTCTGATAGTCATATAAATCCTTGGCTGCGTCAAGAGCATCATTGCGCTTATCAATAAGCTTCTGTAATGAATCAAGCTCCTTATCAATACCGTCAGAAACCATGTCCTTAATAGAGTTCTTCATGTCCTCTGCATTAAGAATGGCTTCCTGCTGAGCTTCGATATACTCTTGCAACTGATTTGCAATATCCTGATTATATGGGTCTTTAGCAAGGTCTGCCTGAAGCTCTTTAATCTTCTTAGCATACTTATTTGCCTGAGCCATATACACGTTATACTCAACACCGTACTGACCCATAGTAGCCATACCCTCATCGGTAAGCTGACCGTTATCCTCATAAAGCTTCTTGTTACTCATAAGATTAATCAAGAATTCAGATTCATCAGCAACCTTAGAAATCTTATCCTGAATCAAATCAAAGATTTGCCAATCTAGCTCACGAAGGTTCTTTTCATACTCAAGAAGAGAGGTATTGCATTCTTCAATGGACTTAGTGACCTCATCCACCGAATTGACCATCGAATACCAACTCTCACTATATTTTTCAATAGTGCCACTATTAACGGCGTTATTAAGCTCAGAAATCATTTCGTCACGTTGCTTCTTAAGCTCTTCCTGCTGTTTCTTAGCGTTGGCAGACATTGCATCGTAATATTTACCAGATGTAATATATCCAGCAGTCTCAGTCTGAGATACAAACTCATCGAGCATATCTTTCTCATGCTGGATTACACCAAGATACCCATCGTATTTGGTAGAGACGTTTTCAAATCTCTGCTCATAGAGCTTCGACTCAGACTCGCGCAAATCATCAATAGCATCTAAACAATCTAGCGCTTTCTCATACCACTGCTTATACTCAGATATCTTATTATTAAGGTCTTCGTCTGTAATTTTCTCAATGTCTATCGTGCCGTCTCGCACCTTTGCGGCATAGCCAGCGTCAAGACCAACAGAGTTCGCTTGCTGAATATAACGATTATAAGCCTGATTCTGTAGGTCGATTTCTCTTCTGGTTTGACTAATTTGGTCATTGAGGGCAGTACCGCGCTTAGTCCAGTTCTTGTATGTACTGGTAGCGGTCTTATCGAGTCTTGAAATTGCTCTTTCAACACGGTCTAAAGCAGTCTCAATCCAGTCAAGAGTCTCTTCAAACTTCTCTGCTTCTTCATTCGCACTGGAATTTGAGTTAGAGTTAGAGGAAGAGGAGGAAGAGGATTTTGAACTAGAAGAGGAAGATGAGCTTGTCTTTACAGAGGAACCCTTATTGGCACGTCCAATGCCGCCAGAACCACGACCGAATGCGGTGCCAGAAGCCAAAGCCCTGCCGCGACCGCCACCGCTTGTAACATATCCGTTCCTAAGAAGCTCTTCGCTTTGTTTGTGATTAAAGACTATGTCGCCTTTCTTATAACCAACAAATTCAGCACCATTATCTCCAACAGTAAACCAACGACCGTTTCTAACAACAATCTCCTGCCCAAGCTCACCCATGAGAGCTGCGCCATCTTCTTTGGCTCCCCAATTGCCATTCTTAAACGCTTTGCCAGTTGTACCATTAGCAAAAGCAGTTCCGTTTACATGTGCGGTTCCGTTTACTTTACTGCCACCAGAAAGAAAACTTGCCGCACTACCAATTAGGTTAGCAACAACATTAACAGTCTTGCCCTTTAGACTATCAATAACACCTTGCAAAGACGTGACGTTCCCTGCGCCAATTGCATTTGCAACAGCTTCAACGGTCTTTCCATTAAGTCCATTAACGGCACTCCGCAAGCTATCAACATCGCTAATTCCTAATGCTTGCGCTACAGCCTGAACCTGTTTACCATCAAGCCCAGCAACAGCAGACTTCAAGCTTTCGACATCACTAAAACCTAGTGCGGTTGCAACAGCCTGAACCTGCTTATCGCTCATTCCGTCAAGAGCAGACTTTAAGCCATCAACATCGCCCTTGCCCATAGCAGTTGCAATGGCCTGAACTTGTTTATCGCTTAGATTAGCAATAGCGGACTTCAGATTCTCAACATCAATATTACCAAGTGTTTGTGCGATTACTTTAACCTGCTTATCACTTAGCCCATTAATATCACTGCTTATCTGATTAATACCTTCTTCGCCAGATACTATGGCATTAATTTTTACTTGTTTGTCTTCATTACTAAGTCCATCTAAAGCATCAGGATTTTTTACAATATAATCAACTACTACTTGTTTGTCTTCATCGCTAAGGTCTTTAAGGAAGTCTTGATTATTGGCAACAAAGTCTATAGCAATCGTCTTTTTGTCATCGTCAAGCTTGTCAAAAAAGTCTGCATTTTTAGCAACAAAGTCTACAACTACTTGCTTCTTCTCATAACTAAGATCTTTAAGAAGGTCTTGATTCTTTGCAACAAATTCTATAGCAACTTTCTTTTCATCGTCATTAAGCCCAAGACTGTCAAAAAAGTTAGGGTTCTCAGCAACAAAATCAATTATTACTTTTCTTTGTTTCTCGTCATCAAGCCCATTCAAAACATCTTCATTGTTTGCAATGAAATTTACAACGACTTCTTTTTCTTCATCAGTTTTAACGTCATCAAGAACACCTTCGTTTTTAGCAACAAAGTCTACGACAACCTTTCTCTGTTTCTCATCATCGAGTTTATCGAGAATGTCTTGATTATTAACAACAAAGTCTATGGCGATTTTCTTTTTGTCATCATCTAAATCCTTGAGTAAATCTGGATTCTCTGCAACATACTTTAAAAGTATCTCTTTCTTGCCATCTTTTAAGTCAAGGCCATTAAGAAAATCGGCGTTGTCAGAAACAAAGTCTACAACGACTTTCTTTTTATCGTCATCAAGTCCAAGATTATCAAGAAAATCTGTATTCTCAGGAAGAAATTTAACAATCTTAGTTGCTTCTTTTTTCGTATAATCATCAACCGAGCTTGTATCTAGTTCAAGACCAATCTTTAGTTGGTCATCAGTAATCAAACCAGCCTGATGCTCCATCAATAACTTAATATCATTAAGAGTATCATTTGCTTCAACTTGCAAATCAACCGTAGCATCAATAGTAAGATCGCCTGAATCAAGCTGCTTTTTAATATCTTCCTTTGAAGCATCAACGTCTATACCAAGCTTAACTTTTGTATCATCATCAAGTTTAGCAATCTTATCAACAATATCGCTCATACTCTTATCAACTTCAGAAGTATCTACACCTTGAAGTTTCATTTGATTTAACTTCTTTTGTTGAGTCCGATACTCCTGCATAAGCTGCAATGGCTTTTTCATACTGTCATCAACTTGACTTGCATCAAGTTGCATATAAACAGGGTCGGCAAGTTTATCATAAGCAGCTTGTAATGTACTGGCAATATTTAATGCATCTTGTGCGCCATCCACACTCAAGTCGATAGTGCCATCGTCTCTTCTGAAGGTGTCAAGCATTTCCTTTGCTTTATTTAAGTCGTTAAACACCGTCTCTGCGTCAGTTGAATCAAAGTGGAATGTATAATTGTCAAGTCCAAGCTTTTTTAATTTTTCACTAGACTGTGCAAGCTCATTTATCTTTTTATTTGATTCTACAGCAGCCTTTTGTAAATCTGCAAAATTAGTATATGTGCCATCCATATTGATAACGAAACCAGCATCTTCGGCGGCGCGTTCAATAATCTGGACAAGCTCTTTACTAATTCCCATCGTCTTGGCGATTGCTTCTTCACCGTTAACACCAAAGTCAAAAGATATAATTTCGCCATTTTCACCGCGCTTGATATTGCCTTGTCCAAGTTGGTCTACTGCTTCAAGGAAATTGTAAACACCGTCATTGGTAGATTCACCATCTTTATTCTGCGTAAAGAAATCTTTGACAGAATAGGTTGTGCCATCGATTGTATTACCAAGCGTTTTCCATCTATTAGTATAATCATCTATCGAATTAAGCTGGTCATAGCTGAACATATCAATGAATGCCTTAGAAGCATCGTCAAGCCAGCCACGAGAAAGCTCATCGTCAACTTCTTCAAATCCCTTTAAGACATTTTCATACATGTCTCTATCAGAACCAGCAGATTCAGCATTTTGCCATGCGTTATATTTAGAAGCTAAGCCCTCATATTGAGCTGCTAGTTCTCCTAAATCATTTATTTTCTGACGAATATCTTCTTGTTTAGAAACAAGATTGGCTCGCTCTTCAGCATCGGTGCATGTTGCAATTTGACCAGTAAGATCATTATATTTATCTCTTAAATATTTTAAGTTAGAAGTAGCATCTTTGAGCTTACCTTGCGCATATGCCTGTTCAAGCTTAGTATATTCTTGTGTATTTAAACGAACACCATTAGATGTTTCTTCGAAAAGTTTTGCGGCATCATACCCAGCGCCTTTTAATCCCTGATAGCGGCTCTTTAATGCGTCTATTGAATCTGCCGTTAAACCAGTAGCAGACTTAGATTCTGCAAGTGCGGAATTAAGCTTATCAAGACTATCGGTTTCACCAGCTATATCAATATCAAAATCCATTGCTTCTAAATATTTTGCTTCGTCTGCAATGGCCTTTTTGATGTCATTGACATTCATGTCTTTTAATTTAAGCTTTAAGCTAACAGCAGCTTCTAGTTCTGTTTTAGTCAAGCCATTAACTATTTCATTTGCAACATCTTCACTTTTGCCAGCATCGGTAAGCTTCTTTTTAAAGTCTTTAACCTGTTTAACCGTATCATCGTCTTTAATGCCAAGAGACATTTGCAACTGATATTGCATGTCTTCGTCAAGACCGCTATTTTTAATAACATTTTTAACATCATTAACGCTATTGACATATTCGCCAACAGTACAATCTCCGTTATTAAGCTTAGACTTCATATCAAAGAAAATTTCAAATTTCTTCTGCTGACCATCATCAAGTGAATTAATGGTATTTAACATATCATCAATATAATCTTCAAGATTATCGGCACTACCCTTAATCCTATCATTATTAAAGAATTCATAATCCATATTCGATGTAATACCGTTAATATAATCTTGCATCTTGCTAGATATATTTTTATATTTTCCACTAATAAAAGCATTGCTAAGCGCCGCTTCGGCTACGTCAACCATCCCACTAGAAGCTTCTTTTAATGATGCTTCGGTTCCTGTGATTATCTCGTTTACAACATCTTCATTTTCTTTAATTGTTCTTGATATAAATTCCTGTTTTGTCTCTTTGCCGTTTTCGTCATATTTTTCACCATAAGCACCCAATAAGTCAGTTACACCAACAAGGCTTGCTGCGCTTAAACCATCAACTGCCTTATCTATGTCTTTACTTTTCGTTAAGTCCTTAAATCTCTTATAAATACGATATCTATTATCAGCGCCAGTTACGCTATTTTTTTTCCACTTGTCATCATTAAAAATATCTTTTGATTTATTTTTAAAATCTTCTGTAATATCATCTGCATTATTTAAAATCTTATCATTATTAGCTTTTGCAAGTTTATTATATGCTTCTGTTAATTTATCAACATTACCAGCACAAGTGAGAATTGCATTTCCCTGTGCATCATATCCGCTAATAAGATTAGGAAACGTATCGCCAATCTGATTAACAATATCTAAATACTGTTGATACTCATCTGTATCAAGATTTATGTTTTCATTAGTTGACGTATCAACACCTTTTGATAATTCAGCGTATGAATCCGCAACTTCATTTATAGTAGCTTTTGTATCTTTTAATTCTTTTTTCTGATTATTATATTCAGTAGTTACATCTTTAACCTTATCTGCAAGCTCATCAGCACGATTTATCCAACTCATAAGAGCACTAACGCCAGCAGAAATTAACATGCTAATTCCCATTGAAAGCGCAGCATTTAACGCCAATGTTGCCGCTTGTAATGCAAAAGTTTTAACTGTAGCAAAAGCTAATTGCACTCCATAGCCACCAAGAGATGCTTCGCCACTTTTTAATCCAGAAAGATAGTTTCCCAACTGAGGATTAAATGTAGAAATTGCCGAAGCAAATTTAGATTGAGTCTCCCCACTTTTATCAACGAGATTGTTGTAAGCAGAAATAATATTTTTGGCGTTTGTCATCGAATTCGATGTTTTAGATATAACACCAGTTGCTTCTAGCTGTTTCTTAGAAAATTCACCAAGAGCTTCATTTGATAAATCCCAAGATTTTGCAAAATTTTTAGCTGCTTCTGAAGCGCCAGACATACTCTGCTTTATAACATCATTAACATCTATTGACATTCCGTCTTTTAATTCAGATTGCATCTTAGACATCAAAGTCTTAAACTCTTTTAATTTTGCAATATCATTGTCAAGATTTTTGACAAATCTCATTCCACCATAAGAGCCATCAATTTTAACTGAATTAAAATCAAAAACTTGACCGCCGTTTTGAGACTTAGAATTTATTTTATTAAATACTTCTCCAACTATTTGACCAATACCCGAAAATGCATTTTTAATAGACGAAAAAATTGTTTGTGCTGTTTTTCCAAACGCCTTTAATTCTCCAGTTTGCTCATCTATATGAAAATCAAAGAACTTTTTACCAGATAAAGACATTGCTGCACCAGCAACAGTTGCAACAGTTGGTATAATGCCAATAGTGTCTATAACTTTATTAAGAATATTAATTGCTTCTGTAGCGCCGCTAACAAGCCCCTTTAAAAATCCAGAATCTAAAGCGGTATTTGAAATAGTTTGAAGTGAGGATGTTAATGAGTTTAGCCTACCCTGAAGACTGTTTGCATATTTTTCTTGCTCCGCCATTGCGCTACCAGCAGAATTTTCAGCAGACTCGGTTGCTTGTGCGACACGATCCCAGTTTTGAATCAGAGCAGCAACTTCGTTTGCGCGGTTTTTACCAGCAATTGTCTCAAGAAGGTCTGCTTTATCAGAATCAGTAAGGTCATCATATATATCTGCAATACCCTGCATGATTTCATATGTAGATTTAAAATCACCAGTATTATCAAATATATTTACCTTGCCATGTGTAAGATTAAGAACCTTACCCTGCATCTGAGATAAATTCTCTACATTCTCATCAGTTTCTTCACCGAGGTCTTGCAGCTCGCCTTTCATACCACGAAGACGCATCGACAAAACCTTAAGGGAATTACCAGCCTTTTCTGGATCTTGTGTAACTTCTGTGATGCCAGTAACCATACCAGCAGTTTCTTCTAGGCTGTTGCCAGCAAGACTCAATGCAGATGCAGAACGCTTAACCGCTTCACCAATATCGGCTGCGGTAGTGGCATAGTTATTATCAATTTCATTATAAACATCGGCAATATGCTCTGCTGCGGCAGCGGCATCGCCACCAAACTGCTTCTTCAACTGAGGTTCAAAACCTTTATAAGCAGTTAAAAGGTTTTCCATTGAAGTTTTTGCATCAAGGTCTGCAATGTGCTGATAAACAGATGTAATCTCAGATAATCTAGCGGCTGTATCTGGATCGCTAAAACCAGCTCGACTCCAATCGGCAGTCTGAGAAATCAAATCGGTAAGAGTAGCGCCATATTTTTGAGCAGAAGTGGTCAAAGTGTCATACACGTCAGAATACTGCGAAGACGTAAAATCAGTTACACGATAAAGCTCTGTTAACTTTGTGTCAACGTCAAGAACATTCTGGAATCCTTCTTTAACCGCTTGTACACCAGTCATAATAACAGAAGCAGCGCCAAAATATGAAGACAGTTTTGTGAACTGCATCTTTAACCTATCGCCCATGCTTAGGCCAGTTTTACCGATAATCTCAGCTTGTGTCGTTATCGTTTTGAATTCAGATTGTATTCCACTAAATCTAGTAGCGTCACATGACTTTAATTCTGCTTGAAGACTACGAATTTGTCCGCCAAATGTCTTTGCTGCTGCCGAATTTCTTTTAAGCCATGCATCCATAGACATAGAAAGATTATTTGCCTTAGACCTTAATTGCATGGCGGCAGCGGCTTCTTTTTGCGCACTTGCTTCTGCCTTAGCAGCGGTAGCAGCATCTCTCTCTTTGTTTGCCACAATAGACAATTGATTCTTTACCGTTTCTAATGCGGCATTATACTGATTAACTGCAACAACATTGTCTGCAAAATTTTCAGTATCAAACAGATTTTTCTTCGCGTTTTTATAAGCGTTATATGCTTTTGTCAAATCTTCAGATGGATTATTAATCTTGTTATATTTAGAATCAACATCCACCTTAGACTGCTTTTCAGCTTTATACGTGTCAATTAATTTTTGTCTTTGCGTAGCGGCATTAGCAGCAATTTGAGCAGCAGCAGCTTGTTCTTTAGCAGCCTGTCTAGCAGCTTCAGCAACTTGCTTTTCAGCAGCAGCTTGTTCTTGTGCAGCAGCTTTGGCTTGTGCGGCAGCTTGTTTGGCGGCAGCAGCTTCTTCTGCTTTTGCTTGTTTAACGGCAGCAGCTTCTTCAGCAGCGGCCTGTTTAGCGGCAGCGGCAGCTTCCTTTGCAGAATTGTCTTTATATACCTTGACGCTTCCTTTTGGTGCAATTTCTTCCATTGCTTCATCGGCTTGTCTTGCATATGTTACTACATCTTTAACATCTTGCTTAAGTTCATCAATACCAGTTGCTTTGAAATTTAAAGTATGGTCATCCTTGAAATCAATATCAAGACCTTTAATTGTAATACCAAGGTCATTTAATGATTTCGCCATAGCTTTAATTTCTTCATCATTTAAATCAAATTTAGCAAATTGGCTACTTTGCATTACTTTTTTAAACTGCTCAAAATTAACTTTGCCATTTTCAACAACATTATTAAGATTACTGATTTTATTTTGAGCTGCACTAGTATCTGCATTAACCTTTATATTATTAGCAGCAGATTTCCCAGTCACGCCTTTAACAGCACTAGCAACATCTTTTTTTAAACCAGTGACATCGGCAGTGAACTTTATCTCATTTCCGTTTTTGCCAAACGCCTTGATGCCATTATTTAACTGGTCTACGATATGCTGTACACTTGCGTCATTTAATTCAACATCGCACTTAATTTTATTAGAAGGCTTAATTTTTGCAATTTGAGCATCAAGTCCAGCAGTATCAACCTCAACGCCAACCTTAACTTTAAATTCTTCAGCCATATATATACACCTCACTAAAGGAATGCATTAAAAAACGCACCCTGCAAGGTGCGGTAACATTCAAATTCATTGTTTCCGTGAACTAAAATTAAAACATTACCCTTCAACAGCAGCTTTCAGCTTGTCGAGATTTTTCCATTTACGATCCTTAGCAGTCATATCATTGTATATGGCAACCATACTATGACCAGTGCTTTCAGACCATCCTGTAAGATAAACGATAAAATCATCTTCAAGTTCAAGTCGCTTCAAGAAGGATACGTTGTAGTGGCGGAAGTTGTGCGGGTAGCATGGCTGACCAACAACATCGCTCCACCTAGACATCCAATCGCGCAGTCTATCTGCGCTTGCTGGATCGCCATCTTTTGTTATAAAAATAAAATCATGTTCCTTGCCATGTTCGTCCATGATTCCTTTTCTAATTTCAAGCCATTTATGATAGTGTGGAAGGAAGGTGTCTTTTAAAATATACTTTTTAAGCATCTTGCCGTTTACCCCACGACCCTTAGTTTTAATCTCTCTAGTCGTTTCAAGAAAAAGACCATCAAATACAGTATTGTCTTCATCTATCAAATCGGTAGTAAAACTAGCAAGCTCAGAAACTCTCGCTCCACATGAAATGGCTAAAGCGAGAAGACATGCATCTTGATACATATCATTCTCTTCAAAATAAGCAAAAAGCTTATCGATATCTTCTTTTTGAAGAACAGTTTTCTTCCGAACATTTTCTTTTACTGGCTTCTCAATCTTCGGCAATAAATTGCGGAAGAGTGGATATTCATCATCAAAATAATTCTCAATCCACGAACTAAAGCTAGATAAACAACTGTGCATTTGGCAGAAACGGTTTGAATTCCATTTCAACTCAGTTACACAATAGTCAAAAAAATCCATTAGCTCACGTTTCTTAATATCCACAAAGAAGCAATTCTCATTCTCTAGAATATTCCAGCAAAAGAAGATGTTCAGGTTTGACCTGTAACTCATAACAGAATTAGGAGATCGCTTTGTGGCGAAATTCTTTAGGAATCTGTTCATAAGCTTAACGTTTTTAGGATTAATCTGTTCTATAAGTTCTGGACTTGTAATTACTTTTCTAAAAGTTTTTCTTCCTTTTGACATAACAACGACCTCCTTTTCTTGTCGTGTAAAATAAAAAAGCTGGCATCCTAACTAATTGGGATGCCAGCAGCAATCAAATCTTTTTTTATTTCATCATACATTTTATCCCGAAGTGTTGGCACGCTTTCATTCCAAATAGCAGTACCGTTTGTCCAATTTAATTTGTCAGCAGCGCCAGTCATTGCAGCATTTAAAACATCTATACCACTATGTTCAGCCCATCCTTCTTCATAACCATTTGGAAGCGGTGGGTTCTTAATTGGTACTAGTCCTTGTCTATAATCAAGTTTGCCTTCATCAAAATGCACTTCGCCTTCAACTCCGTTACCAGAACCAGTCACAACTGGATTTGTTAATGAACTACGAAGTCTATCTGTTCTTAAATAATACATTGGCTCTTTTGCGTAAAATGCATCAACTTTTTCTTCAAGAATGTCATGAGCTGTATTGGTAGCTTTATTAACAGCCGTGTAACTTCTACTTAAAATATAAGCCTTCAATTCGGCTGCTGAACTAAATGTCGGCATACAAAATTCACCGATTACTCAGTGGCAGGAGAGAGGGGAGGGGTGGCAACCTCTGCGTCTGCTTCAACATCAATGCCGCCATAAACTGCTGAAAATTTATTATCATCAACAGCATCGGCAACATCATTATTCCAATGTTCCTTGAAAATGTTAGTCTTTGCATATGCATCAAGAAGCTTATCTGCGGTAAGCTCATCAGAAATACCAGACATAGACTGAGCTAAATCCATCATGCTATCCAAATCAATATCATCAACCTTACGCTCAATGGTGTCAAGAAGACTTGCAAGACTAGAGGAGATAGGATTAATATGAATACCAGTGCGATACTCAATATTCAAATCAATAGCGGTATGTAGCTCATCAAGAACACCATCAACAGAGTTTGACTTTACGATATCAACAACAGGTTTAAACTTCTCAACAAACTCTTCCATTGCAGTAATGCCATCATCGGCATCCTGAACATCAGACGTATCAATATCTGTAAAGATAGCAACAATACAGAAATCAAAAGCCAAATCTCGAATCACATAATTATAATTATCACCAACCAGAATATCGCTAACAAAGTTTACAAACTGCGCCTTGCGATATGCGCTTAGAGACGTATAAAAAGCAAAAGGAGTGTCTTCACCATCAAAAGTATACACGCCAGTCTTAGTTTCGTTATTCATATTTCTTCCTCCTGAACATTCAAACTTTTCAGTTAGATTATAATACACGTGCTATTATAGCATATATATTTATTTGTTAAAATTATTTTTCAGCAATAACATCAAGAAGAGAATCAATATCCCATGTATATCGAGTGCGCTTTTTTAAGCCTTGTACTTTAATAGCGCCATTGGTCAAGATATCAAGCTCATTACAACTATGCTTATCGCTGTTCTTTGCCATATTATTAAAATCTTCAATTCTTATAAAGTAGCATCTTTCGCAAGCGTTCTTCTCGTCACGAAAGTTAAAGAGGAACCCAGCTTCAACGCAGTTATATTCAGAAAACTTAGTAAGGCCAGAGATTTGATGTTTGTGAATCATGCGGCTCTTATTATCATCACTATTAACATCTTCGTAACTGATGCTTTTGAACTTCGTGGTTTTAAGCTCCAAACACACAAGGGTACGATGCTTGGTATCCATCAGAAGATAATCACATGGGTTCTTAATACTAAAACGAGCAGTACCACCGCCAAATGATTGAGGGGGGTCATTTAATCTTATCAATAAATGCTGAGAATTAACAGATTTCTTGAAATCATTTTCAAAGACCTTGCCGACATTAGACATATATATCACCAAATACCGAATTACTTCTTATTGTCCATCCACTCTTTAATAAGAGCGTCATGTTCATTTCGCGGAAAGACAAAAACAATCTTTCCTACAGAATCAGCAAATACATCTAGAATAGTCGCGCCATGTGAGATATAGAAACTAGACTGAACTAGGTTTCTAAAATACACAGCTTCTTCATCATAGAAGTCTCTGCCAGTAACGTCACTATGCTGCAACATATTTTTACCACCATTCAAACTTCATATTTCTACACATTTCTTTGTCACGTAAAAAAAAGGGAAATATCAAACACATACAAGTGAACAACATTTCCCTTTCTATTCATATTTTTTAACATCATTCACACAATAACATACCAAGCGAATTACTGCTCAGCAGAAACCTCATCAGCAACATCAGGATCGCTGATAACAGGCTCGACAACTGGCTTAGCAACCGTCTTGGGCTTTCTGATTCTAGTCACCTTTTTAGCAGGAGTAGTAACATCAGCGCCCATAATATCAGTAATAACGGCCTTGATATTATCTCTAAGAATATCAAAATCAGATAGGTCAACCTTCTTAAGCTTGGCCTTAGCTTCTGCCTTCGTATATACCTTAGTAGAATAGCCGTGAATAATCTGATAAATCTTATAGTGCTCAGATGTATCCGTATGCTTCTTCCAAGGAGTCAAGGTAATCATATCTTTGCATGACATGCACAGATGATAGCCTTTACCGCAAATAGCACACGTAGCATTAATCTTTTCAGCCATTGCTTCACCGCCTTTCAACCAGTAGAACAACGTGGGGAGGGGGAGTAAACACCCTTCCCCCGCATTATTAAACATACTAATTATCAGGCGTTACTCATTGACAATGATTGTGAATAGATCGCCATCGTCCTCGCAGTAATCCTTCATCATATTAAGCTCAAAGGCGTGCTTGCCAGTAGAGGTAAGAGCAAGCTCGACAGACTCAGGGTTGAACTTGGCCTTGGGGCATACGATAACGCCAGAGTAGACAACGTTCTCGTTGCAAGCATCGCGGAAGATAGCGTAAATGACAACCTTGGCGGCTTCGGGGAACTTAGAAGCCTTGTTGACGATGCGAACAGCGTTCTCAGTCTTAAACTCATACTCGACATAAATCTTGCCAGTAAGACCAGTGGGAAGTGTGATAGTGCCATCCTCAGCAACAACGAAGTCAGTCTCGCTTGCATCGGCACCAGCCTTATAAGACTTACCAAGCTCACCATTGGCGATAGAGTAAATAAACTTGACATCATCCTTGTTAGCAGGCTTATGAGCAAGCTTTACAGTGGCAGCAGCATCGGGGATGGTAATAGTCTCAAAAGTACGAGTGACAATCTCCTTGCCAGATTCGGCAACCTCCTTCTTGGTGCCATACTGAGCGGCGGCAAGGTCGAGGGAGACGAGGGAGTTCGTAGCAGAGAAGGTAGCCTTCTTTGAGCGATAAAGGGTAGTAATCACAGAACCGAGAGCGTCAGTGACCTCCTCGCCCTCAGAAGTGCAGGTAAGGGTAGGATCCTCAAGCTGGGTAAGGCGGAAAAGCATCTCACCAGTAGAAAGGTCATTGAAGGTCATTGAACGAACACGGTCAAGGATAAGTTCATTCTTATTGAAAGCCATATTGCTTCCTCCAATCAAATTTATATTTTATATGTCACCAGTCCAGTCAAGACGATTTTTATCAACGCCTTTTAGACTGGCAAATCCAGAATATGCTCCTTGTAGAAGGAGTTCTGAATCTTGAATTTTATTAATTCGTTTAATGCTATCGAAAAATGCATTTATCTTCATATCCCAAACCTTATCAGTGCCACACAAACCGCATTTAACGGTAAGCGCAGAGACAAGAGGTTTGAGAGTGCTTTTATATGGTTTTTGTGAAGCAGCTTTAGCTTCTTCTCTAGCGTCATCAATTAAAATCATCTTAGTCGTTTCATTAGCAGGTGTTTCATTGTTACGCTTAAGACCATGTATTTTTCTCACAGCATCAACTATTTGTGAATATATCATTCTATCAATCGTTATATCGCGCTCGGCATTATACAGCACTATCTGGTCATTCTCTGTATTTTTACACGGTATAAAATCAGCTAAATCGATGTCTTTTAATATGAGCTGAAGCGGATTGATGCACATCATCTCAAGTCTATCTTGAGGTATCATTGCAAGTTCCTCTTTGTATTTTTCTTCATTACTCATAAGCTCATCGTATAGCGGTCTTTGACTAGATACAGCTTTAGATATAAATGTTATGAACAAGTCATAGTCTTCAATCTGCGTATAGTCTATCTGCTCCATATCCCATAGCTGCCACTTTAAATCAGCGCCAACAGCAGTGAGAGTATATACGGCGTTAAAATATCTTTTCTCACCGAATTCTTCTATCTGACCAATTGTGGGCTGAGTAACGATTATCTTAGGAGTAATCTGGATATCATTGCCCCTATAAATTTTAAGGTCATCTAATTCAAACATATGTACACCGCCTATTCGTCAGCGCACAAAGACTTATTCAAATCAGTTCCCTTAAATATAAGCTTTCTATACAGATAGTCTCTTTGCAACGAACCTTCAACATTGCTCGTAAGTTTAAGTTCGCCAAGACCTATATCAGAACGACCATTAAGTTTCATGTCAATAAGCCTAGCAAGATAATCGTTTCTATTATCAGGAATACCTTTTACATTATCCACTGCCATATGTCGTTCATGCGAGATAATCCAAATCTCAACTTCTGGTGCGACAAATGTGTATGTACTAGTAATGGCATTTGGAATATGAACCAAAATCATAATGAATGTACCAACTTCATTAATTGTATTTGGATTCTGACCATAACCGAAAATTCGAGTGCCAATTAAATCTTCGCCATTTTCAACAGATGTAATATTTTCATCGCCAATAGCCTGAATAATGTTGATATCCTTGATAAAATCTTTGATAATTCTATTTTTCGCTCTACCAATTATTGAACTATTAGCCATTACAACAACGATCCTATCTGAATAATAATAGAAGACTTATAATTACCAGACTCATCTGATAGCGTAAGTTTAAATTCTTCACCTATCAAAGAGTCATCGTCAACGCCTATCGTAAGAGAATTGCCGTCCTCATTGACAATAAGTGAATCGGCAAAATCACATATGATTTCCCAATTCGTAGAAATATCATCAATCTCTTCGCCCTTTTCATCAACAAACGTTCCAACGAATTTCTGCCTACTACCACCAGACTTAATGGTTGTAGTCTTATATGAGATAACAGACTTTACAGCTTTCTTTTCATCAGCGTTGTTAGTCTTTAAATCGTCTTTTTCAAAATAATCACAGATACCCAAATCTGGCCTATCTGTATCATTATTACGCTCGCATTCAAGCATAGTGATTTTTACAAGACCCTTTTTGCCAAAGAACATGCTGGTATTATCATTCTGCGTAACGATAAATGATGTTGGCGTTTCAGTATCTCTGTCCAAGAAGAATCTCTGCGGAGACTTAATAGCAATTGTATTCTCGTCATACGGCAGCGTAGCCATGTGCTGAGAAGAGCCAATTGTCATTTTAGAGCTTGCCTGTTCACCAGAGTTATACTGAGTAGAGTTGATGTCTACGCATGGATATTCAAGAATATCACCATTCTTGTTTTGCCATTTTAACGTCCAATTACATAAACTGAACTTGCCTTTCCAATGCACGCCATCTACATTGAATGACTCTGTGCATAGCAAATACTCGTCATCAGTTGAATCATATAGCATATCACCGACAACAATTGGGTTATCAATTAATGTCTGGAACTTAACAACAACGCCATTGGCATTAGAAAACGACCTACCATATAATCTAATAGGCAACTCACTTGAGTCTGCATAAGAATGCGTACTCGGTTGCCAAAAGTATATACCAGTTGCAAACGATGGGTCATCAGCGAATGTTTCTTTCAGCAACTCTTGACTGTTCTTAATAACTTCATTCCGTATAGAACTACCACTTAAAGCCATCTTGCGATTGAATCTATCCAAACATCTCACTGCGACACACCACCATTCTAAAGCATCGAATCATCAAAGAATCGATTCTTCTTCTTTTTGTATCCAGTGGACATTAAAGGACTATCACTTTTAAGGCCGAGCCATGCATAACGAGATAGCAACGCTTCATTTTCAGCGAGATATGTTTTATGCATAGCCATTAACTTGTCGAGCATGTTAGCCGGGCTAAAGGCATTAAAATCTGTCGAACTCAGATTGACTTTTAACAGGGTAGACGTTCTAATATAGGTAGAATCAATATATTCCAAGAGCATATAATTGCTAAAAATCTCAATTTCCATATCAGACAAATCGCAATTAAAACGCTCTACAATATCATCCCTATCATTTAAATCTTTTCTGCAAACATGAAATCTCGCAATAGCAGGGACGAGATAATCATGCAGGTTCTCTTTTACTTCTTCAACAGTCATCATAGGGATTTCATAACTGCGAAACTTCGGTAAAAGATTTTCATATATCTTCTCATATGGAGTCGGCATGATTACTCACCAATCCCATTCTTTAAAGGAAAGAAATCAAATCGATGTCAAGTCGCTTCTCAAGCTTTCTGACAACCTTGATGTCTGAAACAGTACCATCAGCAACCATATCCTTAATACGATTTACAATGGCGATCTTTAGACTTGTAGGAGCAGATGAAATACCATCAAGCACCTCATCAATATGGTCGTTGGTATAATTAGACTCATCAACAAGGAAATCATACTTATCATAGGTACGAGAAAGACCTAGCTTCTTGATAACACGTTCATCAAGCGGCTTTAGCCACATGTCGTTGAAATATGTCTTATACTTTCGATGCATATTCTTAACTTCATCGAAAGTCATATCCTCACAATGACCAATCTCTGACCACTCGTAATAATTGCCAGTGCGACTGTCCTCATAAACCACGTTTGGAATAAGGGATTCAACCTCAATCATATCAGAATCAGAAAGAGCGTCCTCAACATCGGCAGACTGTCGCGTATTCTTGCGCCTAGAAGTACGCTTTGTAGCGACAGTTGCAGTTTCATCATTCATATTTTCTTCCACCGAATTAACGGCGGCTACGGTAGAGTCATCCACGGTAGCCGCGTCAACAACGGGTTCGGTATTGGTAGACTTTGCAGTACGAGCCATAACCAAACCACCTTTCTTCAAACAATATTCAAACTATATATAACCTTATCTATTAGGCAAAATTGAAAACGCCAAAATAGGGAGGTAGAAGCATACCCATGCCAATCTGGGTCTGAATCTGTAGACCTTCGGTAAGGTCGTTGGTCTGCTGAGAACCATACTCGACAGTACGGGTATCGCCGATGAACTCAAGCTTAATTGGCTTAACGTCAGCGCCCATAACGAAAATCTGATTCTTGCTTAGAGCAAACTCAAAAGTACCAGACTTGAGGGTCTGGGGAATAACCATAAGCTTATTGCCCTCCCACTCACCGATGGTGCCAGTAGAAGCCTTAGCTTCCTTCTGAGAATCGGCGAAGGTCTTATCGGGGACAACATTAACAAGCTTGCGGAGAGCAGCCTTGGTGCCAGCAATAGTTAGAGAACCATAACCACCAGCGGCCTGAACCAAATCACAAAGGTCGCCAAGAGCATCCTCGGTGTTGCCGCTCTTAGTGAACTCGGCAGGGACGGAGTTGGCAACATTCTGGAACTGAGCATAAATGCGGTCAGACATATACTTGCTAATAGCCTTATAGACCTTATCAACAAGCTTATCGAGAGAAGCTACGCCAAGAAGGAAACGCTCAAGCTCGTCATAGACGTGAATGTAGTACCACTCTTTAGGTAGCGTGAACTCTTCACCAAGGTCAATGGACTGACGGTTGGTATCCCAGTGATTACCAGCGAAAGAAGCCACTGATAGCATACCGCCCTCAGAATAGAAAGCACCCTTATCGCCAAGAGCGCGATTCTTTACCTCGACAAACTCATCGATAAATGGAGACTCAAGAATGTTCTCACCAATAGTGGTTGTGACAATCTCCTCGATAATCTCGAAAAGGACAGTCTTATTACGGCGATAAGCCTGATAAAGAGTCTTGCCCTTAAGAATATCGTTGTTAATGGTATTACGAAGAGCGTCCTCTAGGTCGCGCTTCTTTACCTCGCCGTCAAGAGAGAAATCATTGCGTGCAAGGTCAAGGGCGAGATTGTAGACCTTCTGCTCATCATTGCTAAAATCATACTTATGCATAGTCTATATCCTCCTTAAATAAATTAGCCCAGAACCTTGACGCGGGCTGTGAACATTTCATTTGCATAACCATAGTTGTGCGCAGCGGTAGCAAGAGTGCCACCAACGATACGCTTACGCTCAACAACGGCTTCCATAACAGGACTGCCCTCTGCGGCAGTCTCGGCAGCTACAAGCTTACCAGTAGTCTCATCAATGGTAAGATGAGCGCCAATCTTCATCTTGTCGCGGGTAGCGGTGGTAACGCCCTCAATAGTGATGGCGAACTCATCGTTCTTAGCCACAACACGGACACGGAAACGGGTGCCAGCAGGAATAACGAACTTATCGCGGCGCATATCAGCGGTACGGCGATAGTCTTCCTTCCATGCAGGCTGGTCAGCGACAACTACAGTCTCTCCAGCCTTGAAGCCCTTCTTGAACTTATAGACGTGGCTACCCTCCTCTTCCTGCTCGCCAAGATAACCAAAGGTGCCATTCTCAATGTCCTCTTCCGCAACTGCATCAAAGATACGCTCTGCAAAGCGGCTGGACTTCATGTTAGTGCTCTCAAAAACACAATACTTAGCCATTTGAGTCCTCCTCAATAGTTAATTAAAATTTATCGATTGATATGAATTGCGCCGTACTTCTCGGACATCCAGCAATTCGAATCATTGTCATCCCCATCATCGAGGACACCAGCAACAGCAGCGCTAGAATCCTGCTTGCTGAAGTTATTCTTACGATTAACCTTTACGTAAAGAACTGCGCATTCCTTCTCAATCTCATCGACAGAAAGCTCGTCCTTCTTTTCCTTAATAGCCGCGAAATCAGCGTTCTCTGCAAGAGCGTCCTCATACTCAGCGAACTTAGCGTTCTTCTGAGCGTCAAGCTCATCAGCCTTACGCTTCTCATCGGCAGCTACAAACTCATCATACTTAGGCTTAATCTCTTCAAGCTCTGCCTTAACAGCGCTGAACTCCGACTCAATCTTAGCCTTTTCATCGGACTCAGCAGCAGCCTGAGCTTCGGCATCAGCGATTTTAGCAGCAGCAGCTTCCTCGAAATCAGCCATATGCTTACCGAAATCAAATGCGCCCTCTGGCTCAACAGCGCCATCCTCATAGTCAGAATAAGTAACCTTCTTGCGGGTCATGCTATCAAAATCAATCTTAGGGCTATCACCATCAACGGTAAACTTGAAGCCGACATAATGATAGTTGTCCTGCTTATCGACAGCAATCACCTCATCACCCTGAATGTCAACAGCAGAGAAACGCGGTACGTCTTCGCCCCAATAGTCCTTCATCGTGGCAAACTCACGAACACTATCGGCTACATCATTAAACTGCTGAAGTACAGTCTGTGCAAAATCAGTATCAGGATTGGGCATATTTCTGACACCTCCTTGTTCATCTTTGTCTTTTACTAACTTTGTAAATTTAGTAAATTTTTCATTCAGCTCACTTTGAATTTCTTTTACGAAATCATCAGATGTAAACTGAACGTCTTTTACTTTAACGTTTGCGTCCACCATAGCTGGTTCAACTGAATCGCCAAGCATACAGCACCCGTCAAATTTAAACTTTTCAAAGTGAAATATACCGTCTTCATCTTCATCGCCCTCGACAGATGAGACGGCAAGCTCCATAGACTGAGCCTTTTCACCATCGCGCTCAACAATATCGGTAGAGTCGCTAAATTTTTCCCACAGCAATGCATCGACCTGTAAGAACTCTCGTTCAACTCCATCAGAACACATCTTCGTAAACCATCTTGGATTACAGGACTCTGGAATCACACCATACGCAGAGCCAACGTACTTATCCTCAATACCGTCTTCGGTTCTTGTAAGCACATACTCATGCCCTTTAAAGTCTGCTTCCTGAGCGAACTTATCATATTTGATAAACCCAAGAACAGGAGTGTTCTTTATTGAGTCGATACAGTCATCGACAACTTCTTTAGAGAAAAAACTTTTATTTAAATTCTCACCAGTATGTAATACGTCTATAGTGATATTTAAAAATCTAGTATCATCATCCGATATCTCCCCGTTAACGGAGAATGTTGAATGCAGTGAGTTAAATTTATTACCCATAAATTATTACCCCCAGAAACAACTATCAGTTAAAATAGACATCTTCTTTTATCAGACTTCCATTTTTCAATATTTGGTTCAATAGACTCATCGTTATCAAAAACATAAACGATAAACCCATCGACACATTCTATCCTTATAAGCTTAGAACCATGTCTCATAAGATATAGCGCTAAGTGTTTACCTTTGCAATTAAATTCTTCTCGCATATCAAACACCTCGCACTATCTGTCGTTCTTCTCGCCATCGCGCGTCTTTTCGCCTTCAACATCAAGCGTCTCGCCGCGCTCTTCTGCGGTTGGTCTGCCGACCTCTTTTTCTGTAACCCCAGCAGGCTCAGTATACGAAGTTGCAAGAGGAATGAAATTATTATGGAAATCAAAGATATCGTTATGCAAAATAAAAGACCCCAACGTTCTAGAAGGAGTCATATCAAGAGATGCAAGCCATTTATCGATACAAGATACGCCAAGCGTTACAGCGTCCTTATATCTCTTGCTCACGTTATCTCTGTTAAAGATAGTTATATCAAGGAGATAAAAATAAAATTTGAAAGCTTTTTTATTATAATTTCTAAGCTTTATATATCTATTAGTCCATCGCTCAAGCTGTCTGTATACTCCGTATACGAAACCAGCATCGTTCTCAACGGACATTGTTACAGCCGTACCAGAAGACGAACCGTTAAACAACTCTTTAGACTCGCCAGATGAATTATAAAGCTCATCAATTGCATCAGAAACATTATTTCTTGTGTTGCTAGAATCCTTAAAGCTTATTGCTTCACCATCTGAACCAAGAGTATGAATCAGTCCAATATCATCGTTCATACTCTCTCTGTTAATTTCAGCAAACACACTAAGCGTTTCAGGGGTAAGGAGTGGCTTATCTACCGTAGTCTCATCAATAGGAACTTTAACCGCAATCGCCTTATAGTTATCGGTTCTAGCAGACTGCAACTTTAACTTCTTATAAGTATCAAGATCTATAATGTCCTTAACCATTCCTATGAGCATTGGATATGGATATGTCCATTGACTATTCAGCTTAATGCAAATCTGCTTATCTGCTGGCGGCTTATACCAAAAAGATGCCTTGCCATCAATATAATCCAGATAAGCTTGCTGTACATAATCTGGATACGCAGCTAACTCACTTTGCTTTATCTTGCCAAGGTCAATTTTAAAATTATATAAACCATCTTGAACCTGATATAGCTGACATATCCTATAATCTATCTTAAGAAAGAAGAAATCTGTCGAACTTTCAACAACAAGTCCGCAATAAATATCTTGATACGGTAGATATCTCATTATTTTTGCAAACTCATGTTTTAAATTCATATCTTCGAGCTTTGCCGCAAGCTTAGAATATTGTTTCTTAATCGTATCTGTCTTTGCGGTATTCTGGACATCATATAAATCAACCCACCAACAGAATAGAGCCATATTGCTATAAAGGCTATTCAGTCTATAATAGTGCGGGGATACACGCATGAGGTAAGACGATGCATCAAGAAGCAAACGCCAATATTTTTTCGGATGTTTGATTGCGGTATCAATATCGCTTAATTTAATATCGCCAATACATCCAGTTTCAAGAATCTCTGTATTTAGAAACAAGTCGTTGCGCATCAATCTGCTAAATGCGCTCCAATCAACTTTTCCATCTTTTTCTGATTTCTTAAATGATTCTTCGTCACGAAGATAATCTTCTTTTGTATATTCAGACGCATATTCAGAATCTAGTTTATCATTAGCCATTAAACCGATTCACCTCCTTAATATGCGCATAAAACCATTAGTACATATTTGGTCTTTTGTTTAACTTTTTCATTTGTTTTGCATAGGATTTAATATCAAAAGAAACCTGCGGCTTTTGAAGAATTTCCCGCTCAAGCTGACACTGAACCCAATAATTATATGCCAATGAACTGTAGCGGTCTTTTCTCATACCAGTCTTTTCTATAATTTTGATATTAGTTCCCTTTATCTCGTGCTCAAGCTTTGTAAGCTCGTATATCAATAATGTCGTTTGTATATACGGCATCTTGTATTGTAATTGCTCAAAAGGCTGCATCTTTGCATAGCCTTTTATTTTGTCTTTTAAGATTTCTTCTGCTTCAAACTCAGAAACAAGAAGATTAATCTTACCCTGTTTAAATCCGCTTCTAAGCAAAATACAAATCTCATTGTTAAAAGAAGCATTTGCTTTGATAGACCAAATAACTTCTGGCGCATTAGCTACTTTACATCTAGCCGCCATATCTTTATCATTGCAACAAGACAGAGCGCCATATAGCTCGCCTGTTTCTGGGTCTACCATATCTCTGATAAGAGCATCAAATACGCCCAGACCGCTGCCATTCGTATCGACCACAAGGTCGGTGCATTTATATAGTCTAAATAATCTACGAATCACAAGCGCCAGTTCATCTGTATTAAGCCCCTCATGGTTCTCAAGATATATGATATTAGACACATAATTATTATTATTTGTAGGAATTGCGCTATTGATTATAATTGCACTGGCATCATTTCTATGTTTATTAGAAGCCATAAGCGCAACATCTACAGACATGATGCGTCTTTCATTTGTAGCCAATTCTGGTATCTTATATGTCTTATTGTTTATAAACGAAGGAGGGTAGACTGCTGTTTGCAAAGTTCTTCTGCATCCGATGTCATCAAATGAGAAGAAAGCGCCTTCAGTATCACCGAAGAATAAACAATCCATCTCCATACTCCACTTGACTTCATCAAAGTCGGTTTCAGACATCTCATCTTCGATTTGTTCACGAGATAACAAACCTTCTTTCACAGAAACCTGATATGGGAGTCCGCAGATAAAATACTTCTTAGTATCATCAAGCATATTTACCGTATAAGCCTTCGCCTTTTCAAAAGACCAGTGGTTTTTATACCACGCCGAACTCATATAGAACTCTTTATTTCGTTCTAGAAGATGTGCGTATTTTGGATTATTTAAATAATTCGGCTGTCTTGGAGCTGTAAGGAATCGTCTCAATACCGTGTTAATAGTATCTAGGTCAACCATTCTAAACTCATCGACTAACAAAATATTAGCACGAGCACCACGACCAGAATCAGAAGCGGTAACAACCCTAATCCATGAGCCATTTGCAAAATCAATCACAGCTTTATTTGCGCCAACGGCAGCATATGTAATTTCTCGTCTAAGATTTTCAGATCCAAAACCATAGTTCTTCATAAAATCATCTGTAATCTTCAACAAAACCTCATTCGCCTGCGGCCTTGTCGCAGATGCAATGCATATTTTTGTCTTGGGAAAAAGGATGCATCTAACAACGCAAAACAAGGCGGTTAACCATGTTTTTCCCTGTCCACGCGCGGCGATGTACATGAAAAAATTGTTATGCATCATCGCATACAGCAATATTTTTTGAAATAATTTTAATTTAATATTTAAATAATCAACAACAAAGCGATGGGGATTAGCCCTGTAAAAACCAGCCCACACTGCAATACCATTCATAATACGTTCTGATTTTTCGTTAGCAATCTCTTTTTCTGATTTTTTTCTATTAGCTTTATTCGCCATATAAACACCGCCTAATCATCATCTACAACGGTGTCACCAAAAATGGCATCAAATAAAGCTTCATTATCATCATCATCATCATACTCTGGCTTTTCAACCGTATATTTTTTCATAAATTTCGTATACAGTTTTGACAAACCATTTTTCAAATTCATCATCTTAGCAAGATGCCCACGAAAAAATACATCGATATAAAGACCTATATTATCAACGTCTTTCAAATCGTCTTCTGGCTCTGGAATCGGTTTTGTATTTTCCCACTTATCAATAAGTGTGCCAAATGTTTGGCTATCAGATGTGGCATCACCAGAATTTTGTTTCGGCTGCAATTTAGCTGTGTCAAGAAGCTTCTGGAATGTAGCCGTCAAATCCTTTGTATCCTGCTTTGCCCTGGTCGCCTTTAACAACTCAAGCTGATTAAAACACAGTTGCTTAAAAACCTCTTCTTGGGCTTTTGTATTGCACTCGTGTCTAGTAGTCCAGTCACAATATTCATTGTAAAGAAAGATATAATCATCATTATCGAAACCATTGCCAAATAATTTTATCGCCTTGTCTATGGTTTCGTTCATATCAGAATCGTCATCTGAATATATAGATATGGGCTTATTATTAAACTTTGCTTCATTATATCTTTCTTCTAACGTTCTATCATAACCACCTCTGTACTGTTTAAGTGGTGAAATCGAGATATAAGAAGATATGAGAGAGCATGTTAAATCGCCATCTTCCATTCTTTTAACAGCGGCATTATATGCATCATCGCAAAAATATACATCTAAAAACATGCATATTCGCTCAACGGCCTTTTTTTCTGGGTTTGCATATCCGTTGGTTTTATATACGTTTAAATAATTATAATAAATTTTATTAATGCATTCTTTGCACCACGGCATCTTTCCATATGAAGCATATAAGTCACTATTTGATTTATAAAAATCTTTTGACTTAAGCTCCTTACCACAACAAGCACAATGCAGTGTCGAAGTGGAGTCATCATTTTTTCTAGCTGTTCTTCCCGCCATACGACACTACACCACCTTTCTTCAAACAAACTATTTAAATTTAATATCGTAAATACAATCAAGCCCATCTTCTGTTATCACGGAAATCAACTGCTCTGGCTTGTTTCTAAGCCTTTTATCTAAGCAATATTCATCTCCGCCACCAGCAAACGTACCAGCCTGAAGAACCTTTGTATCATAAGATGTAACCATTGCATTCGTATGTCTATGACCACAATAAATAATATCTGGCTTTCTACCAGTAAACATAGTTAGCTTCTGAACCATGTTGTTTAGATTATCGCGATCACCATGCACCCCATATATCATCTGTCCGCGAACATTGAATATAGCAATGCTGCATTCAATATCGTTTTCGTGAAATACTACATTTTTAAAATTCTGTAGCTTTGCACTGAGATAGGGGATAGCAAGCAAGTCCATATTTTCTCCACGCAAATTCTCATCTTTATTCTGAGAAAGACGGGAGTGATTGCCCATGCTTACATACACATTTACAGTATTAAATCTATAACTTAACTCTGTTAAGAACTGAGACAGATAATCTGTAACAGTTAAAAACTGCTCAATGATGTTCTGATTATTTTCAATTCTAATAGTATTATGAATGAAGCCAGAGATGAGTTCGCTTAGAATGACATAGATGTTCTCTGAACCGTGACGTAACTGAACTTCAAAAATCTTATCAAGATATTGATTAATTCTATCTCGCAAAATATCGTTATTAAACTTATTGAAATAATTATCTACTTCAATACCAGTATGCACATCAAAGAAAGTGCATACGATATCATTATCCGACTTTAAAGAGCCAGTGAACTTCTTGTCTTCATCATAAAAAAGTGGGTGACAGTCGCTTTCAGAAATGCTTCTTATGATTTGCTCTTTGTAGCTTTCTTTTCGCGCCTGTTCACGAATCATCCTACGAAGTTCATTGCGCTCATCACGAACCTTAACTTGCTGCTTCTCAAGTTCTTGTTTTTGAGATTGCAATTCTTTTAGATATTCATCATTGTCATATTTATTAAACACACCAGCATCATAAAACTTTTTTGCCTGCTGATATGGTTTTCTAAATGCCGAGGAAGTATAAGGCATATCTTCATTGCCGATTTCCTTGTTAATGATATCGGCCAGTTCGTCCCAATTCATATCTATAATTCCAGATTCCTTGGCTTGCCCAAGTCTCCAAATATATTGTTCTAGATTTTCAGATTCGCCTTTATGTAAATCCACGTATGGCACCTCCTCATATTTTTCATCTTGCAGTAACAAAACAAGATGATGGTGAAATATTTGATTTTCACAAATATCTTCCAAACTTTTACTTCATACACTATTGGATGTTCTGCATTGAACTAATTTCACCCAGAACAAAAACAAAGAAGGGTGGCTAAGGCCACCCAGTCTGAGTTATATCAATATTTAATTGTTATCTTGCATAACATACACGGCATAAATTATTCGTTGCTGTGACAACCAAAAAGGAAGTCACAGCAACAACAAAGAAAGGTGTAGAAATATGAATGCAAGAAAAATACGCGAAGAGCAATCTTCGCATTTATATATTCAGCCAACTAGCTGCGTATATAACGATTATTTACTTACGAGAGCTAATCTTATCGCAATATGTTCTTGTGATGTGAGCCTTTGGAACAATCTTGCTCTTCGTCACAATTGTCTCTCCCGTAAGATTATTAACCTTCTCATGAGATGGAACATATACTCCGTTTAATACGATACCCTCAAACAGCCTAACAGAAATATTTCTATCTTCATTTGCTAGAGACAAAGCGTCTGAAACGTTCTCTTCAAGAGATTCATATACACCCTTAACCGTATTCTTATCGATTCTACAATCCTTGGCAACGGCCTTAATTAGCATATCTTTCGTATATGTAACCTTTTTGTCATCATTCTTAGCCATTAATCTTCTCCTTCATACTTAATTGGTGTAGTTGGCAATTTTGAAAAAAGTCTTGAAATATATATGTCCTCCATATAGCGAGATTTCAAAATTTCCAAATGACACTAAATCTATGTATTTTAAAAATCAGTAAATTTAAACATATAACCTTAATAGTATGTTATATGTTTAAATATTCTGGTCGCGTGACTTTTGAGTTTCGCGCTGTTTTTTCTTTCTTAATCTGGCAAGTTCGCGCTTGTGCTCTTGCGTACATTCATGACATCTACATGTTTTTGTATCCTTGATACTGACTTCAAACCATTCTCCACAGTCCACGCATTGCACGTCTCGCGTCTCTCGCTTTACATTACGAGAAAGATTATCATAAACGATATCTCCATAACACAGCCAAAGAGCCATCTTATTTTTGCCATCCTTGATACCGTAAAGAAACTTCACGAGAATATCGACAATCTTAAAATCATCGTATCCAAACGAAGAAAGCTCTTCATATATCTCCTTAGAAATCTTTCTATACTTTAAATCGCGGCGCATCTTAGATTTTGACATATCGTCAGAAGAAAAACCCTTAACCGCATCGTTCAATGCAAACTGATACTTCTTATTCAGTTCACAATACTTAACAATCAACGGATCGGTTTCTTCCTTGATAATCTTACCTCTGTCTGTAAACGATATCCTGCATTCCGTTCTAACATCTCTCATCATAAGTGCATAATCAATCTTATCAAGGCCAAGCTTTCTGCAATTGATTCTCGGATTCGGAATAATGTCATTAAGCTTATTGACGAGACTGTTGTTGATATCAGATACCTGATGCAGCTTTTTATCCTTCGCATATACAAAGAAATGAGGGAGAGGGTCTTTAGTAAAACCAGTTATCAGCTCCTTTTCGTAATCTGGTCTTTCTGGTTTATACAACGTTTTAGCATAGTCGATTACAAAATTATTCTCCATGCAAAGAAGTCTAATTACATCAATTGCACGTCTCTTATCTTCGTCTGTACCAGATATGAACACCTCGCTGTTCCAAATCTTAGAGATGTTATTGCTGTAGATTCCGATATTTCCACCAACAAATGCAGCATGAAGTCCACCGTAGATTGCAGCGTTATCAAGATGTACTGGCTCAGCTTTTCGCATATTGTAGTAAAGCGGCACAATGTCAAACTTCTTAAGATTTCTTTCCGCAACTGCAATAAGAGTCTTATCTGCAACAACTAACGATTTGTCCCCATCAACATCAAATTGAAGAATCTTACTAATCATGTCCTTGCAGCTTGTGTATACGGCATCTGTGCCAAACCACTCTCTAACACTATTCTTTTTATCTCCATACGCATAGCAGGCAACATTTTTTCTAATAGCATGTTCCATGAAAAGATGAGGAGAGCGAAGGCAATCAAGCTTTTCATCTTTTCTAAACAACCAACAGAACACCTCTCCGTCTTCAAGCAGGCCGTCAGGATTATCTTTACCCATAAACCAATGCTCGCAAGCGGCATAGAAGTCTGGAAGTAAAAATGTATACTTGCCATGAACCTTCAGCTTTCCGGCCTTGAACCTTTTGACCATGCTATCTTTGATATCTCTCAACTGAGACTTTGCATATTCATCATTCAACAAAGCTGGGTAAAGGTCGATAGCTTTTTGAAAAGCGGTCTTATTTGTATTATACGGCGTTGCACCGAACACATCCTTGATACTCTCAACGGAACCGCATAAATTCTCAAGCTTATTTGTTGACTGGTAGGCAATATCTGCAAGCTCATCATCGGTAACATCAGTCAATGTCTGAAGCATCTGATAATTGATAGTAGCGTCTTTGATGCGCTCTTCCTCGACATTAGTTACGCCAGCTGTACACCCATATCTCTTGAACATCTCCTTATATTGATCCCAAGATTCATAATATTTGTTCATCTTAAACTGAGATTTGGTAAAGATAATTTGAATATCTTCATCAACGATGTTATGCTCTTTGCCATATATATCCTTGATAACAGGAGAGCATTCATTCACTTCGATGAACTTCTTAAAATCAAAAGCGCCAAGAAGACCCTTTACCCACGGTAGCCTAACCATACGATTTCTACCAAGACAAGGCAACATCATTCCCGCTCCATCAGTATGGGGGATAGGCACATTGCCAGTTATCCTCTTGATTGAGTAGTCCGCATCGTCAATTAAATCATATGTACCAATAACATCAGTCTCAAAATCATCGATAACGATAGTCTTGTCAATGTCGAACTCATTCCATACATCGGTTGCAGAATTTGCAAGCGCCATATAAGCAAGATGCTTATTGGGATTGTTACCGCCATGTGCATTGATGTCGTCAATCGTCAACCCGCACATAATCGTCTTCTCATGCTTTTTCCAAGTTGACTCTTTGACGAATACACATTTCTTTGTGCGAATCTGCCCAGCAGAAGAAGTGAAGTAAATATACTTCTCGCCATTGTATTCGAAACCATTGTAAATCAAGTCTTTAATCATATCGAAATAATAGACCTGAATAACCATGAAGTCTTCGCATAGCTCATCTGGCTTGGCACCGATGGTTCTTGTGAAATATGAATCGAATACAGAAATGATGTTCTTCTCTGATACTTGGTTATCACGAAGCATTCTTGTGTGGTGTCTACCGTCTGACGCAATATTCGATTCAACCTTATTAGACAGAAGGGTAAGTAGTCTTTCCTTAGTTTCGTTGATCTTTGTGTTCTTAAGAGATACCAGATTCTTCAATCGGCGATACTCGCAACCAAGCTCACTCAGCTCTTTGCTATCATCTCCAAACAAAGAAAAATCATATTCGTCCTTAGCAATAGATGCAAGACCATCTTTGTCAACACCGTAAGACTCAAACTTAGACTCAATGTTTCGGACACCGACTATTGTTTTCTTTGTCTTGCCATCATTGCCTTTGATAACAGCGCCATTCAGCAGTTGGTTCCTTTCACTTCTCAGCTTGTGATTAAGCCAGTGAAGGGAGGACTCTCTATTGTCATAAAAGTTCCCAGTGTCTAGGGAGTAGATGTCTATCTGCTTATCGAGCACGTTGCCACCTCCTGATTCTTTATCAATGCAAAAGCCACGTTACATACTAGTTGCAGATCGCATAGATGATGCCGCAAACGATGAGAGTGCAGATGAGATTCATATCAGATACACCTTCTTAAATAGAAAAACCAAACTTCAATACATAGCATATAACATTATCAGTTAAAAGTAAAGAAGATTTTTACATTATTTTCAAGCATTCTATATCATCCCAATCTTCATCAGCAGCTTCTTCTTGTTTGAAATCTCGCGCATATAGTAGCCCTCACCGCAAGCCATCAGATAGCCGTTCTCACGTTTGTACATATTGCACACGAGAGTGTGGTTGGTTCTCCATTTGCCGTCAACCTTGACTCTCGGCAGCGGCTCATAATAGAGAAGCCCAAGTTCATACAGCGCCTTTACCGCCTGCGACATTGCTCTTTCTGAAATACCAATCTCCTCAGCTTCATCACGATAGAACATATTCATGACTTCTGGCTTCTTTGTTCTTCTGCTTTCAACTGGATTCTCCTGACATGCATCTTCGTTGGATAGCCCATTCGACCTATTTCGTATATTCATCTTAAGGTATGCGTATACACGAAGCAGGATATCGTTGTTCACATATTTGCTCTTGGTGTCATATTCCATAATCTTCTCATACTCATCAAGATATACGATGGCGAAGTAATCCGTATCGCATTCGTCCTTCACTTTCCCGTTGTTGAATTCGGCAATACACATCTTGGTATTCTCGATACTGCCATCAAGAGATAGGTAGCCAAGATCGCAAAGGTCATTCACGGCAGATGCAAACTTAGAGTTTATACCGCGACTGTGCCTATCAGAGTTCTTACCGTGCCATTTGACCATCCAGTTGATATTGAACATCACCTTATCGTCCAGACCCCTTCTCACGGCAAAGAACATAAATGTCGTGAGAAGCATATCATTTGAATCGCTGTTGACGATAATCGCTTTGGGGATACGAAAGTAAACACCGTCATTACCATCAAGCTTAGACTTTGAATCGTATTCATATAAGGTATTATCAGACAATTTGACACCTCCAAGCAAGTTCAAAACATTTGAATTATACCACACTTTTCGTGGACAACCGAGATAAATCTTTAAGTTGTCCACGTTTTTTGTGGACAAGTGTGAAAAGTAATCGACTTGTCCACGTTTTTTGTGGACAAGTGTGAAAAGTAATCGACTTGTCCACGTTTTTTGTGGACAAGTGTGAAAAGTAATCGACTTGTCCACGTTTTTTGTGGACAAGTGTGAAAAGTAATCGACTTGTCCACGTTTTTTGTGGACAACTATACCATTATACCCCTACTTGTCCACGTTTTTTGTGGAAATTTATACATTCCTAACAAAATAGATATATACAAAATAGATAAATATGTCTACGACAAAACAATAGCGATACAGACATCTACGATATCATATGGGCGTGAGAATATAATGGGACAAATTTGCATTTCTTATATATAAGACTCACAAATTTGTCCCATTTGCTTTATCTATTCAACAAACATCTTTTTAAAAAATAGTTATACCAGAGATATAAAAAAATTAACATTGCAGATATAGAAAGGACAATATCTGTTACATAGAATCATAGCATCTACGATGCTGACTATATACAGATATACTACCTAATTATAATGTCATATTAATTAAATACGAAGCATAGGCAACGGTATCGCCAATTATATCTTAATGCTAAATAGCTTTATATCAAGTGTATATTTTTTGTTATTTATATTGTCCTCAATAACACATCAAATCAAATATTAATAGCTTCTATATCTATGTAGTCAATATGTAGTTATATTTATATATAGCCCGACAGTTTATCTTTTAAATTGCCACCAATTCAATAGCTTATCTTATAGCATATTTATTTGAATATAGATCGCTTTGTTGTATTGGTGTTTATTTGGATGTTTATATGTCTGCAAATATAGATCGTATATGTATTTCGACCGTCATCCTGTGTATACGCATATTAACGGTCTATCTATCACCATCTGGTCATACCGTATATCTTGCCGTTTATAAATTGTCATATATGTAGTTGCATATTGTTGGTATGTAGATATATTTCTAGAGTGATATAGATGAATTTATAGTGGGTCAGATATTTTTTTCGGTTGTGTTTAGATGAAACACATAGCTAGGATCAACAATAAAAAAAACGAACTAAAAGTTTTAATACACCCCCATACCCTTATCTACCTGCGGTTTTGTTGTTTTGTAGCGCGTTTTATTACCCCTATAATGTGCAATAAAATACGTGGGGGTATCAGTGCAAAAAAAACTAGGTATATTGCACTTGAAAAACGGGGCGGGGTATGCTAATGAAAAACCGACCCCCCTGCTGATAAAATATTATTATGCTATTGATAAAATATTATCAGTCCCACGCGCGATATGATAAACCCCCTATATGTTTGCGGCTCAATATCATATCGACCATACAACCAAACAAAACGTTAGGTTTACCAAACAAAACGTTAGCAACCTATCAACCCGAACAAAACCCCGTATATGTTCGGTTATTCATTAAACCCGTATAAAACGGCCATTTTATGCACGACACCACCTCTGACCTGCAAAAACTTTGGTAAAACGTTTTATCTTCGCGTATAAGCCCCCGTTTTACCCTTTCGGGTATACCTATAGGCGCAACCCCCGAAACCGATTTTTCCCTGCTAAACCCCTATGTTTTGCCTTATCTGCTACTATCGTGACAACATATAGCCGATTATAGGCTATGCAAAACGACTAGTTATCGTACACGTGTATAGTTAGTCAACATATGTTCAATAACTACCTCATACCTATACAACGGGGGGGTTGTTTAATACCACTCCGCGAACGTGATCTGCCAGCGCCAAATGTGTAGATATTATGTTTTTCCGAAATTGACGCTTGACACCAACATGATCTTGGGGTATCAGGCGCGTTAGGACTCCGTAGCTCGATGCACTCAAACCGATATGTGTAGACTTTATGGAGAGCAACTTTCTCGACCTTACCGCCGCCCGTTATGGCAATATTGCAATTGCCCCGCGGGTCAACGCGCCACCAGACGCGGTGACTTAACGGGGGTTACATAGCTACGCGGGTTTTGTGGGGATTCTGTGGATCACCGCCAAACGTGGCAACATGTAGCCAACGCCCACGGCAAGGGGCGCGAACCTTGAGAACTGTATATCGATAAAACTACGGCACAACATAAACGGCACTCATTGCCTACACGTCAACCGTTCAAACTACTACCGTTAGGGGTTAACATGTACGCAAAACACACCGTTTCCATCGCCGACACTACCATCACGAACTACACCGTTTCCGCTGATGAATTGCATATTTTCATCGCCGATACCATTAAGCGGTGCGGCGGTATCCACTACCAGAGCGATATTCTACTCGACTATGAGAACATGCTCCACCGCATGATGGATACCGCTGGTTATATGTGGTCGATTCGAGCCACTGGCACGTGGTTTATGCCCGTCACGGCATACGCCGCCCATCAGCCCGATATGTTCACTACGCCGATTATCCGCTATGTTGTCGTAAAGACTGGCGACACCTATGAGTTTACAGAGTACGTAAAGCTCGACCTTAGCAACCTGTAATATCCATCCCGTAGGCGTGAGCGCCGCTCATGTTGTGCCGTGTCTGATAGGTTTCAATCGTGGGCTATCTCCAACCTTGGAGGTATACCATGCCTAATATCACCGAAGACTTCACCATCGTCCGCGACCTTAGCGGCGCATATCAGCGGTACAACATGAGCGATGATATGCAACTGAGAGACGTTTATGGACGTTGGAGCGACAAAAAAGAACGCGCTTACAACTATTGCCGCGAACTCATGCTCAAATATGACGGTAACGGTTTCCGTATCATCAGCGCCAACACGTTTATGTTTACGGTAGGTTTCGAGTTCCCACACCCCGAGACTGGCGAACCCATGTTCGCATATATCACACCCGATTATAACCGTTGTGCGGTTATCGAGTAGCTATTAACCATTGTCAACCGTGTGGATAGCCTACAATTGAAACCTATCAGATAATAACCAACCAGAAGGGAAAAGACTATGGTAAAGTTCTATGAATCACTGGACAGTCAAGGGCGCGTTTGCATTCGCCTTAATCGCCGCAACGGGCGCATTCTAGCCCGTTGGCGCAACGATATGCCCAACCAGACCCGCTATCAGTTCGTGCGTGAGCGGAAGGCGGTTTTGGAGGGTTACGGCGAACTGTGCTACACTGCCATTCAATGCGCACTGTACGCAAACGGCATGAGTGATTTTTCGCCTGCCGTACACGCGCCCGAACTGGGGATACCGCTATATCAAATAGCGGCAAGGTGTGCCAACCAGAAGGGGAAAACTATGTTCGATAAACAGTTCCATAAGTCAACCATCAACGACCTGTTTGTGAAAACTGATAGCTATACATGCGGGAGGTTCAAGGCGTGGTTTTTTGACTATAAGCCAAACCCCGAGTATAGCGTTCGCGTTGACAACGGTGGGCGCGTTGAAGTAATGGAAAATCCACCCGAGGGAAACGGCCTTGAGCTTGTTTATAGCGCGGATGGACTGGACACGTTGACCGAATATGAGATGCTTATGTTGGCGCTTGGCGCTATACAAACGTATCTTGTATAATACGATTATCGGGCGCGGCAAACGTCCGCGCCCGCGTTTGGAGGAAAATATGTTTGAGGTAAGTTTCTGGAACGACCACGTGTCGCGGATGTACTACGCTGATAGTTTCGACAATCTGGGAGAAGCTATCGCGTATGCGCGTGAGGGCTTGGAATATAAGCACCTTGGCGGATATTTGTACACCGATGCTACGATTCTAGATATGGAAGATTTCACGACAACGGAAGTCACGCGGAATAGCGTATCTGGAACGTTCTAGCACTAGGGGAACCCATAGGTTCCCCCTTTTTTTTGGAAAAAATTATGGAGATTTCGTGGAAAATCTGTGGATTTTTCATGGAGAAAATGTGGAGATTTTGTGTGCGATCCATAATTGTGGAGAAAATGTGGAGAATCTGTGGAACTTTGATGGAGATTTTGTGTGCATCTGATGGAAAACATATGGAGATTTGATGGAAGTTTTGTAGAACTTTGATGGAGGAATTATGGAATCTTTGTGGAAATTTCATGGATAAATACTAGACTGGGATATGGAGAAACTGTGGAAAATCTATGGAACATTTTGTGGAAAAACAGATATGGAGAAACTGTGGAAAACTAACACACTGGAAAATTACAGACTGGAAAATACCAAAGACGCGATACAATGGAGTAGTACGCGAACCAACCGAAGGGATGGAAAAATGTTTCGGAAAATTGCAGACTGGGCAAGCACTGAAAGCGGCAAGGAGGTTTTGACTGGAATTATTTGTGGTGCCGTTGGAATAATTACGGTAAGAATCTTTTGTTTTTTGGTTTGCCTAGCGACTGGATACCCTGCTAACATATGGAACATTTTCGGGTAGAAAAAAATGGAGCGGATATTTTATCCGCTCTTTTTTTTTGCGGAAAAATGTTACTGGAATAATCGCATTACGAATAAACTACGCAAGCATAGCGGAAAATACCACGGAAAAGATAACACTTTGCTGGATAAAATCGGCGCTCGACTACGGAAAAACTAGCGAGCATGGAAAAATTAAGGCGCTCAAATGCGTTTTAAGGCATGGAAAAACGATAGCCCTTAGTCGGACAAGCGCGGAAAAAACTATGCCTTTAAATCGCGTCTGGTGGGCTTATACGGATAAATGTTACTAGCCTAGTCGGAAAAGATAGCGGAACATTTGAGCCTAGCGCGGAAGATTGTAGAGACTCTATGGTTAGAAAAATAGTGACGGAAAATCTATTGACAGCCTATATGGAACTATATTATCATGTTATCTTTTGTGGAAAATACTACGCACGCCCACGGAAAATCAACACGCGCCACGGAAAAATGTTGCCTAATTGATAGCAATATGCCACGGAAAAATGATACTAATACCAACTCATTATAATGTATATAACATTATATATGTATATAATGTATACGGAAAATTGTACGGAAAATGATACCTACTTACTAACATTTAAATGATACCTAATCAGTCGGAAAATATATTCACTAATTAAGGAGCTGGAAAAAATGAGTTTTGACGAGCTGAAAGCGGAGTTCGATAAAGCGGAAGCGGAGATTGACGAGCTGGAAAAACTGGCGAATGAGAAAATCAAAAGGCGTATTGAGGAATATAAATATCGCGCCAAAATCTGCGACAGTTTCGATAAAGAATCTGCGGAGCACTGGCGGAAACAGGCTTGGTACTTGGAAAATCTGCTAAAGTAATAAATGAAAGCGTCTCGATTATGGGACGCTTTTATTTTATGTATTCATTTGTGTTGGTTTTGTGTTCATGGAAAATCTCATGCACACGCCACGGATAAATGATAATATGTAATCAGTCGGAGGGACAAAGGCACCGAACATAGCCCACCTATTATGACTTACACGTTCTCTACAGTTCTGTACATTTTAAAGTTAACTAGATGGAACTTTTAGTTGTGTGTTATTGTGTGGAGAAAATATGCAGGCATGTATTGTCGTGTTGTGTGGTGCGGAAGTATGGCAATATATAACTAACGAAAGGCCACAAGGAAAGGCGGAACAAATGGACGGCTGGAATCTTTTCGAGGAAATGCTTGACAAGATGGGAGCGGAAAAGCTGTTGGAAGATTTGGCGTTTGCATTGTCGGATAAGGAGCTTGAGGATAATATGCGGTTCATCGCACAAATGAACGACATAGAGTTGGACGAGGATGCTTTGCTTGACGAGCTTGAGGAAGAGTTGGACGAGTAGGACGAACCGAGCTGGACGGAACTAATGCAAGACCGTTACCCGAGTGACGAGAACGGTAAAATCTTTGACACCCCGAGCGGCTTTTAAAGCCGCTCTTTTTTTGTCTATGTTCAATTGTGTTGATACTGTGACGGAAAAGATTCTCGACCATATGGCGGCGCGTTTTGGTATCTTATAGATACAGATAGGCACGAGCAGAAAGGGCTTAAAGATGAATACCGTAGATATTCATACCACCACTGACAAAATGCGCGAGTATGCAATTACTAACTATGTTTATGTTGTCGTTGACGAGTGCGCCGATGAATCATTCGTGGCGTTTTGTTCTACGCTTGACAAGGCGCGTGACTTGTGCTGTGAATATAGCGAAACCGTTTACGGCAAATCACCATATGATACCGATAATGTGTGGATTGACTATAAGCCGCTCGATTGTCTTATTGATTTTGACGAGATTTAATTATGTTCAAAATATGTAGACGGATATTCATACGATAACCGATTCAATCTTTGGTAATATGTAGTTACCGAAAGGAACCACGAGGAAAGGACAGAACGTTGGCTACTAAGACTTTTGACTTTGGCAAGATTGACTATTATGGTCGTGGACGTAAGATTAACCCCGTCACCGTTGAGGTCGAGTTGACGGAAAAAGACGGCAAGCCTTGCTTTTCCGCTATGGCTATTGTTTATAATCAGTCAAAGACCGATACCGTTGCAGGCGGTCAATGCCTAGATTCAATCGCAAAGCGCACAAAGAATAAACAGTTTATGAAGATTTATCGTCTTTGGAAATTGTATCATCTGAACGATATGCACGCTGGCACAGTCGAGCAGGAGAAAGCAATTGAAGATTGGATGGCAAAGGGGAACCGCTACGATTATACTAGCGCCTGCGACTACCTTAAAAGCGTTGGGCTTTATGAGGTGGAGCACAACGGCGAGCCTTACAAGTATGGTCATGCGTGGCTTTACTGGGATATTCCCGAGGATGATTTGAAGTCTATCAAGGCGCTTTTTGATTAACCAACCAAAGGGGAGCGGAAGCGTTCCCCTTTTCTTTTGCCTTTAAATGCTACTGATTGACTATCAATATAGGCAACGGAATATAAGCCACTGAGAGCCGATTTAAGCCCTTATATTATCGAGCTGGATAAACTTATACCCGACAAGCATTTAACCGCCCTTATTCTCGATTCTGTGGGCTTATGGCGGTAAAAGCAGCTGGACTACCCTAGCGCATTTAACGGATAGACTAAAGCGCCAAAAGTAAAGCTTGACAACGGATAAAATAATATATGAAGAGAATGTGTAGACGCTTATACCGTGGTACTATTTAATCAACGAAAGGAAAACCAAAAGAAAGGTTGAATGATGGTTTTCAATTTTAACATTGCAGATTTTCTCGCTAAGTTCGATAGTAACTACGATTTTCTCTATGATTCCAACAAGAACAATGTGGAGGTAGCAGGACAGCGAGAAGCGACAGAAGCATTTGATGATTTTGTGAAGCAGCATAGAGATTTTGTGCGCGAGTTCGTGAATTACCGTGGCGATTTTATCTCTAGCGATAGAGAAGCGGCGGCATTTATGTTTACCTTGGATGACTTTTGCTAAAGCTAGACCGCCTATATTTAGGCGGTCTTTTTTTGACCATTGATATGTGTAGACTTTGTGAAGTTAAAGATTCTCGATACTCATAAACTCTATCAGTGCAATAATAATATCAACCAAAGGGGATAAGCCCGATGGGTTGACAATGGCAGAAGGGTAAGAAGATGGACGTTAGGGACGAGCAGAAGGTCATTACCTACGTGGGCGGCAAGGAGGTCTATAGCGGCACTTGGGGCGATGCACCCGAGGACGTGAAGGCTCTAGACGGCGCATGTGATTGGTATATCCTTGATGGTATCGAGCAATTCGATATTATCATGGTTGCCTAGAGATTAAGGCGGTAGCGATATCGCCTTTTTCTTTGTCGATATATATGTGTTGGTTATATGAATTACCACTATATATAGCAAACATATGGTAGATTTATATCAAGTTAAAACCTGCTAGAGATTGGAACGACAATGGCAAAAATGCGGCAGTATACCTATCTTGAAATGACTAAGATTGTCAAGCGCAACGGGTATGAGTACGTTAGATGTACTGGCGACCATTGTATATATAAACATGAAGATGGTAACGGCACTATTGTACTAGCGAAAAAGAAACATATTAACCCATGTATTGCAAGGCGGCTTATCAAAGAGAACAATTTAATCGTTGACTTGTAAACATATTACCCTACAGATGCACCATAAAATGCGTTTGTAGGGTATTGCATTTTTTACGCGATAAAACGCCTTATTTGCCTTTGTATTTTCGATATGGGTACTTACTAGGGTCGAGCGCTTATCGGGGCAAATAGGGGTGAATAAGTCGTTCTAAGCCTTTAAATCGACCCTTTTGAAAGTGGGGTAGTCAACCACAAAATACACGACCAAAGACAAGATAAGAAAAGTATCATTGGCAAGCGGAAAATTATCCGCCATTTTTTATTTTCTTGTTTATACTGATACGGAAAATCTTGCGTAAGCATATTTATCTATTTTGTATTATATCTATTTTGTTAGGAATGTTCATTTTTCCACAAAAAACGTGGACAACTTACCCTACTTTGCTATGGTTGTCCACGAAAAGCGTGGACAAGTGAGATACTTTTGCGAGTTGTCCACGTTTTTTGTGGACAAGTTAAAGATATTCCACACTTTGATTATTGTTTGTGGAATATATAACGAGACGGAATATATATTTATGGAGAAAATATGGATCACTAGATTTAAACGCATCGGATTCGTAAACATATTACCCTACAGATGCACCATAAAATGCGTTTGTAGGGTATTGCATT